TGAGATAATACACAGCTGGAATTTAGTTTTTCATTTAAGTAAATACTTAAGTTGATCTGTCACAATATATTACCACCTATTTTGAGTATAATACACTTAAGATTCTATACAACATACAGCAGACTAACACATGGATGGATATGAGTTCGAATATCAGTGTGCAAAAATACCCTGATTCCCACCTGTGTGTATCTGCCGCATGCAGGATGGTTACAACTACAGATACGTAAACCTTAAACAAAAGAATACCGCTGTGTAATATAACAAAAAAGACCCTGAAGAACTGTATTTCTACAATTCTCCAAGGTCAAATTTTACGTTTGGACACTTTAGGGCTGGTTGGCTATTTTACCTCTTTAGAGGATATTTCGCTTTGCCCCTTAACATTATGTTAATTATGCATTCTTCTCAGCGATAGCTGCCTGTGCTGCGGTGAACAAAATGCGGAAACTTTTGCCCCTCTTTTTCGTTTCCCATCAACTAAACACCCCATAGGACTTTCTTCTGGATTAAACCGCAAATACCAATCGAATCCATCTTTTCTTGCAATTATTTTTTCCACAAAAGCTTCAATTACTGACTCTGGTATGTCTGCATCGCTATCAAAGTTAGTGTATTGATCCAAAGCATATTTTAAAATAGTTATCTTTTCTTTTGAAGTAACTTCGTCAATCTCACTTTCAATTTCACTTGGTTCTAATTCCGCAAGTTCTTTTTTTAACTGAGAGATGCTGTTTTCTGTGCTTTCCTTCTTTAATATGAAGATATCTCTTGCAAGTTCTCCATCAGCACGCATTTCAATTAAGTTGTCAAGTCGTTTCAGGAGTTTCTGTAATTCTTCTTTTTTCTGATTAATTATATCTGTATTGTCGCATACTTCCTCTTCATCGTCAATATGCTTCTCTAACATAGATTCAGCCAGCGATAAAACTTGATCCGTGTCAGAAAGATAATTCTTAAAAATATACTTAGCCATCATCTGCAGTTTCCATCCGGCAATCATTGGAGTTTGGCATATACCATCAATCGGCAATCCCTTATTCAGTCTAGTTCTTACTGTTCCGGTTCTAATGGAACTATAGCACTGATACCCATATTGTTTTCCCTCTGTCGTATTGTGCCACATTTTACGGTTGAATTTATGCCCGCATTCGCATTCAAGCAGTTTCACCCACACATCGCTAGGTGGTTTTTCGCCATACATACGTTGACCGGAAGTGTCTACTGATAAAGTTTTTCTGCGACTATTTATCCTTTTTTGTGCTTGGTCGTATTCTTCTTCTGTGATAATCGGTTTATGATTTCCTCTTACCTGTGTAAATTCCATATCACCAAAATTGCGTATTTTCTTTTGTTCCAAGAAATCTGGTGTAAATTCCTTATGATATGTAATAATGCCACAATAAAAAGAATTGCGTAGTATTTTAGAGATATTACTTACATGCCAATTTGATTTCCCCATAGCAGTTAAACGCCCGGCTTTTTCCAGCTCAAACTGAATTTTTCGCATTCCCCAACCGTCCAAATACCAATCAAAAATCATTCTGACAGTTTTCGCCTGTTCCGGATTTATAACCATATCTTTACCGACACGATCATATCCAAGTATGTTGCCATTTCCATAGAAAACTCCATTTTCCATAGAAGTCTGCTGCCCGGATTTTACACGAACTGATGTTTTGCGGCTCTCATCTTGTGCCAAAGTTGCCATTATAGTTAAGCGTAGTTCTCCATCACCATCAAAAGTTTTAATGTTATCATTCAGGAAAAATACTTCTACACCTTTGCTTTTTAGTTCTCTTGTATATTGAAGCGTATCAACAGTGTTTCGGGCAAAACGTGATACTTCTCTGGTTAGTATAAGGTCAAAATTGCCACTTGACGCGTCTTGGATCATCTGCATAAATTGAGGTCTTTTCTTCGCAGAAGTCCCAGTAATACCTTCATCTACATACATTTTTACAATGTCCCACTCAGGATGTTGTTGTAAAATTGGTTTGTACCAGTCTTTTTGGTTTTCAAGTGCTGATAATTGTGCTTCGTGTTCAGTTGAAACACGCGCATAAATTACAACTTTTCGGCTGGTTGGTTTTTGATTGTAAATATCATACATTTATTTTTATTCCTCATAATAATACGATGTTTGTTAATAGATGTATCAAGTATAGCATTTAAACTCAGATAAATCAACAACATCTTTATAGTCATCTAGGATATTTCTAAATACATGATATTTTATTTTCCCATCAATAAACAATGCTTCTATTAGTTTCAATGCGGCGAATATTTTATTATATTCATTTTTATCAATTTCTTTTTCCATATTTTATGTCCTTTATAAAAAAGGGTAACTATTTCAGTTACCCAAATTTAATATTATTTTGTTGTGCTTCCGAAACCGCCAGTTCTGATACCATCTGCATCATCATCTTCTGTTATACCGTATTCTACAAAAATTCCCTGCATGAACCCTTTACCACTCTCGATTTCTATGGTCTTTCCTTCGTTAGTGTCATTTGTAATTTTCGCCATAATATGTCCTTCGTTATCAGCACCGAAATAATCACTATCAATGATACCTACTGTATTGTTGAGCTGCATACGATATTTAAAGCCCAGCCCACTTCTAGGATAACATTTTAATACCCAATCATTGTCGATACGGCAACGAATACCAGTAGGAATCTTTACAGTCTGTCCAGGGGCAATTTTAATTTTAACTGGTGCAAAGAAATCATATCCTGCCGAACCAATAGTCCCACGTTTCGGCAACTTAATTGAGTCGTAGATTTTGCGAACTCCTGTTTCAAAACCGCTTTCATCTAAAACAACTCCAAAATCTGTAATTATTACATTTTTATTAAAACAATCAAAGAAATCTTTCTTAAACTGTTCGTATGAAACCTTGTGAAATTTTGCTACAACTTTTGCCATTTGTATTTATCCTTTCTTATTCCATAATACTGTTCTATTATCATTTATGCTTTTTTGTACATCTATAATTCGCTGGTTTTTACTTCCACGAAACTGCAATCTCAAATCTTTTTCTTCTATCTTAAATTCTCCATCAACTAAGACATTGCATAATTCTAATATCTTTAAATATGTAGGATTTTGAATTATCGCTTCATATGTATATCCTGTATATATCCAAAGTTGCTTGCCTGGATATAAAGATTTGAATTTTTTGCATAAATAATATGTAAACTCCACGTTATCAAGTGGATCTCCACCAGATAATGTGAACCTCGAAATTGACGGTTTTGATAATATGTCAAATAAGTAATCAAATGTATTTTGTGTAAATGGGAATCCTCCACATTTATTCCATGTTGATTGATTGTGACATCCTTTGCAATGATGGGAGCAGCCTTGCACAAACAAAGTTACTCCTACACCATTACCATTATTTACGTCAAAATTATCAATTCCGGCATATCTGAAGTCGGTTTGTTCACCGTTAATGAGGTTCATTCCTCTTAACTTTTTTCTCCAGATTATTATTAAAGTGTTTCACTCTGAAATCAACTTCCTGCTGTTTGCCCTCGTTGAATGCTTCAGTATAGTCCCCGGTAAGATATCCGGTCACACGTCTTAATCTTCTGATCTTTTTACATCCGCACATAGGACACGCTTCTCCGATTTCATCTGTATACCCACAATTAGTACACATATCATTCGGAACATTTACTGCGAAGTACGGAATATCTTTATCCATTGCATAGTTGACAATTTCTTCAAGTGCATCAATATTGTTTTTAATGCTTGACGCAAGCTCTACATATGTAATACAACCAGCAGAACTATATCCAGTAAGTTGCGATTCAATGTCAATTTTTTCAAATGGACTCATTTCTTCCCATACTGGCACATGCATTGAGTTTGTGAAGAATTTTTTATCAGAGACATTTGGAATTTCTCCGTACTTTTCTTTGAATTTAGTCATAGCAGTAAAACATAAGTTTTCTGCCGGAGTATAATAAACCCCGAAGTTTAAACTATATTCTTTTTTATACTCAGTACATCTGTCTTTGAATAACTGCTCAATTCCTTTTGCTAACATCATACCTTTTTCTGTTGTATGATTACAGCCAACAAGAATCTGTAAAGTCTCAGCAAGACCAAGCTGCCCGATAGCAAGAGTTCCATGTTTCATGGCGGATTCGATGTTTTTACCATCGTAGCCCTCCATAGTATAATTTTCATACATGAATTTTGCAGAATCTGGAGATTGTTTACATATCCATAAATATCTCTCAATCAGCATTTCTTTTGCTTCACCAATCTTTTCATCAAGATAATCCATAAAGCAACTCACAAGTAGTCCTTCGTCAAAATCTTTGTTTCCAGTAAACAGTTTTTTATTTTTTAATTTTTCTTTTGTTTCCATTGCAAGAGTTGGCATAATGATTGTTACCGGGCAAATATTTCCACGTCCATCTTTTGTCTGACCAAATCCGTTAATATCCCAACCATTTGCAGTTCTGCAACCCATCGTTGAGAAATATGTCTTTGGATCATTTGGATCATATCCTTCATTTCCAGACCAATCACAATTTGCATAATTAGGATAAAGCCTCTGAGCTGTTGACCTGAGTGCCAATCTGTACAAATCATAATTAGGATCTCCTGGTTTTCTGTTTACGCCTTTCATTAACTGGAAAATTCCACATGGGAAAATACTTGTTTTATGTAATTTTCCAATTCCTGATATTGATACGTCTAATAACGCTTTAATTACCATTCTTCCTTCTGGTTCTGTACATGTACCATAGTTAATAGAAGTAAATGGCAACTGATTTCCAGACCTTGACTGCAAAGTATTAAGATTGTGATATAAAGCTTCAACCGCTTGCTTTGTTTCGAGGATTGTATCATACATTGCTGATTGATAAAGTAACGGATCAAGCTTTTCTTTATTTGCGAAAAAGAAATCTTCTTCTTTTAATCCAGTTTCTTCATAAAATCTTTCTTTGTTTGTGTCAATCCAATCTTCAAATCGGTTTCGTACAATTCCAATTTCATCTTCATAACTGTCAAATAACATCCCCATAAGGTCTATTTGAGAAAATGCTGCTGTGTTTTTTAAATATGCTACAATGTAATGTTTTCTGAAAGATTTTTTTACATATGGTATTAACGTCCAGTCAATATGCGTTGCAGAAACGCCACCAAACTGCTGTAAAGATTGTAGCTGGAATATTACTGCGATTAATTGTCCCGCAGTATTTACAGACTGAGCAGGACGAACATCTGTCTGTCTTGTGTTAAATCCATTTGCAAGTAATTTGTCGAATGGTATGCTCAAACAGTTATGCATACCTGCTGCGTAACTATCAAGGTCGTGGATATATATTCTATTGCTCAAATGATTTGTCCTTGACATTTCCGACATATATTCATCTAAAGCAATTTGCTTCATCACTTCACTGTTAACTGCGCCCACACGTCCACCGAATGACTTTCCATCAACATTTGCATTCTGTCTATCATCATTCTGCGAATTTAAAGTATTTCTTGCTTTTATTCGAATAGGGCTTTTCATTTCCCTTATCCTTGATCTGTCGTTTCTATAAATGATATATTTTCTAGCAACGTCCATATCAAATTGTGCGATTTTTTCTTCAACAAGATCCTGAATTTCTTCCACTCCAAGATCTCTCTGAATTTCACTAATACTTGTGGAAATACGTTCTGCTATTTCTTTAGCACGTTCTGTTTCCTCACCATCTACTTCATAGAATGCCTTTAATACTGCATTCTGAATTTTTTCGGGTTTAAAAACCTCTGATCTACCATCTCTCTTGTAAACCAATCAATCTTCCTCCAGTTTACTTATTAATTCGTATATTTCTTCCCATCCATGAACACGGAAAGTTTTTGTGCCATCTTCTCGAACATCTCTATTCCAAGGTTTATCGAATATAATGTTATATTTAACTGGTGCATTTTTAGAGTGTTCAAAAACGAAATTATCCAAGCAATCGTCAATAAGCACATCACCATGAATAAGACGTTTATCGCGGCTTGTAATCAACATACTGCTGTCATATCCAGGAAAGATACACTTCAACCATTCATCTTTTGCTTTCACATGGTCTGGATAGGTTGATGTAACAAAATAAAAATCTGACGTTTCCATCAGTTTTTCAATTATTTCCTTTGCTTTTGGTTGAGCGTTTAACGATGCAAGAAATTCATTAGTACAAAATTCTGCAAAGATATTTTTACATTCTGGCTTTAAGAAATCCTGTATATACCAACTTGTAATATCTTCAATTGTTAAATTATCATTGTATTTTTTATTGTACTCAATTAGAATCTTTTGTATTAAGTTGTTCGCCACTTCATCAATGTCGCATAATATTGTCATTTGTTTATTTCTTTTTTCTTCCCTATACTTTTGATATGCATAATTTATATATTTAGCAATAGCTTCTGCGTCAAAAGTATAACTGAAATTTTCAATGATATAATTTGCTTCATCTTCGATACCGTCAAATTGACCAACATCACTTGCATCTCTTCTTTTTGCCTCTTCGATATTGTCACCTCGCTGCAATATCTTTATAAGTCGTTCTTTCCTTGGAACTTTGATGTATACGCAAAATACATCTATGCCAGGCTTATTTTTAAGTTGCCGCATTCCATGAGGCGTTAATACTGCTACCTTATCATTTGTGCAATCTTCTACGGCAGTTCCATAAAACCAACCATTATACTCACCTATTTCTGCAAAAAATCCCATTTTACGTTTTTCTGCAAAATCTTCCATTGATATAAAGTGATAATCTACTCCATCCTCTTCTCCATCTCTAGGAAGTCTTGTTGTATATGAAACTATTTTTTTATAGCCATACAATGCACATAAACATTTCTCAGTAGTAGATTTTCCGCTTGCGCTTTCACCTACAATTACTAACATTTAGTTTCTCCTTTTATATGTAACAAACTGATATATTGGATAATCGTATAATGAATAAGTTTCATCGTCCATTTCCATTACTTCAGTTATTTTCCATTCATTTCTGAGCTTATCCAGATTAGTGAAAAATGTATCAGCAGTATATCTACTATATATTTTTGTTGCGTATACAGTATCGCAATACGGCAGCAGTAATTTATATATTTCACCGCCACCAATAATAAATACCTTTTCTTCTTTGGTTGTAGATTTAATAATCTGAATAGCTTCTTCTAAAGTTATAACATGAGAATTTTCACCAACCGAAAAAGAATTTCTACTTATTATATAGTTTGTTCTATTTGGAAGTGGCTTTATTGGTAAGCTATCCCATGTTTTTCTTCCCATTATAACTATCGAATCTTTTGTTTTTTCTCGAAAGAATTTCTTATCTTCTGGGATATCGACTAGCAAATCTCTGTTATATCCAATACCCCAGTTAATATCAACCGCTACTATTGCTGCTACCATACTTTCTCCTAAATCCCTAATTCAAGTGATATTTGTGGAGATACCGGATTGTAGTCAACAATAGTAAAATCATCAATATCCATATTATAGAAATCTTTTTTATCTGGGTTTAAAATTAGTCGTGGCATAATACCCGCATCTTTTACAGATTCCACTCTTGAAAGTAGTTCTTTTGCCTGTTCAACGTGTCGATCATAAATTTGTTCGTTGGCAACAAAATGAGTAAAGATTCCAGGCTCATATCCAGTATGTCTTGCTACCATCATAAGTAAAGCTGCATACTGAACTTCATTAATTCCTCCTGCTCCGCTTGCAGCAAGTAAATCTCCGGATCTCTGATTTAAAAACATATTCAACTTGTTTCCAGTGACACTCCAAATTGTTTCGTATGCACAAGGTTTCAATCCTTTTGGACGGTCTTTAAACTCTTCCTCCTGCCATAAGTTACAAATATGATATCTTCCATATGGATCATTTTTAATATCATCCAGAACACGTTTTCTAAACATATCATATCTATCAACAGTATGACCATATCTGTATGAAATAGTTCCATCCCCAACGTCCCAGTCGTTCCAGTAATGAACTCCCATTTCATTTAAAACAGATAAATCATTTGACTGTTTCTGGAAAATCCACAGAATTTCTTTAATCGCACTTTTCCATGCAATTTTTCTTAATGTGAGAATCGGGAACTCACCTTTGCTCAGATCATACTGTCTTATTTGATGCAGTATAAACTTTGTATGTGCTGGAGTTCCATCTGCATATTTTGGTCGTGGGTTTTCATCAAGATATCCATTACGTAAAATATCTTCAATTTCCTTAACCATATAAATGTCGGCTTTAGTCATTTAATCCTCCACAATAAATCTTTTAATCATATCTTTAATTTCTTCGCATTCATCTGCATTATCTGAATGTATTTTAAGACAAAGTGTTCTTGTTAAATCAATGCTAAAAATACCCATAATTGATTTTGCATCAATAATATATCTTCCAACAATTAAATCCATATCTGAAGGAATTTTGTTTGTAATTTTTACAAATTCTTTTACCTTTTCAACAGAATCAAGTTTTATATTAAATTCGTTCATTATTCATCTTCCCATTCTTTCTCTCTTATCCCGTTTGCTTTTTTAGCACACTCATCCGAACAATATATACCGCCAGAATTATCAGTTGTATAATATTCGCCCTCATAAAGTTCTTCACCACAAATTTCACAAACTGATTTAACTTTATGAATGGCGTTCGGGCATCTCGGATGACACGGTATTTGTCTACATATTTCGCAAATTGCAATCACCTTTTATAGCAAAAACATTTTATTTCTTTTATCTTATGAAAAACTCAAAAATCTTCATTCCGAAGATAATCGCTTGACTTTTCATATTCTTACTTCCTTTGCTTTTCCCATCCCAAAATAAAATGAGAACTCCGAAAGTATCATCAGATGTAGCATATTCCGCCATTTGCCTATTCCTATTATGCCCCGCCAAAGCATTGTATCTTCCATGAGAGTTTTCCATTATTTTGCATGGAACGGCATTCAAGTTTTTCCATTCTGCCGGAAACTCAACAAGTTTTAAGCCATAGTTGTTAGCAAATTTTACTGCTAGACTATCTGCTCCGCTAGCCATTCCACTTATGATTTCTATATTCTCTGGATTGATTTTATAGGATTTTTCCGATCTTCTGACTGTGAGTATATTATATTCCGGATAAGTTTTATTTAGCTCGAACAATTTTCTTATTACTACCTCTTCAAGTGTTTTGTAGTCATTAAAGAATCTTGATCCTGCTATAACAATTCTTACCATATTTCCTCACTTTCTTTGTTCTCATTTATTATATCACATTTTATTTATTTGTCAATATTTATTTCGTTTTTCTTAGTGGCAATATTTTTCAAACACATTATTATAATGTTTGTTTTTTGTAAGTTTGCGAATAATACACATTGCAAGTCCTGTTTCTTTGTTAAATGCATCGCCTGCATGACATTTTGTTACAGTTTTTGTACCGTCTTTCCAGAATACAATAGTTGCCGGATCATTGAATACAACATGGTCAATTTCTTCGTCAAGATTAATACTATTCCCACATGCTTTTGCCGCGTTGGTTGTATTGTTGCCGAAGATTTCATCTAAAATATCTATAATCCCCATTAATACTCCAACTTCTACTTCATTTCCGTTTTCTACTTTCTTTTCACATTTACACATAATTTTGTTCTCCTTTTTATTTAACTTTATTGAAAATCATTTTTTCACTTACAAATCCGGAAGCTCCTTTATGACCTCCGCCGCCGTATCTTTCGGCAATTTTTGAGCAATTAACATCTGGTTTATCGGAATAGATAGAGTATTTATATTTCTCCCCATCAAATACCCAGATAGCCACGATGGGGTAATCTTTGATAAGATTTCCAAAAATGAGACTGTTGCATCTTCTGTTTACAACCAGACATTTTACGCCATCTATGCGAGATTCATATGCATACGCTTTACGGTACTGTTCATATTCTTTCTCGACATATTTGCTAATCGCTTTTCCAGATTCAATCATCTTATCAAGAAGATCATTTGAATCTGAATATTCTGCTCTGAATAATTGATTCCAGATAATATCCAGTGCTTCATAATCAGTTGCTTCGAGTGCGTACTTGAAGAATAATGTATCTTCTAATTTAAACTGCCAGCAATCAAAATCACTGATATATTTGAGAAACATAGGAATATCATCAAACTCACAATCAAACAAATACATATATGTAAGAGCTGCCCCACTAATTCCTTCTTTACGGATTCCCTTAACTTTTTCATATTCTGGATATGTTTTAAGGATTTCCATGCTTGAACTGTGGTGATCGCACCAAATGAGGTTACAATGTTTCTTTTCCAAAATTTCTTTTAGCTTATCTACAGAATTTACAGAAAAGGATAAATCTACAAAATACACTGTTTCACCATCTTCGATCAGTTCTGTTGGAATTGGTGTTGAATAGTCATACATAATGTAATCGGCTTTATTGTAATTACCAGTTTTTCTTGCTACAATAGCTCCAGCAGCTTTTCCATCAATATCATTGTGATGAAAACATTTCATTATTTTTTATCCTCCACTTCATCAAGTACAGATGACATACAGCACTTAGTATGTGCATTGTTAAGCGAATCTACACTAACGCCTCTTGCAAAAGACATAGTTTTTGATGTAGCACTAAATACTTTCTGTGTTCCAATCTTACTTGCTGTATATCTTTTTGATAGCATTTTATCAATTCCAAGATTATCGCTTACTCTATCAACGTCGATATTTGCACCAAGAAATGTGAAAACCCAACTATATTTTTCACGTTGATGTTTAATCATATTTCTTACAGTTTCCCAGTCAAACTCTTTACTGCTATTTTCTGCGCCATCTGTAACGATAGTAAAAATAACTTTCTCAGGACGTTCCTCTTCTGGCATTGATGCTAATTTCTGACCAACATGATTAACTGTTCTTCCAACTGCATCAAGCATAGCAGTCATTCCAGATGGCATATATTCATTAGTAGTCATATTTTCTACTTCTTTAATATTTACGCCATCGTGAATCATGTTATATCTGTGATCGAAAAGAACGGTCGTAACAAGAGCATCGCCCTCTTCTTTTTTCTGGTCGGCAATCATTGCATTGTAACCGCCAATTGTTTCCATTGTAAGCGGCGACATAGAACCACTCATATCAAGTACAAAGACCATCTGTGTTAATCCTTTTTTCATTTTTTGCTTTCTCCTTTAAATTTAAGTGTTGTTTTATTTTTATAAGCAATATTAGCAACTATACTCATACATTGCTTACAAGTACATTTTTTAATATCATCTGTTAATAGAATAGGTGATATACACCAACTACTACACAATGGAACTTTCATACTCATATGTTCCTTGTTATTAAGACTTATCACTTCTTTTTCAAGATGAATCGGAGCGTTTACTGCCATTGCAAGCATCGGTAATTCTGTTAATACTGTTATCCTTGGTTTTTTAACTATAGTTCCAATCATTCCCATGCTTTCTCAAGTGCTGAAAATATCTCATATTCAAAACACGGCATCAACTGCAGCTTGAACAGATTCTTTTTATGCATTGTATCAATTTTCTGTTTAAGTTCTTCGGAATCAATCTCTCCAGTTCTGATATAACGATCAAGTACATCGTATGTAAATCCAAGATTGTCCTCATCTGTTTTACCACAAAGCCCATCTGTCGGTACTTTATCAACCAACTCAGAAGGTAAACCAAGTTCTCTTCCGATAGCTTTTACTTCTGTTACAGTGAGTCTTGATAATGGCGAAAAATCTCCTGCTGCATCACCATATCTTGTAGCATATCCAACCCAATCTTCAGATAAGTTACAAGTGTTTGCAACCCTGCCATTTACAGTCTGAGAAACAGCGTAGAGTACAGCCATTCTAATTCGTGCCGGAAGATTAGTAGAACTCTGTGCGCTCCAGTGTCCTCCAGTATTATCTTTTACCTGATGCTTAATATTTCTGCACACATTGAAAATATCAACAGTAAAGTTTACAATTCCAAGATGATCGCAAAGCATTTTGGAATAATCAATGTCTGGCTGATTTCCCTGTGGCATAAGTACACCAATTACCCTGTCTTTTCCTAATGCTTCGACACATAATGCAGCCACAACAGAAGAATCTTTGCCTCCAGAGATTCCCACAACTGCATTACAGTCCTTTCCGTTTTCATAGAAAAAATCCTGAATCCATTTTACAATTTCATTTTTTACTTTCTTTGCATCAAATGCCATGTTTTACTTCTCCCTTCTTTATTTTCTCGATAAGTCTCTGTAAATGCTCATATACCAGTGGCAGACCACCTCTATCGTCTATATACACATTTGCATAGGTTTTTCTTCCAGTAACTTCGATAGAACTGTCACAGTTTATACCTTTATACTTGATTTCGTAAGTAGCAAGATAATTTTCAATCATTTGGTATTTATCTTCACCATTACCAGTAAAAATAACTACCTCTGAATAATCTTCCCATTCTTTTAACAATGCCATTACATCGGTATATGTTCTTCCGACATTATGAAAGTCATATAGTGTATCATCGAAATCTACACAGAAAATAAGTTTTCCGTATTTCTTAAATTCATCTTCGAGACGCTGATAACAATTCTCAGGATCTAAGTAAAAGTCCATTAGAATTTACCTCCATAAAGAATATCTCTGATTTCTGCAAGGCTCTGTTCCTTGATAAGCTGTCCATCTTTAAATATCGTCCGTAAGAGATTTACTTCTGCGTCTTTACCGGAAACATGAGCCTCTTCCCATGTTCTACCATCTACATAAATAAGTTTGTCATCTGAATTTTTTACAACTACGCAACAACCTTTCTGGGATTTCTTAAATCCACCATCTTTCGGATTCTTGAAAATCGGGAATGGTTTGTCATCAATCTCACAGTATGTTGCTTTAATGCAAGAGCTGAATGTGTCTCTGGTAAATGGTTTTAAAATACCATTCTCTTCGATGCACTGAAATGAGAACGATCCAACACCTAATGCCACGTTGGAGCAAGCAAATCCATTTTCCATGAGGATTTTATAAATCTGCTCACATCTCTGTACTGTTATGGAATCACCATAAATAGCCTTTACATGAGGATCAAGCACTTTATATCCTTTACTGTTGGTCGTCCCTCCAAATTCTTCCCACAGTTTGAATACTGTTTTTGTGACCACTTCTACACAGTCACCAGAATCGCCACGCATAAGCATACAACCATTATGTGCCAGGATTTCATGTTTTAACTGTGGAAGAATATTATCAATTACATTCCAGTAATCATATGAATCCAGAACAGCGGAAAAACTTGTGTTTGGATAAATTTCAGTAAGTAGTCTACGAAGAAGAGTGGTTTCGTCACCGTCAACTGCGAAGTTGCTACACATTACTGAATGTTCTGTGCTAGGGCTTCCAAATGCAACCGGCTCTTTTGTACAATCACACTTATAGTTCTTTTCCAGATAAGGGATTGTCGGGACTGTGGCAGTATTAAGAAATGATAAACACCATCCTGCACCAGCTTTAATTGCTGAGTCTGTACATTCTTCACCTCTGAAATCAAAAGCACCTAATGCTTTCGCTCTGGATGTTTCATCATCACAAGTAAGATCATAATAATAATTTACAATCTGTCGATATGTATATCCAACTGTTGCAGCAATCATAGGATGCCAACTTTCCGCAGAAATCAAGCTTTCAAGGCTCTGTGGCAACCAGGCAAAATCTTTATGTGTATTTGTAATACCGAACATTGGTACGTGCATTGGTACAATAGTCCCTTCCGGAAGTGCAACAATTTCAATTGGAAGATAACCAAGTTTATGCAGCTTTTCAATTTTCTCAATTTTATAGGCATTTTCGCCCAGTGTTGCATCCATAACTCTCTTATATCCGCCAATTACTTCATCAAATGGTTTGTTAAAAAATTCATCATTGAAATAATCAACAAGGTATGTTTTGATGAATCCCTGCAGTCCAAACATTACCACACTGTCCCATCTGTTTACCCGGCTCATTCGTGGAGTAAAATATGAAACAGATTTCGTAATATCTTTCGGTAGCATTTCTGCATGAACCGCCTTATAGAAATCAATTAATAACATAGGATTTGTGTTAATCATTTTAATACCTCAACTTTCTCTTCATCTAAACTGTAGATGGAATCTGTTGTAAAAATCTTTTTGATAAGCCCGTTATCTTTTAAAAGTTCACCATCTTTAATGGTGTTCTCACAATGAGTTACATAGAGGTAGATATCATTCGCACCGTATTCTTTTAATTTCAATGCTGAATAATAGAATGTGCCACCTTTTGAGCAGATATCATCAATAATAAGGACATCTTTTCCAGGAATATAAATTCCATTTGTGATAATGTCTAATCCTAGAATTTCACCCGTTCGCCAGTCGCGTGTTTTTGATCCATAGCAGAATGGGCGTTTAAGTGCATTTCCGTATCTTTTTGCTGCACCATTATCCGGGAAGTACAAAATCATATCTCCGTTCTTGTCGATTTTATCTAAGACTGTTAATACCATTTCGCATGTGGAGATTCCACTTTTTACATTGTCAAGTAAAGCCATAGACACGTCGCTATGCGGATCATTGACATAAACACTATCAAACTTCAAAGAGTTGATAAACTCACAAAAATATTTAAGAGTAAATACTTCATCTGAATTTTTAACTCTATCCATTCTCGCATTTGGGATGTATGGCAAAATAAGCGTCTTTTTCTTTACGTCACCTAAATGCTTTGTGATATATAAGAGCGTTGCCAGTTCTTCATCACCCTCGTATTTCCATTCAATAGTGTATTCTTCCTCTTCTAAGAGTTCCAAAGGAATACGAATACACTGTGTTTTGTCCGGAAAATGTCCTGCTTTAATTTCAGTATCGCATAACTTAATCATTCCAAATCTCCTTATAATTTATTTCTCTCTGCTGTACAATGTTATCTCTTGTAAAAATGATTTCAAAATCTGAAATCTGTTTTGTGCCAACAAGCTGAAACTCATAAATCTTATACCCAAGTTTCTGAAGTTCAAGAACATCAGTAAGGCTGAACCAGTGTTTTAATGTTTCCTTTGATGGGGCTGCTGAAAACCACTGTTTTCCACCTTCTCTGTACAATTCACTATCTTCCATCGGTAAGCTTCTACTTAATCCTTCTGAGAGCTGGTCAAATACAGGATTCCACGTTCCATCAAAGTTTCTCCACAGTCCATGTTTTTCAGCCTGATCTTCTACTCTATATCCGAAAATCATTTTATTCTCCTTCTACTACATTGATCTGGCAACTTTTCATTACTTCCAGGGCAGCTTTATGCTTTTCTGGTGTAACTCCTGCACAGCAGTTTGCGTGTACTGTAATTTCCATATTTGGATATAACATTCGTAGAACCAGAGCATTTGACACTACACAAATATCTGTACAAACTCCCATTAATTCGATTTCTTCTACTTCATCATTTCTAAGTGCTAAACTGAACATTTTGTCCCACGCATTATATCCAAATGTATATTTTCTTAAATAGAATCCTGGGATATTTCTAAGCTCCGGAATAATCTGCCATCCATCTGAGTAGTCAATGCAGTGTGGTACTGGAAGATATTTTCCTTCCAACGTTTCCATGTAATATTCATCATGTGTATCTCTTGTGAAAAATGCAGTATATCCTTCAGCTACAAGTTTTTCTGCACGTTCTTTTACATTGTCCACAATAGCAACTGCTTCTTTTGAACCAAGTGCGCCATGAATGAAATCATTTTGCATATCCACGATAATCAACGCCTTTGCCATTTTATATTCCCTCCTGTTTTTATTTTTCTCTATTCATTATTTCTTTTATTTTGCTTTGTGTGTCATAATTCAGCATTTTAATTGCATGTTTTACATCGTTTAAAGCCTTATGCTGAAATGTATTTTTCTGTTGGTTGTTCATATCTTTTTCTATTCTACTACTCACAATTTCTAAAAGATCTGTACTGCTAAATATATCAATATCAATCATTTTCATATAAATTTACCCTCATATTAATGAGTATATACTTTTCTCTCACATTCCGGACATGCAGAATAAAAATGGTATTTGGAATAATATGAATCAATTTCATATTCATCTGTTTTATATATACATCTGCAATAATCACAACAGAATTTTTTAATCGGCTTATGCTTCATATAACCGCTTGATAATATTTTAATCATATTGCCTCTCAATAAAAACCAGATTTTATTTAGATTTTTATACTATATATAGTGTATTTATAAGTCATTAACACTATATATGGTATACTCTAAGTTTTCATTTTTCCACTGTATCTTATTTTCATAATAATCAATGTCATCTCCTTTTTTATTATATTTTATAGTACATAATTGACTCCATTCTCAGCCTCACCCATTGCCTTTACGTATGGCGATATTCCAACCACAGTAATATCTCAAGTATAATGTTGATAGTCTTTTCAGCTTGTCTATCGGAGAACAGGGGGATTCGTGTTTCCCATCGTAATTTACTAAGGTATTTCATTGTCTGCGCCCAACCGGAAAACCTACGGGCTTTTTGTAGTGTACTTCTACTCACAAACTATTTCTTTAACGTCCAACAGCACTGCTGCCACCTTAGATCCCGACTGCCAATTAAGCCGTGTCATGTTATCTCATACGGACAATCATGTATTAATACATTTATTTCTTTTGCCTTTAATGTGCTGCTTCATCTGCTTTATGAAGTAACATTATCTTCCTGTATAACTCTTCACCCCATAAGTTTCTATATTTCTTTTCCATCTTTTTATTATTATCTTTTTCCCAGAAATACGGAAACATATGCCACTGAATAAGTGCCGAAATTTCAAGCATATCCTTTGTTGAAAAGTTATTCAAATACTTAATCGCATCGTATGCACTTACTAAATGATGCTGATAATAATGCGCCACATCAGTAGGATTACCATTGCTATCTTTGTATTCTTTTGTGAATTTCTTTCCAATATCATGTAGTAATGCTGCCATATGTAAGTTTATGTCTGCTTTATTACCAAACTCAAGAGTATTCAAGTAACAAGCAAGGCAGTGATTTCCAATTGATAATGTATGATGCGGATTATCATGTTTGATACTGAAAAGACCATTTTCTCCATAGAATAAATTAGTTAATTCATACTGTTCATGTACTTTACTTTGTGTATCAATAATAATCTCATCCCATCCCTCATAATACTGTGGAATATAAATGTTTTTATACATTCTTTCGATTGCATACTCCGGTACAAATCTTCCACCATTTTCGGCTCGCTTTTTATTGTTTTCCAAACACATTTCAAACGGTGTATATACGAAATAACAAACTTTACGACAATTAATTTTATTCAGCTCATTCAAGAACGCCATTCGCTTTTTGTAGCTGATATTACAAGCATCGTAAATTACAGTTTGGCTTTTATTGTGAAGCAATTCGTCTTTTACTCTTTGGTGAAGAACTTTAAATACTTCTTCGTTACATTCCTGGCTATCTTCAGAACCAGTGATTTCTTTTCTGATTTCATCCGATGAGATTGTCTGGCAAACATAAATACGACTCAATTCATGAGCTTTCGTAGTTTTTCCAGATCCAGGTAATCCCATCATCATAATAAGTGTTGGCTGCATTATTCAATCTCGCTTTCTTCAAAAATAGCTTTATAGTCTGAAACTCCCATTTCTTTTAACTTTTTATATGCCGGGCATTTTTCACTACCATACTTGATATAATTGTTTTCAATGCCAAGATATTTGTTTTTTACATATCTTTTATATTTCTTTGGGACATTGCTTTCCGCCCAAATCATAAAGGATTTCTTATCACTTTTTGGTGCTTTGTCAAAATACTTCTGTACTTCTGCTTCCATATTTTTCACATAATCCAGAACAATTTTTTCAACAATGAATACCCTTTCTCTGTATGCTGCTGGCACTTTGCTGATTAAATCGTCTATTTTGTTTTCCGCAACGCTTTCAATGATAAGATTGATGGAAGAAATTTTTGATAAAACTCTATGAATTTGAACATAATCATCACCCTTGACTTTAATCATATGTCCGTCAATATTTACTACAAATCCCTCTTGCTCATCAGATTTAATAGTTTTAACATCTTCAAGGATTTCTTCGAATGTTTTATCATAAATCTCAGTCATCGGAACTCCATAACGTGTGGCAAAATCAGATACTTCTTTATACGAAAATTGTCTACCCGTTTTTACATCTCTGATTCCAATTAAATACAAACCTTCTTGATCTTTTGTGTATTTAACAACATGTGCATCTTCCAGTGAAATGTATTCATAAATAAACGTTAAATCATCATTTGATTCAGCCATACATTTATTTCTTTCATCTAGCATTTTAAGACCATCTGCTAACCTCCATGATTTCTCCTGGCATAAAGCTTGGCTTCCAGTCATAAAGATCTTACCATTATACCAACGAACACATTGCATACTACCATCAAGCTTATTTGTAATTTCAATTGTCTTTGCATTTTTAATTTCTTCTGTTACTACTGCAATATCATTTTCCGGACATTCATTTAAGTTTCTGAACTTTCTAAACGGGGCAACTACAATCTCTTCGGCTTTCAGATTGATGACTACGCTTCTACATTCAAGGAAGAATCCATCATCTGCATTCCATAAATCATTTGCTGTAATTTCATATTGACCATCTCCGGCACTACTGAATTTACCATACCGTATTAATACAAATTCGTTATGCTGGTTGACTTCAAGATATTTGATTTTCTCTGCTGCTGCATTATCTCCCAGTTTAATAATCCAATGTTCAAGTGAAGAAATTTCTTTTTCTTCTGCAATATATGTTTTGTATTCAGGTTCACCAAATTTTTCAGTATATCTTCTTTTGATATCCATTACGAATCTGAATACCGGATTCCATTCATACATTAAGTTCCTTTCTTGGTTTATTATACCACTTTTATTATAAATGTCAATATTTATTTCTTTTATCTTAGTTATTTTTATAATGCTTTACTATAAAATCTAGTGTACGTGGCGTATAATCCATATACGGTAACATACAACCAACATTAAAAGCATTTTTCATCTCTGGCTGTTCAAGGATATTATGAGTCGCATTCCCATCTTCATTTATATTTGAATGAACATGTCCATATAAATGATAACTTCCTCTATGCGATTGATCCCATACTGCAATTGGATAGTGGCATAAAACAACAATCCTTCCTTTATCATCTACTCTTTTTAAATCATAAATGCCCTGAAACAGTTTTTTGCAGTACCCATTCTTAACCCAGCTATCATGATTTCCAACAATAAGAAATCTGTTTTTACAATTGATGCTTTTTATAAGTTCTGCAGTCTTATCAGGTTTATACCATGATACGTCGCCTAAAAGATATAATTCGTCTTGTGGCGTTACCACCTGATTTATATTCTGGATTATTTTCTTATCCATTTCATCTAGTGTCTTAAATGGTCTATGATCGAAACGACTCATAGCATTGTAATGACCGAGATGCAAGTCTGATATGTAGTATTTACTCATATAATTCCTTTCTCTCTTAATTCGTTAACAGATCTTGTTAAGAAGTACGAAATGTACTCTTCGCCATCTGGATCTCTTTTAATCCCACCAGGCATTACTTCGGTAAGTATCTTCATTGGATATAAGTCTAAGTCTCCCATTGGATTTTGACGCAACATTTTTCCGACAATTTCTAAAGCATGATACATTACTTTTTCGCGTGGTGAGAAAGAGTCCTTTATACTTTGTGAAATCTTCATCTGGCAATCGCCGTTTCATGTTTCACTACTCTATGCGGTATTTTAAGTATTTTTAGCATATCTGTAACTCCAGAGCCAAATCCGCTTGCATCTAAATAAATATCGTATTTTTTACCAAGTTCAACTACAATCTGTATCGCTACACCAAAACTATCTGTACAATATACTTTCCTAATCCCATTACAAAGAGTGACAACTTGATAACCTCTAACGTTACGTTCAATTTCTACATACATAATATATAAAACTTCCATTCCCTTACCTACTCTTCATAAATGATATCAAGCCCATATGCTTTTGCAACTTCATTTTCAAGAATACATCCTCTTGCTCTATCCCATCCTTTACAAAAATAAACCGCATGGCAAAGAGACATATTCTCGATAGATTTTGCAAGAAAACACACTGGAATTTGTACAACACCACGTTCTTCCATTTTTTCTTTGCTATACCATTCATCCGTAAACGGTGTATTTACCACTTCATATCCAGCAGCTTCAAGTGCTTTAATCGCACGATTTCTTGTTTCAATAATTTCTTCGTCTGTCTTTCCTCTCATTGGCTGTGACAACATTGCTTTTTTCTTATCCAATTTAATAGCCCTCCTTCAAAAATCCTAATCTTTTGGCACAATCAGGGCAATAATTATATCTTCCGAAAATGGTTTTCCCGCATTTTCTACACTCATGTCCTTTTGAAATTGATGTGCCATATGGTGATCCAAGTGCGATATAGCAACGCTTACAAAACGTATAATTATCAGCACAATATCCGCCACATCTTTGACAATATCCCATATGCAATACTCCCTTTATTTTAATATCTTAATTTATAATATGATTTGTATATCATTTGAGCGTACACTTCGGGTGTAATACGTTCCTGTGTCACATCACATCTCAACGCCAACCTACTTTGTATAATTACATCTTGTGTACGCGAATACCCATCTTCAATTCCTATGATAATTCGATCTTTCCAATCTCCAGGAAATCTATGTATCATTCTTTCAAGGTGTCTGCCAAGTTCGTACAAGCAAATAGGTTGAACACTATTCTCGCTATTTGTAAAATACATTGTAAAGATATCCATACTATTGAGATACTTAAATTCCCACTCAATCTGCTTTTGACTTGCATTTTTATCTGATGCATCGAAATGTTTTCTTCTTGGATTGAATATCATTAAATCATCCAAAGAAAAAGCATTCAATTCATCAATTACTTTACTCTGCCAATCGTCGCAATTAGTAATGCCTCCCGCTAGAAACAATTTGATATTCTTCAAATTGTAAAATTCATTTGCAGTCGGTTCGTTTAATGCTTCAAATACTTTCATATTTCTCCTTTACATCCATTCAATAGGATTTAGTATTTTAATATACTATCCACTGTATTTTTAATCAAAATTTAATATGTCATTCAAAGCGTCTACTGCCGCTTCAAGTTCTCCGTATTCTTCGTAATCCCACGCATCGTCATCTTTTAGAAACCATTCATGTCGTATTTCTTCTAGGATGTCTCTTGCATTTTTCAACGTTTTTCTTTCCTCTTCTGATATATCAAATGTCGCATTCTTATTAATACAAATACCCGCCATTTTCTTCCCTCTTGTAATTATCATTCCCTATCTATAAAAGATGAAATATGAACAGTAATATAATTGCCGTTTTCACGGATTCTATCTAAAGTCTTAACTGTGTCCTCAACAATAGCAACTTCCTGATCTGATACATTTTCAATTTCTTTGATATGCTCAAGAACAGGGATTTTGTCCTCTTGTTCTCTTACAAAAAAGATGTTTTCCGGAAGAATACCATATTTCTCCTGTACAAACTCTCTTTTTCCAGATTCTTCTGCAGCAGTGCATTTAGAACATACATATACCTTTTTAATATCTTTGTGTGAAATAAATCTTCTCATTTTAGGACTATATGAGATTGCACTATATGGATTAATGCCATTACTAACCATTTCGTCCCACTCTTCATCCGACATACTATGGCTTAAATATCCAAACTCATACGGTGCTAAAACACCATCTACATCAAAAACTACTGCGATTTCTGGCTTTAATAAATACTGTAAAATATTCATGTTTCTACCTCTTATGTTCATGTTTCTACCTCTTTCTTAATTTTTACATATATCTGCAATATGCAGACATAACTTTTCTGGAATTACGCTACGTTCCACTGCACCCTTTAATCCCTGTGTTCCAGTTTTACTTCCTCTTGGAGCTGGTTGGTGACAAGAATCGCCATTATGACACATTGGCTTGAATTGCGGATCTGGATGATTAGTCCATATATCCGTAGGCTTCATTCTGGTATCTCCATACTGGCAATATGTAATTGTGTATCGTGGCAAATTCTTCATAAATGCCATTTTCCGCAAGCCACCTCTAGGATTTTCAATAAACCAATATTTCGGTTGCAACTCACGAATAAGTTCGATTGTATGCTGCACAAGATTGTCTGACAGCTTCGCAAAATCACTTACTGGATCTAAATTCCCAGTAATGGGATTTTTCTTCCGATGATGTGAAATCGCTGCTATTGAATAACTTGTACATGGTGGACTCGCCCAGATTACATCCGGCTTGCCAAACTTATCAATAATATCTTTGGCTGTCACTTCCATAATATCAGCATACCAATCAATGTTTTTATGTTGTTTGTCTAATTCGATTGTAAAAGTCTCATAACCACGTTGGTTAAAGGCTTTCGCAATGCTACGTGTTCCACTGAATAAATCTACACACTTCATTTTTATAATGTCTCCTTTTCAAATACCTATGGTTGTGGGATTTCAGAGTGCCAAATCAAAACATTGTTTTATCCCTATAATTCCTCAAGTTCTTTTTCTAATTTTGCGATAGTATCAGTTATCCAGTTCTTCCAACATTCTCTTGTAGAATCTGATACTCCACAATTCAATACTTGATTTTTTAGTGCCTTAATATCAAATTCAATCTCTTTCGCTCTTTCAAATTGTTCTTTTGTCATGTTACCTCCACTACATTGAATACTCTGGATAGAAGTCATATAAATAGTCTCTGAAGCCTATTTCTTCATCTGTAATACTGTGATTTTTCCTGCACTCTAACCAAGCTTTTCCGGCTTTTGTTTCAAGAAATCTTTCATATTTAGGCAGTAGTTTTGCCATATTCTTTTCTTTTTCTGTCATTACGCCATAAAATATCCTTTCCCTAAATTATGTATAAATTCAGACTCTCTCCAAATCATTTCACGCTGTTCTAAGCGACCATAACACTCTGACAAAAGTTTTACTTTAAACACATTTTCTTCAGCAGTAAAATGCGGATCTGTTTTTTGCATGGATTCTACATACGCATCTGTCACATCTTCTGTGGATTCAATCTGTATAATCAGGTGTTTTAATAGGTTCATGTGCTAGCCTCCGTCCTATTACTCTGTTTCACTCCATTTAAGAACTTTCTGACAGGTTGCAGACCGCTGAAAATATCTTTTGCCCTGTTTTCTTCTTGCCGCTTGAATTTTTCAACTTCTCCCACATCATTTTCAGTAGGACGATAATATCCAGATCCATTCTGAATATTTACAATTACTTCTCTTTTTCTGGCAGCATTGATAAGATCACGCATTGTTCTGTCAGAACATCCGACTTTCATTGCCAATTCTGCCCTTCCGATAGCGTTCTCCCTTCCAAACGGAATATATTTTACAATGTCAACTTCCATTTATATTACCTCGTATATTTATTCTCTACTACTTATTTAAGTAATATGTATTATACAAGTTTCTCGACAGACTGCCGGTGTTCGGAAATTCTCTTCTCCATAGCTCTACAATACTTCTCTTCGGACTCCATCGCAATGTAATTCCGGCTTGTATTGATTGCAGCTATACAGGTAGTTCCACTTCCAGCACAGCTATCAAGAACTGTATCACCTTTGTTTGTGTAGGACTTAATAAGCCACTCACACAATTCAACTGGTTTTTCTGTTGGGTGCGTTACAACTGAAGGATGTGGTTTCTGGAATCTTAGAATACTTGTGGGGTGCTTCCATTCTCCTAGTTCTTCTCGATTATCCACAAACTCATATTTTCCATAATTATTGTTGTCACACGCTTTCTTCTTTCCTTTGCTATGGTTCATTGCTCCCAGAACTTTTTGAGGATTATACACTGGTGGCTTCTTATAAAAGATACATACCTCTTCATGTACTCTCAAAGGCTGTCTATTCGCATTAAGAAATCCAGTGGAAAGTACCTTATCCCACACAAGATTGTACTTCCATAATTTTTCCTGGCTTTTCATCAGATCAGCCATAAACATTCCATCTGCGAAAATTGCAATACAACCATTAGGTTTAATGATTCTCAAATACTGTTCCCACATTTTATCAAGTGGAATAATTGAGTCCCATTTATTATGTGTTCGCTCATATGGAGGATCTACCAGAATCATGTCAACACTTTCATCTGGAATATCCTTCATAAGCTCTAAGCAATCTCCTTTATATACTTTGTTTAATTCCATTTCTGCTCCTAATGATAGTTTTATTCAAGAGCGATGGTTGTCGTATTTCAGGCTTCAAAACATTGTATTAAGTGATTGCCTTAATTTTAAAAGTACGTGTTCATCGTGGTTTCAAGCCACTAGATGAAACTATCATTTTATTAATTATTTATTTCTTTTTTCTTTCTTAAAAATCTTCCAAAAATTTCTTTTTTAAATATTCTACAAATCTACTATCACATTTTGACTTACTTTTATTGTGTATCAATTTCTCTACAACTTCCGGAACGTCAGTTATTGTTCCTTTCCATACAACTTCATTTCTATCCTTTGAATAGATTTCCATTGTACCGTCAAATTTTCGCATCACATTGCAGCCATTATATTTTTTCATGGAGTCCAGGCAAAAATCAACATTATAAAAATATAGTATATCAATTTCTATCGAATCCCACGACTCCCATGTAAATATATCAACACCGCAAAACGTTTCTGTCGGTCTTATTTGTTCCATATTTTTTCTTCTTCAATCTTCGTTCATTTTTTCTTTTCATTCTCTTATATTCTCTCTTTATCTTTTTCCGTTCCTTACGAAATTCTCTACTATACTTCATAAGAATATTAAATACAATATAAGTATTAGTTTGCTGCGCTTTTTCCGGTAACGGATCATAGTCATCAACAAGAAGATAATCAAACAAAAAGTCAAGTGCTTTTTCTGAACTCATTGGTGGATTAAAAATCCCGTAATCAGGTTGTTTTCTCAGCCATTCTGTAAATGTTTCTTTCATTTATTTTTTCTTTCTGTAAAATAAATTGTCACGGAGCAGCCATCACTTGTATCTTCCTTTGTATATCTGTCGTATTTGTAATCATTTCCAATACCAATATCTAAATTATCTTCTCCCCACTCAGAACGATACACTGATATTTGAGGATATGATTCTCCGCATCCAGTTAACATAAAAACAGATGCAAGAACGCATCCTGCCAGTAACAAAACTTTCTTTTTCATTATTTAGACCTCTCTATCTTTATTAAAGCTACACACTGTTCGTATGCTATTCCCCAATTTATTGCTTCTCTTCCCTTCTCATCAAAGATCTGGAGATATGCCCGATACATCATCTTTGCAATAATGTCTGGCTCTACTCTACCAACAGAACCACCAAATGCCGGAATAACCACAGATTTACAATTATTATTGAGTGCTTCCATAAGTGTCGTCCTCATACACTGATATATAATTGTTGGATCTTTTATTTCTGATGGTGTTCGCATTGTTGGTGTATGTATCAGCCGAATATTACGACGTGGGATTTTAAAAGAAATACTTGTTCCCACAGGTTGTTCTCCATACAATTCTTGAACAATCTTTTTCTGTACCATCAACTGTAATTCATTACCGAAATACTTAGTAAGTGCGCCATCATATCCGCCATCCATTAAACCGTAGGAATTTGCAGGAGAAACTACTGCATCAATATCTGACTCATGTTTTTCCATAAAAGTCTCGAAATCACTCCATACAAATTTTACAGGGGCAACTTCATCGAATATCGGATGGAAGTGTCTCTTCCATGCGTCTATCATATTTTTGTTAAAATCTAACAAGCATATGTCCATTATTATATTCTACCTTTCCATTTAAAAATATCTGCTAATAATAGCAAGCACAATATTCACAATAGTATCAATGACATTCTTATATTCACCTAAGAAGTTGTCAAGTTTGTACATGAATAGTTTCATTTTTGTTTTCATGCTCTACCTCCATATTTATGTAAAAAAGTAAAAAACAAAACACCTGTTCCTTGAAAAAATTTCCAATAAATGTTAATATTGGTGGAGGTAGTACGGTTGGTAAGAACATTGTGCATGTAGTTTAAGAAGTTATGCGTAATGTAGCACTGCCAACCTGAATCCTTTTTCTTAGAACAAGTGTTTGTATGTGTATTATACAAAACAAGTGTTCTGATGTCAACTCTTTTATAAAATACTAATTTTAAGTATTATTCCATAGTTTCTAATGTTACAATTTGTTTTCATTTTATACCTCCTGTTTTACAATAACTTCTTGTCATATTTATTTAGTTTTTCTATAATCAAGTCATTTGGTAATATATTCTTACAAAAATATGCTGTTGCAAATGGACTTCCCTCTATTGCCAAATTCATATTTTAACAAGGCGAGAGGAAGATAATGGCTAACAACATAGGATATTTAACAAGTAAACTTACTCCAGAACATCAGGAAATGTATACCCCATATTATGCTGTTGAACCAATTGTAAAATATATCCCAAAACAATATAAAATCTGGTGTCCTTTTGATAAAGAATGGTCTGCATTCTATCAAACTTTCAAAAATCTTGGCTATAATGTAGTCAAATCACACATAGACGACGGGAAAGACTTCTTTATATATGAGCCGAATGAATACGACATAATAGTTTCTAATCCACCATTCAGTATTAAAGACAAAATACTTGAACGGTTGTACGAATTAGGTAAACCATTTGCCGTATTGCTGCCATTAAATTCATTACAAGGGAAGTCAAGATACAAATTTTTCTCAAAAGGTGTCCAGCTTTTATCATTCGACCAGAGAATAGGTTTTCATAATAGATCAAATATGAATTTCGTCTACATCTAACTTTTCTAATGTCCAACAGCCGCACATGGTTTTTAACCAATCTTCTGCCTGTTCTTTTGATGAATAAATCCCTCTAAGAAGTGATGCAGTTGTCAAATTCAACCATCTGTATCTAAGAGCAACCCCATTTACCGACCACTTATCTACAACCAGCATAATAAGAAACTCTTCTTTGTCAGTATATAAGCGTGGAATTTCTAACTGTTTCACTTTGTATATATCCCCAACATGAATATTATTTACTTTCTTCAAATTTTTCACCTATACTTTCAACTTCCCAGTCTCTATTTCTTGTAGCCCATGTGATTGCTTCTTCTCTTGTAGAAAATACCTTTCCTGAAATCGTCCCGCTTGATAGGTTTACCCATCTGTATGTATTATCTATCATTGGAATCTCTGATTTATCATTCACTAAAAAGAACCAAAAATCATCAGTATCTTCCCAATTTGTCGCATTATGCTCTGTAACCAAAAAGAGATTCTTAAATTGTTTTCCAAGTATTTCTTTGATATCCGGCAAATCCTCTGAATATAAATTCAGTTCTCCTGTAATTAAGTCAATCTTTTCTATTTCCATAGGTTTAAATGCAATTACCGCCCACTGTGGAATATCTAAAAATTCTGTTGACTCGTCCACGACATTAAAGAAATCCTGTCTGTTGACCATTCTGCGTTCATGTGCTTTTTTAATGATTTCTTTCATAGCTTCATCATTTTCTACTTCAAGTACAATTTTGGTAAAACTGCCACTAATCCACCGAGCGAAAAGTTCTTTGTCAACTCTCGCATTTGGGCTGATTGTGTAATCATTGTTAGTCTCATTTAAAGCAGCAACATTTCTTTTAAACCATTCACAGAAGAAAGCTGTAGCCCCATGTGCCACCATAGCCCCAAGTTTTCCAGGACTCATATTTAAGCTTTTATTTACTACAATAACCTGTTTATACATTTATGTTTCCTTTTCAATATTTTTATAATATTCAGTGTTTCTACATTCTTTTTGCTTGTCCTTCAAGTTTTGCTCTGCCTTTTCAAGTTCCTCTCTGAGTGTCTGCAATTCTTCTGTAATCGCCGGATTTACCTCTTTTCGCTCTGTGTATCTGAACATCTCGTTGGTTGTGTTAAATGCCACTGCCAGAGATCTTGCAAATCGTTCCACATTTTCATAGCTTTTAATCTGCTTTTTCAGTGATTTAACTGCAAGCCGTTCTGAGATACAGTAACTATTTATGTATCGGCGTTTTCTTTTGGCGATTTCATTTTTACGCTGTTTCTCTTGCTCTCCTTTCCACAGGCAATCTTCATATTCTTCCCTTGCTGCAATACTTGCATAAACTGAAGAAATGTAATCTTCCACATCTTCCTCTCCGTCCCATCCAGCACACGGAGGTTCAATAGGAGTCCCATCAGCCCCAGAAGTCCAACCACCGGGGCAAAGCCCTTCATCTTTTAAAGGACATTCATCGCAATCTTCTATTTCATATAATTTCATTTCTTGTTTCCTAATATATTTTATTTATTTATTTTATCTTACGGCAAAAATTTACATTTATTTCCTGTCAGTTGATCTGGATTATTTGTTCATAAAGCAATATATCTTTTCCACCAGGAATCACCATATTTTCATGATAGTGTCCAAAAAACCATTTTTTATAGTTTACACTTTGTTTTATATGCTCAAAGTATTCATTGAGTTCATCTCTCTCATTTGTTCTTAAAATCATAGTCTTATCAGATGACGGGCAATCGTGTGAAAAGATAAAGTCAACCTTATTGTTTTCTGTTGCCAATGTTTCAATGCCTTTTTCCATTTCTACTTGATTTGGCATTTCCTGTTCCCACCATGAAACATGATTTATGCGGAAAAATTTTCCTTCATGATTCCACCTATCAGCTTCTTTGTTCATTAATTTTTTATTTTCAAATTTATCAGGTTGTAAAATTCCACCACTAATATCGTGACTTCTTGCTCCACCAAAGGAAAAACATTTACAACCATCAATGTCAAACACATACCCACGTTCCAGCATTAATATAGATGGGCGGATTTCACGAACTATACCGCCATGCCATTCTTTTTGTGGATATCCATTCAGAATTTTTCTTTTTTCGCTTTCTTCCAAGTCTTTGAAAATCCATGTGTTTATGAAGTTCTTATCACTTAAACCAGTTAGGCGATCATAGTTCTCATGGTTTCCAGGAACAAAAAGTGTTGTAAAATTGCGGGAATTAAGCCAATTAAGGTCATAAATTTCTTTCTTAGTTTCTCCAGCATAATTCCATACACCACCAAAGTCGCCACAAATAACAACATAATCATCTTTGTTCAAATGCTTTTGTTCCGGAAATGACTCCATGTTCAAACGATTAATAAAACCATCAACACTATGAGATCCAAGTTTATCAGCACCATGAGTATCGCCAGTTATATAAATAGACACAAGTATTTCTCCTTCCGATATTTTTATAATATACGGTTTTCAATATTTTTCCGCTTCTCTTCTAAATACTATTTTGTACTTATATCTTTTATTTGTCAATAAAATTAAAACTCCATGCGCATTATTAAATTTTCAACATCTCTTTTTACTGCTAATTCGGCAGCTTTATGTCTCGCTCCAATATCTCCAATAGTTTCCTGATAATCAGTGTTTAGCTTTTCTAATTCATTGATTGCTGCTTTATACTCATTAATCTGGGCGTTATTATCTGCAATAATACTCTGGTATGATTTCTTCTCTTCTTCGGTTTGTTTCTGGGCTTCGGCAAGTTCAGCCTTATGCTCTTCCATCCTTTTCAAAATACCACTAATGAAGGTTTTATTAAATTCTTCATCAAGACCGAGATTTACCTTATAAACAGTAATGACTGTCTTATCCAGGATATCTGTAAGAATAACCCATGTACCAGAAAGATATACATTTACCGGACGTTCTTCGCGTTGTCCGACTCTTCCGGTATAAATGCGATTTCCAAAGTGAATCATTGTGTTTATATCTTCTGTAATTTTATCCTTGTTCAATTGAACGTATGTATTCACGTCAATGGTAGTTTCACGGTTTGCAATTCTTTTTGCATATCTCTCCATTGCATGATTTGTAATTGATAACTGCTCCATTTTTACTACGTTTCCCTTTCTTTTTTATTTGAATCTGCAATTCTAATTGTTTCTTTGCAAAATCCAATGATTTGATCTTTAATAATTTCAAAATTTTCCGATGTCATTTCTTTTAATGTATTTACTACTTTAGTAGCATTTACCTTACATCCGAATATAATACCTCTATCATATCCTTCTTTGACAAGTAGCTTCAGCTCCTTGTCATCAAGTAAAATTTTATCATTTATTCTTTTCATATGTTTATCCTATATTTATTTCTTTTATCTTCTCTTTATATATTATACGTTTTTTCTTACTTTGTCAAGTCTTTTTTTGTAATTTATTATTTCTTTTATCTTAGTTTTAAAAAATCCACCCTTGTCAAACAAGGATGGATATTATTATTTTGACTTCCACTTTTCGCACCTGTCTGTAGGACATGTTTCATAAATACGCTCTGCTTCTTCTAGGAACACAGTACAGCAACCGTATTCTTTCTTACTTACAATATCATTTTTTATTCCTACTTTCCAACCACAAACAGCTCCGTGACTGCCAATTGTCGCGACATATCTCTGGAACAATTTTAACGTTGAAAAGTATTTGCAGTTTTTACAACGCTCTTCATTATCATTCATCTTTTATTACCATCCAGTCATTTCTTGCGATACAACCAAACGTGTACTCTGTATTTTTAGTATCTCGAATATCAAGTTCTTTGCCATTTTCACAATGGATCATAATTGTTTTACGATCATCAGACCAATACCAATATCCGTTCCACTCTGGCAATTTAATTTTCTTTCCTTTTTTGAGGTGGTCGTATGCTTCATTAAACTCCATACTATCCCACGCCAGACAGCTTCCATTGTGAGATAACATATCTTCAATGGTATGTCGCATTTTCATACAGGCACAAGCTTCTGCGTTATGAATCTGCATAGCCATTATACTTCCCTCTTCCATAGCTTTCACAGAAAGTTCTGTCCGAAGATCTTCTTCTTTATTTACAAATTCTAATAATTTCTCAAGTTTTTCTTTTGCCGAAAGTGCCATAATCTTCCTCCTAACCGAGCAACTTGTTTATGTACTCCATTTTCCGTTTACACATCTTCGCGTCCATTTCATTTCTGAAACATCTAATGCAAGTATCGTTATCTATTCCTGCCTGTATAAGTCTACCGCATTTCGAACATCGTTTGAGTAACCTTATATCTCCGCTGCATAGTTTTGACCTTTGAATTTGATCTGGTATTTTTGCAAATTTCGCCGTAGTGCCTTTATAGAAGAATGCCAAATCTTCTTCAAGAATCCTTCCAGTTTGAATAAATCGGAATATCATAGGGATATAATCGTTATCTACACATTTTAAATCGAATCTGCTTTCGTTATCGTAGACTTTCGCATATCCTACATCTTCACCGAGATGTTTTAACTGGAATCTTTCTATTCTCATTTTTACGTTGGTTGATATATTATATTTATTTATGCATTCTTCCACGAATGGATAGTATATATAAGTCTTTTCTGTATCATCTATAACAATTTCATCATGTGAAAAGAATACAATGTCTTTCTCAGGAATACCAACCAACAGAAAGGCAAGCAATTTACACATAAGATATTTCTGATAAGTAACTTGGCGTTTCGGATTACATTCTCCGAAAATTCTCTGTCTCATATATTTACTTTCAATCAGTTCTTTGCGTTCGGTAAATCTTCCAATATATTCCTCCCAAGTTTTTGCCCCATCAAACATTGTATTATCAAAATGATATAATGTGCTGAAATTAGCCTGTTTCATATCAATACTGATGAAATGTTTTCCATCAAATGACGGTTTATAAATTGGCTTTGATGGTAACTGATATTTTTTAATTACACTGTTGAATCCGGACATATCTATTTCGTTAAATTGCTGGAATGTGGCGTTATTCTTAATGGCAGAAATCGCACTATCCTTTACTTTGTTATAATGCTCATAATAATCCTGTTCTGTTTTAAACTCTGCTATTGAATCAAGAAATTCTTTATATTTTTCTACTGCCCCATATTGTTTGTCTAACAATTCAAGTCTGTTCTGGAAGTAAGGCTCTTCATATAAGCTAATGGGGATTCCGTAAAGCTTACAGAATCGCCCTTTAAGTCCATTTGTTATTTCCATTGTTGGATATCTCCTATTCTAATTCTTCTATGATTTTGTTAAATTGTTCAATTGCTTCTGATGAGAAATCATTTTCATAAAAATCACGCCACTGCTGCAATTTCTCTTTTACGGAAAAATCTCTGCCCCAGGATTCTTCGGCAAGTTCTTTCATCCTTTCCTCAGTTGTACCTGATACAATTTGTGCGATTTCATATGGAACAAATACTGGCTTTCCACCAAGCTTTTTAACCTTATCATAGTCTGACTGATTTCCTACCGGAATTGCGGAATGATTGTTTTCATCGAAGTCAGAAATAATCATATCCTTAACTTTACGTCCTTTTTCGGTATAGGTTTGATATTGGATATTACATATATCATAGAATGATCCGTCATTGGCAATTTCCATAAGGTCTTTTATATTAAGATCACCATTGTCTATTGCTTCACATATCATTTTTGAAGTTGTACTTCGCATATCCCATGTACTGCAGCTTTTTCTATCACGTTCAACAGTAATATATTGTGGCTTAAAATCATATCCAAAATATAGATTTTTCTCTTTTTCTACTGCAAGCCCATTTACAAATATTTCGCCACGCATATCTTTTTCTGTAAAAATGCGCCCATAACTTGTTTCTATTGCTTTATGATTTTCTGCACCCGGCATACCTATCCACACATCATATAGAGAGTTGTATTCATCTAAAGTCACATTTTCGATTTCGATAACAAGTCCATCATTGTTTGTATGGTTTGGAATTATTTCAAACATAAGAACCTTTTCATTGAATACTTCCGAGTATTCAAATTTGGAAATCCATATTTCATCTTTACTATTATTGTATACAGAAAATGTTTTACCAAGGCGATTTAACACAAGTGCTGCGATTTTATAGCCCTCTCCAAATTGTCCAACAGTATCAGTATTATTGGATTTTGTGCTACAACCAAGTAACAAGGTATTTATTTCCAGAGTCGATTCAGAATTACTTAACTGAAGGATATTTTCCTGTTCGTCATAGGATATTTTAAACACATTCTTCGGATCAAGTGTCTGCTGGTCAGTTCCATTTTGGATTAATTCTCTTACAGCATCCTGGAAGTTCCAATCAGACACATAATTTGGCGTTATTGTTAATTCAATTTTTCTTACTTTGTCCAATTTTGTTTTCCTCTCTTATTCTCCTAGCTTAAATGTTGCTAATTTCTTTTCGGCTTCTTCGCAATTAGTAAACCATGTTTGTCCGTATTCTGAATCAATACAGATGACATCTGGGGCGTATATACTATCTTTATCGCATTGTATAAACCATCCGTTTTGAGAAATTACAATGTTGTAAACTTTTTGATGATATACTCTGTTATTTGTTTTATATCCATTCAGGACATTCAAATCATACTTAACTTTGCTTGGAATCTTATAAATATCATCGCCAATTTTAACAGGTAATCTCACAAGCAATCCCTGTTTTTCTGAATCTTCGTAGGATTTCAGTTCTTTCAACAGTCCTGCGACATCTTTCAGCCAAAACAAATCCCCATCTTCAAAACAGCAACCATATTTCTGCTGATGATACGGGCAACCAACCGTTTCCTTCCCACTGATGAAATCTCTTAAAGTTTCGCCAGTTCCACAGACAATTCGTTTATGCTCATCATCATCCATATGTATGAAGTTTTCGTGGTCTGAATAGCAATCGCCTACAGCATCCTGGCTGGCAACACATTTAAGTGCCTTTATCATATCGTCAATTATAATCTTTTCCATCATTTCACCTCTTTTAACTTCTCCACCGCCAGTTTCAATGATTCCTTAATTTCATCCGTTATTTTGATTTCGTGATCTGGAATTTGGATTAGTTTCTCAATATTTTTAATTGCTTTCTCTTCTTGTGATGGAACTGTAGTTCTACCCGATGCCACAATTTCAAGAATTTCGTCAATATTATCTTTCCAGTTTTCTATTCCACACAAACTTGAGTCACACTTAGTGTTATTTTTGCTCAATACACATTCTGAACATTTACGATTACCGCATGAAGAATATATATTGGCAATCCACTCAGCAAACTCTCTCGCTGTCATTTCTTTTGTGCCGAGAATTTCTGAGGCTTCGTAGACAGTGAAATCCGGATTAATACATGTAGCATAAGCAATATCTTTATCTTCATAAAATTTTAAAATGTCTGGAAAATGTTGTGCTGGTAATGGTTCACAACTATCTCTCTTATACCAATGAAATCCTTGCTTCTCAGCTTCTTTAAGTAGTTTTTCGTTTTCTTCTTTCGTTCTAACTAGAACACATGTGTTTGTTAAATCAATCATGCTTTCACCTCCAGCTTTTTCAAATCCTCAATACTCCAAGGCTCATCATCTTCCCGTTTGATAAAGTCAAATTTAATATCAAACATATTTATTAATGCACAGTTTGCTAATCCCCAAGTTTCTAATATTTTAATTGGCTTTTCTGTACAGGCTAATAAGAAACCATTTTTGTCTCTTGCAATATATTTATAATTAGACAAAAGTAGATCAAGGAATTTCTTTTCTTTTGATGTGATTACAGGTTTTTCTACATATTCATATTGTGATCATTCATATCGCTTTATTCTACAAGTTTTTTCAGAATTTTTAGAACTAAATATACACTTCTCACAGCTAATCTTACTGCAAGAGGTAATTTCACTTGACTTTGTAACTGCAAATGCTCCACCTCTGCATACAATATCCAAAATTTCTTTTGCGAACTTTTCTCTATTTGTCATGCTTTTACCTCACTATCTTCCGGCATCTGGAAATACTTATCCTTTTTTCTGTTTTTTCTTCTTATATGCTTTGTTTAACTGCCTTTCCAGGGAACTTCTTTCGAGTGGATTTTTACAATGTTTTATCTGCTTTTTGAGTTTTGAAATATTCATACACTCGTTTTCTTTCTTTTTATCAAATTCTGATAAAAAATTTTCTGTATCTTGTACGGTAAAAATAATATCTCTAAGCGGAAGATTCTCTGGCATACAAATACAACCATCAAATATTCCTTTGGTTTCTTCACTAGAAGAGATTGCTACATCCACCAATCCAGAGACAAAATTGAACATTTCCATATGATTCATAGCTTTTACTCTTCTGGATATTTTCTCAAATGCTTCAGTTTTATCAATGTGAAGATTTCTCCCAGCTACTTTATATTCATTCGTGCTATATGCTGGAATCGGCTTGTATAAAGTCTCAAGTTCTTCCATGTCTACCATTTCCCTTCGTATAAATCTCCGTTATTGTGTGCATACGAAATATTTACAGCACAATCATTTTCCCATTGTTCAATCATTTCGCTGCCATCCATACAACCAAACTTAACCTTTCCATCTATTATTACCTTTCATATAATTCAAATCTATATTTCTGTTTAATACAGGGATATTTATAATGATCCACTTCACTCATAAACATGTCATATGGTCTTACATATAATCCAAAGTTCACATTGTCTTTTTCGCTTTTATATAATGCCTGGTATACAACCATTTTTTCTTTGGTTTCTGTATGCTCTGCAATGCCAATTATTTTGTAGAGATACTTGCTAGATATTCTAAACGTTTCACCTTTCAGAAACTCTCTTTTGAAGTGCTTAACAATATCTCCGGGTTTAAATTCTCTTTTAGATTCCATTACTGTTCTATAATCACCTGACATTTATTTTCCTCCTATAATTGCTTTTAAACACCAGTTCCACCCACATTTAAAACTTGGCAAACGATCTCCCCAACGGAATGTTTCTTTTATCTCTTTGTGTTCTGGTAGAGGTCTTAATGGACAATGTTCTGAAACTGATTCACAATCTTTTCCAGTTATATACTTTCCAATTACAGGACAATATACTGACACTTCTGATACACTATGATCTGTGGCAATAGGACACATCCAACATGATTCCGGTGTATCTATTACCAATACCGATTTATTCATCTGATTCCTCCCGTAATAATTCTGATTGATCGAAAATATTTCCAATCACTTCAACCCGCTTTGCCTTGAAAAGAATTTCTCTCATATCACGCCTCCTTCGGTTTTTCACACCGTTCAAATTCGATCACCCAGACCCACGGGTTTGCATCCCAACCGTAGATGTCAAGATCAGATTTCTTGATGGTTCTGTCCCAGATTTCAATAAAATGTTCTCTAGCTGTATATATGCGATCATATTCATTCTCCGGGCTGTGAATAAGCCCTCTGTTATCTATCGCTCCTTCTGCTTCTGCACCATCCTCTGTGATATCCTGTAACCGCTCCACCCTCACATCCGTAACCTTCAGCCAGATTCTCGCCGCTTCTTTCGGCATGTGGATGGACGGGTGCCACTTCGCGTCTCCACTTATTTCATCTGTTGCCCGATACATGTAGCAACCACAAGCTTTATCCAAAACGCTTTTCTTTGGCTCTTTGGGGCAATTTCCTCTTTCATCTCCCTCACAGTTCCAACATTCAAAACGCTCCCATGTTTCCCGGACATACAGGATATCTCCCGGCTTGTACGGTGGAATCAACTGATTTTCGAACATTCTCTCATCTTCGTCATATTCATATATTCCGGTAAATGAGCCGTCCGGTCTTTTCGTAACGTAGAACCCACAAGCGTCTTTTCGTCTGGTTTTTACCACCCGCCGTGTGCAAGTCTTTCTTCCGTCCAGGATTGCCTGCACCATCTCGGTATTGAATAAAATAGGCTTAATTGCCATCTACTCCACCGCCTTTCACGATTTCATCAATTGTTGCATCCCCTTCTATGCAATATTTTTCAAACAAATAATTCTCTAATTGTTCTGTAACTTCATTTACATCAAAAGCTGTCGGCTGATTATCAATTTCCATGATCGTACTCAGCAAAGCAACATCCGAGTCAATCATTTCTTCTTCTGGTTCTAACGGTTTCAAGCATTTTATTATATTTTCTTTTAATAAGTCTGCATCAATCAGTCTGCTCATCTGTTCTATATCCTTTCTCGCTGAAACCAAAATCTTATTTTAACTGGATTAATCTATTTTTGATATGGCTCATGCTTCCGCCTCCGAATCTTCTGGCATCTGAAAGATAGCAAATCCATCTGTTTTTTCTTTAAATTCGTGAAGATAACTTACACTGAAATTCAACATGATTTGATATTCACTATAAGCTTCCTGAATCATATCCAATACTTTAAGTGCTACTTGATATGAGTGATACTGTCCCATTGTTTTAGATCCTTTAACATATTCAAATACAATACTTGCAGATTCATCTGTTTCTTTATATATTTTAATTCCCTGGATATTTTCTAAAAAAGTTATAAATTCTTTATTTTGACTTCTGACCATCATCATATCTACCATTTCCCTTCATACATATCTTTTTTATCATTTGAATATGCAAGGTGTGCCGCACATTCTTCTTCCCAATATTCAATTAAATCACATGCCGAAGATTCTCCAAAAAGAAAATATGCTACATTAATTATTCCTTTAATCTCTACTAATTTTTCGTTTATTTCTTTTACAATATCCCAACATACAATTTCACCACTTGTATCTCCAAGAACAATTTCAGATATCTTTTCTTCCAAACTATTATCTGAGTCACAACCAGTATAAGAAGTAGGGATTAATTTTTTATCTACAATCACAATGAAAGGTATTTCATCATTTTCCACCATACATAAAATTTCTTTTTTAGTAAGTGGGTGTGTTATTAGTTCCATATGTACTCACCTCCAATTAATAAATCTGCCACCATAAGTCAAACAATTTCTTATATGCATTGCCATTGAAAAGATCGCCTTTATAGTAACGTACTTTTCTGTTGGACACTTTCTTATATGTATAATACCGTCCTTTATTTCTTCCAAGGCTTTTGTATGATTTTACAAAATATGGCTTATTCACTGTTTTATATGGATAGTCTGCATCAACATACCAAATAGCCGGTCTAATTGCTCCAAATGAATGAAGTCTTTTAAGTTTTCTCTTATATTTCCTATCTCTCCGTTTTTAGCGGCTCTTCCATAACAATGCATATCATTACCTCCTATAAATAGCAATCTCCTGTCTTTTTAAAATCTTCCTCAAAAGTTTTAAAGCACCGATATAAAATAATAGCCGTATTTTCCTTTGAAATTTTATCCTGAAGAAATCCAGTGTAAACAATTGTTGCGCCGTATTTTTCCATTTCATCAAGTTTATTTGCTACTCTGTCAGCAAATGCTTTCATACTTTCTTTTAATCCTCTATAAAGGACACATGTTTTAGTTTTGCTCACTTTCAAGTTCCTCCTTATCTCTAATCTGTAACAATACCTTGTTTACTATCACATCATATCCAGCAACTTCTCCTGGAACTTCCTGATATGTGATTCCTCTTTGAGTTAAGAGATCAATGATGGGCTTTTTCATATCGTCGGATTCTTTTTCTGTCTGCTGTCTGCCAATAGGATTGTATGGTTTTGTTCTAGTAATAAGAAAATTCACATTTTTATATCCATTAAATACATCCATTACACTTGAATTAAAATTTTCAGTAAGCAGCGGATCATGATTATAGAAAATGCTTAGTGGTAATGGGCTGTCAGTAATGATTACATCAACCTTATTTGCACATCGGCTTATCTTGAAACTTTGTTTCCCGAAAATATATGCCTGATTATTAAATACTTCTTCGTTATTCTCCCACACTTTATCTTTGGCAAATTCTGTAACTAACTCCGCATTAACTCCAAGCATTTTTAATCTTGAGAAAATATATGCTGCGCCAGTGCTTTTACCAGCTCCAGGGACTCCAAATAAATTTACAATTAACGCGCTCATATGTACCTCCATTATTTATATAGTTCTCTTTGTTTCAAATCATATATGTAATAATAGCTTTGATTATCTCTCTGTCTGTGTCTGTGTCTAAACTTTGGAAATATTGTACAGATATCTTTTTCGCACCTTTATCTCTCAACTCGTCCATTTCTTTATTTACTGTTTCGCAAAACTCCTCTTCTGTTTGACATCTAATATATGGTATAGTTACCTTATGATCTATGATAGATTTTCTGTAGATTAATTTGGCTTTATAATTCAATTTTTATTCCTCACTACTCTATATTTTGAAGTATCTTCTCCAAACTGAATACCAAGATTATTTAACTGTTTAATTGCAACATCTCTTTCAAACACTATTTGCTCATATGCAAACCCCATTGAGATCAATGTTTTTATCAGTTTTGAATACTCTTCGCTTTGGCTCTTTAAAAGCTCATTCAGCTTTTTATCGAACTCCTTGTTACTGAGAACTCCTGCTTCAAGTCGCAACTTATTCAATCTGCTTTTTATAAGATTCGGACACCAATCTGGGACTTTTGACCACTTTCTCAAATCCCAGTCATCTGATACAATAAGTCGAGGTTTTCCGTTTTTTAGAACTTCTTTGCAGTACGCACCTACTTCATGATCCCATGAATCTGCAGTAAGTATTCTGTCAACCAAACAACTATTGCAGTCCAAACAATTATCAATGATTTTTGTGCATGTATTCATAGTTCATTCCTCCTATTTTATTTATTTCTTACTGGCTTTCTTTTTATTAACAACTATATAACCAAGTGCATATCCGTGAGTTCCGGCACACAATGTAGGGGAAAGCCCCCCCATGTTCTATAAATTGTTCCAGCTTGTGAATTACCAGTTGAAAGATTTCCAACTTTGAGCACCTTCTTATTCATGTTTTCTCCTGACGATTATTTTCGGCTGTCTTTGCCCCCCCCATCATCGTTGAAAGAGTAGGTGCTAATCCTTCTATAGAATAAATTCTTTTGATTATGTCAAGACCTTTTATATCTAATCGTCCTAATACCTTTATTTTTGGTTGTTGATTAATTGATTTCTTCATACAATCTATCCAATCCTTTTTCAAACGCTCCGATACCAGAGAAAAAGCTACTTACCTTTAAATCTTTGAAAAGATACGGCATTGCCTGATAAAGATTTTTATAAATGTGATACAGAACTCCCACACAAATAGAATTTCCTGCCTGCTTGTAGAGCTGTGTGTCTGACATTCCAGCTTCTTTGGCTTTATCAAAATCTTCATCTGAAAAATCCATCAATCTCCAACATTCTCTTGGTGTCAAACGGCGAATACCATAATCTTCAATATTTACATCATTTTCCACAATCACTCTTTTATCTCCTCCTGCATTAATCGTCCGGATAGTGCCAAAAAGCCCCCCTTGAACGTTCTCATTCCTTCATCGCATCTTCGTTCACAAATATATCTGTTCATACTATTCCCTTCTGGTTGGTTTCTGTATAATCACCGCATTCATACTCTGTTTGCCAAATCCTTTATAATCTCTTGCCATAAGTGTATTTGCACAATTGGTTATATGATTTACATGGTTTGCATAATCACTTACAATTACTCCTTGACGATATTTTTCGTCTGTATCAGATCCCACATGTGGCGATCTAATGAACAGCCCCCCCATGTCTGATTGTATGAGAATAGGATCTATACAGTTTTCCACTGTCAATCATTTCCTGTAATGCCTTTTTCTCTTTGGCTGAATCAACGTAATATTTATCTGGCACGTTTTCTTCATTCTCAAGAATATCGTACATTGTTATGTCACTTTCAAACCCATCTGGAAGGTTGAAATTGCCGTTATCAAGTTCTTTTCTGATGATTACAAGATATAATCGTTCTCTGTTCTGTGGAATACCAAAATCTTTGGCATTCAGAACTTTCCAGTAAGTGTTATATCCATATTCGTGAAGCTCTTCGATAAACATATCGAATGTGTTTCTGAAAGATTTTCCTACAATATTTTTTACATTCTCATAAATTCCCCAGGCTGGCTTATTTGCTCGAACAACACGCAGCCATTCAACCAACAGAGAAGAACGTGTCTTATCAAGGTTTTCGCTCCCACAATTAGGACACTTATCTCTTTTTGACCAATGAACTGTCAAAGGGTTATATGTAAATGGCTCTCCGTCATCACCTGTACAATCTTTACAAGTCCATCCACTACCAGCTTTCTTTCCAGCAATACTGAAATCTTGGCATGGCGATCCCCCACAAATCATATTGAATGGTAACATGCTGTTTTCATCAACTTTCGTAATATCTCCAATGTTAAGGTTTGGATCAACTCCATGAATAGCACAATATGAAGTTGCGGCAAACTTATCAACTTCGCAAAAATTTACCAGTTTCCAACTTTGAATTAATTTTTCATTGTAAAACTATTGTAGAAAAGTGCTGATTTAGTGGCATTTATACTATATTTTGTATGCTATATGTATATGTTGACACTAAATATAGCGTTTATTGCCACTAAAAATCAGGTAAAAGAGGTATAAAAATTGGAAAATAACGATAAAAAATTAATTTAATCTATTTTTGCCACATTTCATTAATAACCATTGCAGCAGATATTCCAAGTAAAGCCCAAAACTTCGGGGTATTAGGCTTTGCGTCTGCTACTGTTGTAAGTGCCGCAAATAACACACCATATATCAGGCTTCCAATAATTGTTGTTTTCATTTATTTATTTCATCTTTCTACAGCATTTCCGGATGTTCGTTGAACATCTGTAAGAATTTCTTTTCGTCATTTTTATTAGAACACCAAAGTTCCAACTCATCGCCGTGTTCGCCCACAAGTGCTGCAATCGCTACATATTGTGTTAAAGTAGATTTGAGATTATACTTATCTCCATATACAGAAGTCAGTGTTACTTCACCTTCGCACTCATTTACTACTTTTAAAAATGTTTCAACGTCTTTTACGTTTTTGATTTTCATTTACTTTTCCTTTCTTCTCTTTCAATTTCTGTCAATCTCTCTTGTGTTCCGCCAAATTCGTAACACTTACATGGTTCATTATCAACAGATACATCTTTTCCGTATTTCTTTCCGAAACATCTTCCAAGCCATTCTTTTCTACATAGTTGGCAGTTATGCTTATTTTGTTCTGGCGTAATATGCATCATTATCCTCCTATTAATTGGCTCTCATTTTCCTTCAATACAAGCTGACAAGCAATTCCGCAATCTTCCATGACTTCTAAATCCATACGCCCACGTTTAGGATCAAGTTTATCTAGGAACACTCCCTTAATGCAGCTATGCCCTATTTCCCTTTCCTGTCTTGCCCTACGTTCGAACACCTCTGGGAAATCTACTCTAATCTTATTCCAATATCCCATACCGCCTTTTACGCATCCAATACAGTTATTATTTGGATATCCAAGATCATACATAACTGGACGTTTTAATCCCAGTTCTTTTGCAAGTGCATGACAATCTTCTTTTGTGAATCCATTTTCGATTAACGGAAATTCATGGTCGTAGTCTGTCATAGTATTTACCAATCTGTCAGCTCTACGCTTTTCATTTAAGTCATATCCCCATACATAAGTATGGTGGTCAAAGTTTTGTGCTTCCCATTTCTTTCTTACTTCTTTCTTCAAAAATTTTGTACAAGGTGCGCCATACGGAGTATTGATGCAACGTGTTTTTTCAATAACATCATCTACTGACGCATATCTTTCAGACTGTAATATGGTTATTTTTCTTCCTAATAATTTCTCGCAATCATGCAGAAAGCGTAAACTATCTGGATGCTGATTCGGAACGTGAGTATAAATAAGCTCATCAATATCCTTTGATAAATAACATGCTACAAAACTTGAAATTCCTGTACTAAACCAACAAACTTTCACACCAGCCACTAACCGAATCCGGTGAATGGCAATTTTGTGGATTGCTATGTTTCGTACAAGCCTTACGTTTAGGTTTTACTTTACTTGTACTTTAGTTCAAACAAATTATGAACTGTTAGCCACGATCAGAAATTTTCCGGGCGTATATCTCTTTTCTCCAACACCCAACCTAGTTTCACTAGGATAAGGTGTTACTCCCTTCTTTTTTATTGTTATTTATTTTATTCATCTTTTATTAAACCTTTCATCCCCACTGATCCGCCATTGCTTTGGCGATTCCTGGGAATGTTTTACTTCTTGCTTTTGCTCTCCCGGCTTGACCACCAGTTGTATTTTTGATTCCCTCACACCAACCAATCCTTTTGCCTTTGCATTTTTTACCTTGGCAAATATATTGTGGCTCTGGAACTGGCAAATTATTTTTTCTGTCAAGCACTGGAAGATTTTTAAGCCATAAACATGTTCTCTTCTGGAAATAATTCTCCGCATCATTCTTGTTACTAGCAAAATAATACGGATGAACAATTTGATTTGGCTTTCTCCAATGTGTATTCATATACCCCACTGGATTTTCAATTGCAATTTTCTCACAATCTGCATTTGCTATTTTTAAGAAAAATTGTTCTGCCTCATTTCTTTTTTCTATTCTAGCGGCTACTTTTTCTGGTGGATTACACTTTAATGAGTAATGCCGTGTTCCTGCAGATGTAAGATATGTACATGGTGGAAATGCAATTATTATATCCCATTTCCCGTCTATCTTATGTTTGATTCCATCTGTTGTCTCGAACTCACAATTTCCGTTCAACAAAGGAATAACATCTCCCATAACGTGCCATTCTGGATGATTACCAGAACATTCAATTATGTCACAGCTATATGCTTCATGTCCTTTATTTCTAAACTCAATACATACTCTTTGTGATTCTTCACACGCCACTAATATTTTTAATCTATGTTGAAAACAACTTTCATTTTATAGTTTAAAAATACGATGGTTGTCGTATTAGAAATCAGATATGAAAGAGTTTCTTCCTATTATATATAGAAACAGAATTGTGAAAGGACGATTAGAACGTGAGTTCAGAGACAGTAGATAAAAGTTGTTTTTTATCCTACTTCATGCTCTTTTAACCATTTCTTGAATACTTCTATATCCGGCTCCCAGAAATAACAATCTTCTGGTTTGCCGAAAACAACGCATGTAATTTTTCCATCAATGATGCAATTTTCGTGATGTGAGCAGTTTTCACAACATTTTTTAAATCTGCATCTTGATTCAGTTGTCGGATAACGTTCTAAGAGATAGTCCAATTTATTCAAATCCCTGTTTATCTCTTCAACTCTCCGCTTTATGATGTTTTGCTGCTGATCCAAAGTTCTTTTATGTAACTGCAAAACTTCATATTCTCTTGCTTCTTTTTCATCAAGAAATATTGAATTACCAAGCTCTACCAGCTTATGAGAAACATTTGTTTTAAATCCCCATACTCTTACATTTCCGAAAAATTCAACATTTCTAATTTTACAAGCTGTAACTCCTTGTCGTGGAAAAATATGAAATGCATCCATTCCAACAATTTCTTCGAGTGAATTTATATTATGTTTCTGTAAATATTCACATACTTTTTCATATCCACTACCAAGCTGGATCATCTTTTCCTCCTTATAGATTGAGTTCTTCCAGTAATGGCAGAATCTTATCTTCCATTTCTGGGAACAATTTATATAATGTTTGCCGGGCTGTCATAGGCTTATCTGGTTTCGTGAACCTACAGCACTCCCAGTCAATAATCATCTGAATATAATCCGCTTTTGTTCGCGCTCTTATAGGATGATGTCTGGAATATTTTCTGTGAAATTTAGAGACTTTTTTCTCCCAGCTTTTCGGAGTCACCAAATATATAAAAACTTTATCAAGGTCATGCAAAAATCCTCGAACAGTATTATGACCAAGCAATTCCTTTTCCACTCTGAGAAATGCTCTCTTATGTTTCATCGTATATACAATGTGACTTCTATTCATTCTCAGCTTCTTCTCTTTTCATTCCAATAACTACTAATGCATTTTCAATCACTGCTTTAAATTCATCAAGATCAAGCATTGTTCTTCTCAGATTTTCCTTCAAATCCAGGCTAGAATCCAACCAAGCAACAAGATATTCTGATAATCCAGTGGCAGAATAACCTTCCACTTCAAGATCATTGTCAATTGTAATGGCTGCTTTATTATTGTTTACTGGATGAAGTAATCCGTCATAACCGACAATAATTTTATCTCCGGCTTTTATCTGCAGAGTATTTTCTTTGTTTACATACTCTCTGTCGCGATTTGCCATCAGAATGCTTCCTCTTGATACTTTTAAAGCATCTGTAGTTCCATCAACACTTTTCATCTTTTACCTCTTTTTCGTTATTAAATTCTTCCTCTTGCGAGTCCATAGAAAGAACTTTTTGTGCATCTCTATGTTTCCAATTCACTGTAGAACCATAAAATCCACGATTGTTTGTACGTCGTCTGGCTTTTGAATGATAAATAGGGATTTTCCCTTTTATATATTGCCCGTCACATTTAACACGTAATCGCTTGCCATTCTTTGCGTCATTCACTCCAATGTCCGTTGCGGTACGTTTTTTCTTTCGTGCTTTAGAAAAATTTTTCTTTCTTCGCCATCCAATAGTTCTCTCCATAAGCTTTCTCCTATCTGATTTGCTATACTTCGCGCATTCTTTGCACTGCCAAATCATAATATTTTTGTTTCAATTCAACACCAACATGTCATATTATATAATTTGTTGTATATTTATTTCTTTTTACTTGATATAATCAATTAACATCTCATCTTTGGCTTTTTGATAAAATGTTCGGTCAATTTCAAATCCGTATGAACTTCTTCCTAACTCACAAGCTGCTCTCAATGTGCTTCCGCTTCCGCAACAAGGATCAATCACAACATCGCCAGGATCGGTAAATGTTTCAATCAGTCTCTTCAATAGTGCAACTGGTTTCTGTGCAGGGTGAATCTTTGGTATTTCTTTTGTATCTTTTTCCCATGTGAACCAGTTAAATATCATATGTCCAGTCCCTCTGATTGTTTTTCCGTTCTCATCATATTGTGCGCCATTACGGAATTTAGGAAGTCTGTCTCTATATAAAAGTAATGCATATTCTGTAGCCCCTACAACTCTCATATTTGCTTTCAACACCTGTGGGCTATAATTCTTAACAAACACAAGTGGTATGTAATGAACAAATCCGTGTTTCGCTGCTGCATTAATAAGTGTCTGAATTTGTTCAAATGAACAAAACACGATCATACAAGGTGAATCACTACTTCTCCCACGAATAGATTTCTTTTTATCCTCTTTCTTTAACATTTTTGAACAAAAATGGAAATATTCGTAGAGATTAAAGTTAAAATCTGAATTAAACGCCGACTTTCCAGCTAACTTGCTTTCTCCGTTTTTGTTATCTCCACCTTTATACCACATAGGATTTGAACCATAAAAATTATTTCCCACATTATACGGCACATCTGCTATAATAAGTTGTGCGGGACGAATACCATACTTTTTATAATTCTGCATTGAGTCACGAAAAATTTCACATTTTATTCTCGGCTCAATTGTCCCCCCGTGTAAGATTGATTAGTCTCAAGATTATTCAACTCTTTTTCTCCTTTGGTTGCATATTTATTTAGTTTATCTTATATATAAGAAATACTGACTGGGTTTTCCCACTCAGCTTTCTTATATAATATCATATTAAGTTGTATGTGTCAATATTTATTTCGTTTATCTTATGTGCAATAAATCTTATTTAACTTTTCTATAATTGCTATTTCTTCCTGTCGCTTTTCTTCTTCAAATTCTTCTTTAAAGGAATCGCGCCACTTTTTCATCTCACCTGTATTTTCTGGATCAATCCATTGTGAGATAATCTTTGCAATGTCATCACCACATTTTTCCCGTACAATATCAATAACATGTCGTTTATTTCCTACGGTATCAATTTGCCCATCTGGTAATTGTACTAAATCCATTTCTTCTTCCTTTTCACAGTTCTTCTTTAAATAATAACGTGTCGCGTCTTGTGGATTTTCAATACCATTGTAATTTTCTATAATATATTTTCCCTTAATGCCTCTCTTTGTTACTGGTACAATTTTATTGCAAAATAAATTATAATCTATCCCTTTTTGAATATATGACTCTGTTAATGCCATTGATCTGCTAGTACAATTAACATTAAAGAATCTAATCGACGTTCCATCTGTTAATATAATTTTTAATTGATTTCTATAAATGCGGAATAAACAATATCTTGGATAACTGTCTAAAATTTTTTCAAATAATAGTTTCGCCCATTTTATATCGTAATACCAAATACCGATATTTCTTGCGAAATTATTCATCCTTTATACTTTCCTCCAATTGCCATATAAGTCATTTGGCTATAACTCTTATGTACAATTTATTTTACAAACTCTGCTGTTCCATCTTTATAACTCTTTAGTTTCCAACCTTTGCTATTAAACCACTTTTGTTTATACCCATACCTTTTTATCCATTTTTTATTTATTCTCTTTTTCTTATGCTTTTTCGCTTGTACAGTTTTTAAATATTGGATAGTGTATGAATCTGGTTTTCCTGAAATATCCACACCAAAGATTTTCAATAATTTATCTATATTAATACCTTTATCTGGTTCTAATGTGAATGAACTCTCAACCATATCGAACCTTTTTACACATTTTTCTTCCATTTGCATAAATTATTTCTTTGTCACCTTTCAAAATATATTACTCAACTTCTACCCCTATATAATCCATTACATGTCTTATTCCTAATCCGCCATTTTCAATAGGTTTCATACAATAATTCCAAAGTTTCGGATGCGTCTTTTTGAGCATTTGGAAACGATTTGGTTCTTTTTCAAGATGACAACCAAACCCGCACCAGACGCAGCCACTTCTTCTCACTCCTGTTGTATGATATTTTCCATCTTCAAACACAATATCACCATAAACTGAAGCATATGGAATTTTCTTAGTGTACAAATATTCAAGTACATCCTGCTCAGTCCAGAATCCCATAGGCTGACTCTGTGGACGTTTTTTATTAAAGGCGTTACATCCAGTTTTCATGTAGTCATTTTTCCTTTTATGACTTTCTTCTGCCATTAAGCCTAAAATTGGATGCTTACCTGTTTCTTTTTCATACTCTAATGATGGTTTCTTTTTCATGATCGTACAACACTTATCAGAAATCAAGAAATCTGCATCAAGCAAATATTCATACTTCTTAAAATTATACTGAGTAGAAAGCTCGCCCGTTTTAGGATTTATGTACTCTCCGTGTAATTGCTGCCATCTGGTATTCCCAGGCTTCGCATAATGGACTTTGTTCGCCACCTCTTTGCTGATTACCGGATAGCCGTATTTTTGCACAACCTTTTTAAAATTTTCCTTTGGTCGTAGCCATGTGACATTATCAATAGTTTTTACAAATTCACGAAGTTCCGGATATTCTAAGCCAGTGTCAGTATATACAGCTTCAATGTCAGGATATATCTTTCTTGCTATATCAAGTAATACTGTACTGTCTTTACCACCGGAAAAAGCCACATAAACCTCTCCGCCATAAAACTCATACCATTCACGTATACGATTTTCAGTCTTTTTTATTTTCAGTTCAAGGGGAAGTGTCTGCAGTATCTTAAGACTTTCTTCCGTGTAAATTCTGTTTTTATTATGGACTCTGGAAAGCCTTAACTACGGCATTCCAGAATTGTACATAATAAACAAACAGTTAGTAATATAAGAACAATTATAAAAGGAATAGCATATTTATGGGAAAAATTGAAATAAACAATAAAAACAGAATTTTATTTAGTTTTAATATCTATATATTGTGTCTGTGATATTTTCAAGCACCATATATTGTGTGCTAATCTTTCCAAATAAAAGATCCTTGCACAACAGCTAATAATGCAAATATGAAATACAACAGTAAACATTTTCCACATATTTCCAAAAATGCAATAATCGTAAATCCTTTTGTCATAATCAACGTGCAAGTTAAATATGCCGGGCATATAGTCATACAGCACGACATAGCAGCCAACAAAAGAATAAAAACGATAATCTGTATGTACCTAACATACTTTTTTATATATTTCATTTATCTCAGCTCCACAAGATATTTTATAGTACATTGTTCTTCTTTATAAACAATAATCTCATCATTCCTTAACATCTTCCCAGCATGGGCGTGTAAGCAGTTTGCTCCGGGGCATTCTTTTTGTAATCGTTCATAATTAAAGTTATAATATTTGCTATCAAATGAATGTACATCATATGGTTTTCCATATGCCACATCCATAAGTGCCATAAATCCGAAGTTTTCATGCTGTCCACTCCAATATCCATCAAGGCTTGTATAGCCTTTTGACTTCTGAGCTTTTGGGGCATAGTACAGACCATATCCAAACATTTTTCCTGTTATTACGGCATTTGTTGGTCGAAGAACCAAACCAGTATTAATAATTGACCACCAATTCTCGTTCCTGCTGCCATGCCATAAAAGCTTTCGTGTCTTGATATTTTCTTTTTCTACAAAGTCGTCAAATCTCTTTTGTGTACGAATGTTGCGAACTCTCCAAGCTTTATGGAATCTGTTGCTGATTTCGCCCAACTTACCTTTAATCATTTCCACTTCTGAAGCATCAACTTCTTCAAAAATCAGCCCCATTGCTTCAATGATTGTTTCTTCATTATTTTCTTCTACTTTTTCTGGCTCGTTTTGAACAGTGTGTGTAACAACCTGACCTCTCATAACGTCAAGAAGATCCTGTTCATCTTTCAGAATTTTTGCGAAGTCATCTTTTCTTTTTGAAAGGTAATCATTCACGTTTCCCATTTTTCGTGGGATTACAGTAAATAATGTAAGGAGCGTATTATTGAAATCTTCTACAGTTTCTTTGTTCATAAGATTATCAATGACATTTTGTGCCTCGTCCACCATAGCTTGTGTTACTTGCTGCGAAGATACTTTGTAATTTGCCTGGATTTTCTGACGTGCCATATCTTGTAGCCTTTGAACAATTTCAGCAATTACTTTGTTTTCAATTTTTTTATAGCCATCATTAGATTTTACTGGTTCTTTCTGAATAAGATCCTGAACTAAGTGTGTCTGATCGACATAGCCTTTTTTGATTTTTTCTTTATACTTTTTATCCCACTGTGACATTGAGTAGGAAGCGTGCTGGCAAGTTGCACCAACACGTCCATATTCAACTTCAAAGATATCGCCATGTGGAATCATCTTATAATATTTGTTATTATTGTTTCTCGTTACCATAAGAAGGTAAACTGGCGATTTTTCTGACATTCTTACCTCCTACTGTATACAAACAAGAATCTGTACATCAGAATCCGCGAAAACAAATTCAAACATACTCCGCACATCGTCCCACTCTAAACCATTTCTGCCACAACAAATTTTCGGTATAGCCAATTTTTTAATCATCTTTGCGTCCATCTGATCTCTCATATTTACAATAGCATCCAGAAGTCTGTCAGAGTCCGGCTTGTTATAACTGTTTTCTTTTACAATCAAATTAAAAACATTATCAACAAGAATGGCTTCACCAAGTTCAATGTCAACATTATCTGTATAGTCATCTACATAGGACGCTTCAATTTTCTCTTTCATTCCATACATTCTCTCAAAGAGTGCCGGAAGTCCTGTGGAAAAATTGAGATCTTTTGAAATCCCCTGTGCCAGATAATAGCTCTGTGGTGCGCTCATAATATTCAAATCAATTTCAATCATCTTCATATTCATAATCTCCTTTATTTTGTATGTCTTTTACGGTAATCATTTTCATACGCCTCATTGCAAGACATTTCACCAAAAACTACTCTCTTATCCTCGTTGTATTTGCAAGTTTTACAATCGCGGGCAATGCAATATTTATCGAATAATTTAGCAATATGTTTATTCATTATTTTTATTATCCTTTATTTCGTTTATCTAATAGTTTTAAAAATTCTTCCTCTGTAATAATAGGTACATCATTTTTCTTTGCATCTTTATTTTTACTGGAAGAACTTTCTACATCATTATTTATAAGATATGATGTTTTCTTTGAAACACTTCCTGCTACTTTGCCACCCAAAGACTCAATTTTCTTCTGAATCTCTTTTCTACTTGCAAAAATGTGAACATTTCCAGTGATGGCAAAAATCATATCTTTAAAAATTTGTGGTTCGTCTGATACCTGTTGCACCTGAAATTTCATAAGAGATACAAGTTCTTTATATATGTCATTGGCAAAGAACACTTCTTTGAAATACTTGTGAATACTCTTATTAATCTCAACGCCAAACGTTTCAAGCTGTGTAAAATCAAATCCGGAAATAACTGCTGCCTCAAATTTGTTCCAATCGCCGTTAAACTCTCTGCTGATTATTTTTGCCTTGCTGAGTGCCACATTCGGAATGCCTAATGCAGCAATGAAATTTTCCAGCTTTACATTTTTACTTTTTTCAATGGACGAAAGGAGTTTGTCGAATGATTTTTCGCCCATTCCTTCAAATTCCACAATCTCAACCCTATGCAAATCCAGATTGTAAATGTCAAGTGGATTACTGATAATCCCGGCATCAACCAATTTCTCAATCTTTTTGTCTGAAAGCCCATCAATATTCATGCCATCTTTTGAAGCAAAATATGATAACCCTCTGATGCTCTGAGCCGGGCAATTTGGATTTTTGCAATAGATGTTTATTGTTTCTCCATCCCCTGCAAATGTAGTTATTCCACCACACACCGGACAAGCTCTCGGAATCTCAAATTCATAAGATGTGCCGCCTGTACACTTGATAATCTGAGGGATAATTTCGTTTGATTTAACCACTGTAACTGTTGCATACGGTCTGATTTTTAATTTCTGCATAGTGTTAATATTATGCAATGATGCTTTTGAGACTGTAGTGTTATCCAATATGACTGGTTTAAAGACTGCCACTGGCGTTATCTTTCCGGTTCTACCAACTTGCCACTCGATATTGGTTATCGTGGTTTCTTCCTCTTCTTCTTTGAATTTCAATGCTAATCCATTGCGATAATGATGCCCTGTCTTTCCAAGACTTTTTCCATAAGCAATGTCATCGTACATAATAACGACTCCATCAATCGGAGTTTTTGTTTCCTCTGCAATATCAACCAGCTCATTCACAAAATTGTTAAATACCACAAAATCATGTTGCGCCACATCGTATTCAAAGAAGGTGCAAATATCAAATCCAAGATTGTTTACTGCATACAATCTGCCAGAAAGTGAATTGATTTCATCAAATCCCTCCAACACATTAAATGCATAAAAGCACACTTTTCTCTTTGAGCATATTTCAGAATTTAACTGCTGTACTGATCCACCAGCAAGATTTCGTGGTGTTTTGTATCTATCTTCTTCCGGTAGTTTTTCATTTATCTTTTCAAAATCGTCTCTGTGAATAATTCCTTCACCCGTAACCTTCAGATGACCTTTATACGGGATTTTCTGTGGAATATTCATAAAGGTTCTGGCATTATCCGTAATAAGACTTCCCTCTTCGCCATTTCCTCTTGTACTAGCAGAAACAAGTTCCCCATTTTTATAAATCAGGCAAATAGTAAGACCGTCCAATTTATGCATTAAAAGAGCTTTTCTACCTTTTGCAAAATTCGCTGCAACCGTTCTATCTTTCGTCTTGTCAAGGCTCAACAACGGATAACTATGCTTAAATTTAGGTAACTCTGAATTGACAACATATCCAACTGTGTAATTTGGACTGTTGGCACAGTGAAAATCTGCTTTATCTTCAAGATTTTTTAATTCATCCATCATAGAATCATATGTAGAATCATCTACCGACGGTCGAGATTCGTTATAATACTCATCACGATATTTATTCAGAATTTTAGTAAGATGTTTAATTCTTGTAATCTGGTCATTAGTATCCATTACTGTTTTATCCTTTCATTTATTTCGTACAACAATAGGGGGAATCAAATCCCCCTATCTGTTTATTTAATCAGATTTCGGAGATAATACTGCATAACACCATAAATAAAAATTGGACTGTATGCGTTATCTGGCATAAACACAATTTCAAGATTGTACTTATGATTGAAGCTGTGAATACTTCCAAGATAACTTTTCTTATTGTACTGTGTGTTATATCTACCGTTTACAATATCTTCATAATTGGCATTTTCTATAAGCAAATATTTTTTGTGAGCTTTAGCAACTGCCAGTTCTTCTTCAAAATCTGCACGTTTCGTAGAAAGATTTCCGGACAATTCTTCTAAACTTGCCTTTCTCTCTACAAAAATATCGTCGTGGAAATAAGTATCACGGAATATCCCTAATTTCTCGTTTTGTGGTACGAAAAAACTATAATCTCCGTTCTTTAATGCTTTTTTCTTGTATGGTATGTCATGTTTATCAAAGTAACCTGTAATATGATCGTTTACCTTTTCCCTTGTATCTACCAATATAACAATAGAATCCAGCAATTCTTTTTCCTCGGAATCTGTGTATTTATATTTTCCAAATAACATTATTTTCTTCCTATAACTTCATATTTGGTAAGCCACCAGTCAAACTCGTTTTCTACTGGAACAAATTTTCCTTCTGATGACATTTTCACCCTTGCTTTTTTCTTCTGGTCGTTTACTCTAACTACATCTCCTACTTGAAGTGGATTCTTATTAAAATCCTTTTTCGAAATTTTTACCGTTATGGTATTTCCATTGGCAAGTGCATAAACCTTCAGTTTTGGTGTATATTTTGTTTCAACGTCCATTACAACAACATATCCTTTGTAATCTTGACTTACAATGTCAACATATCCCAAATCGTTGATCTGATATCCTACCTTATCTACGAAAGTTGTCTTTTCATATGGCATTACTGCAACAAAATCGTGCAATAATCCATTCATATCAACTTTTGTAAATGTCTTTTCACTTTCTTTTTCAGCGTTTTTTCTTACCAATTCAAGTGGAATACCAAGCTTTTCAGCTTTTTCTTTTTTCATCTGCTTTTTGCCAAAAAGTTCATTGAAAAAATCATACTGTTTTAATAAACATTTAGCTTCGCCAAACTCTCCAAAAAATCCAAGTTCTATCAAAATCTTCATTTGCTTTGAGTTTACCGGAAGCTTTTTTTCTTCTATAACAGCCAACAGATGAATAAAATCTTTAAACTGCATATCTTTAATTGACTGAAACGCATCCGCAACTTTGCTATTCAAATATTTAATAGAGGCAATTCCTTTATAAATTACATTTTTTTCTTTATCAAAAGTATAGTTACTTGTAGAGTGTCGAAATTTAATTCCTTCAACTTTTATTCCTTTTTTTCTGGTATAGTTTGTAATATTTAAGGTTTTTTCTTCTTTTCCCTCAAAAATATTTAACGCAGCAGTTAAAAATTCCAATGGATAATAGTGCCTTAAATATCCACATATATATCCAATACAAGAGTACGCGTCTGAATGATTCCAGGAAAATGCGTATCTTGTTGCATCTAAAATACCCTGTTTAATAGGTGGGAATATTTCTTCTAATACTTCTACTGATGTCCCATATGTTTCATTGGAATAGCTTATAAACCTATCGTGAATTTCATCAATGAATTTCTCAGTGCCATATTTCTTTGCAATTCCACGTCGGACTGTATCTGATTCTGCATCAGAATATCCACAAAATTTTACTAGGAATCTCATGATATCTTCCTGCATGGTTATTCGTCCGGAAGTAACCGAAAGGAATTTATCCAATTCATTAAATCCCGTAATCATAATATTTCCGTCTGCAACATCATCACGGAAACTTGCACATCCAGGACGTAAAAGACCATTTCCAAACGAAAACCACTTGATATATGAGAAATCTTTGTTATGCGCTTTGGCAATAGCAATTGTTTCGTCTGACATAAATCTTTTCAAATAAGATTGTGCGGATGTGCTCTCCCACTGGAATATAAGTGTTGTGTCGTCTCGTATGTCTTTCCAAACTTCTTCATCATCCAGATCAACATTGTCAGGAGTCATTCTCTCAATTCCTGCAAGTTTGCATGTTTCGTTAATAACACCAATGTTGTCCAAACCAAGGATATCTAGTTTAACGTACATCAGTGCATCAAGTTCTTTCATATTAAGCATTGACACTGGATAATCAGAAGTTGCAAGGCTACACATTCCAACTTCTTCTTCAATATCCAAATCACTTACCAATACACCGGATGGATGAGATCCAATAGAAACTATTGTTCCATTTACAATATCAACATATTTGAATAATTCTGGATATCTCTTTCTGAAAGCATCATCAATAACCCATTTGTTATTTTCGTCAAGATATACAGCTTCAGAGATTGCAGATGTTTCAACAATAGACATTCTCAAAGCTCGTCCCACATCTTTTATCGCGCCTTTTAATGCAATAGTATTAAATGTAATAATCTCACTTGCTCTTATGTTCGGAAGATCCATATGATCCCTAAGAATGAATTGTTTAATAATATCTCTGTCTTTTGAGGAATAATCTGTATCTATATCGGCATTTGTTACTCGACTTGGATTCATAAATCGGAAGAAGTTTAACCCAAATTTCTTACTATCCATCTGAGTAATACCAAGAATATACGCTACTTCACTTCCTGAAACAGATCCTCTTCCATATCCACAAAAAATACCATGTTTTCTTTCCCATTCTCTAAGATATGTTTGTAAAAGCATAAAATCTATTGACTTTGTTGTATCATATACGCTTACTTCTTCTCTTATGGTGGGATTTATTTCTTCTGGCTTATACCTTTTTCTTACATACGGATGATGTTTATACGCTTCATTTATTTTGTTTTTGTATGTTTCTAAAGGATGGTCATAGATTTTTGGATATTTGGTATTCTTATCAAGTGTAAACTCTTCAATTCTATCTGCCATGCGGCAAGTCTCAGCAATCGCTTCTCGCCAAACCTCTTCTGGTAAAGAATTTTGTATTTCATAGGCTTTACACAATTCAAGATAAGATTTGAATGTCAAATCCCAGGCATCTTCCTCTGCAAAATGTACGCCCTTGCTCAACTGAAGAATTTTACGTCCTGCCATATGTGACTCATTAAGTGCGTGTGTATCAGTCCCGGCAATTAACGGAATCTTATATTTTTTGCTAAGTTCATATAACTTCCTGTTGTATTGTATCTGATCTTCTACGTTATGGTGCTGAATTTCAAGATAACATCTATCCCTATTTTCTATGAAAAATTTTAGAAATCTATTTTTTACTTCGTCAGTTCCTTTATTTAGCGCACCTCCAAGACAAGCAGAGGTAATAATAATGTTGTCGGAAGTATTGAATAGATCGTCCATGTAAATTCGTGGTGCATAGTAAAAATGACTATCATTTCTGCAAAAAGATTGTGATGTTAATTTATTTATTTCACGAACACCATCGAGATTTTTAGCAATTAAAACACAGTGATAATTGTCTCTGGTTTTAATAACTTTTTCTTCTTTAATGGTTATTGTTTCAGGATCAATTAAAACTTCTTTCCCGTCAACACTTTCTGCAATATATGCCCCATCTTCACGCTTCCAGTATTTTTCAAAAGTAATTTTTACTTCTTTTTTTGTTTTAACAGATGAGAGCAAATCGACTGCGGTATATGTTGTTTTTGTCTTTCTATTGGTTGTATTATTATCTTCTGTGATATATGCTTCTATTGCATGTATATATTTCATTCCGGCAGCTTCAATAGCTTCTTTTTTGTGATACCATTCAAATACTGATCCATGTTCACTAAATGCCATTGCTTTCATGCCAAATTCTTTTGCTTTTTCAATATACTCTTTGAACTTGGTAACGCTATCTACATTTGTGACACCATTTGAAAGGTCACTATGAAGATGATATACAACATAATTCAAATCAATTTGTGACAAATCAGCACCTCCTAATAGTTCTTATATTCACAATAGGAGTTTCTATATCTGCAGAGATTGTGACAGTAGTAAAAATCTACGTTTGGATTAAAATTCTCTTCTTCGTTTATTTCTGCTATCGTACTTAAAGCCCAGTTCTGTGCTTCGTCATAATCTTCCTTATCAAAGTCAAGAAACAACCATTTCCTATTCTTAAAGTAATTCCATCCAACCTTTTCCGGGTAAACTCCGTATTCGTTGTATACTTGAATTGCATATAAATATAGCTGCCGCTTATATGATTTGAATTTCTTTTCTTCTGACTTTAAAACCTGTCCTCTTTTGCCTAGCGGATATTCTGAAGATTTATGATCTAGTATTATAATTCCGCCTGTCTTTTTATCTCTGAGAAGTAAATCTATGTAACCGACAAATGGTTTACCACCAACCGTAAAATTACATTTCTTTTCAATTCCCAGGATTTCATATTTTTCAAGATCAAGATCAATGTTTTCAAAATACTCAACCGCTTTATCTCTATAATTCTTCCGGATATCTGCAGTCTTGTGATATACCATTGATGGAACTTCTTCATCATAATGAGCGTCAAAATAATCAGCCAGCTCAAAAAGACTAAGTTCACCTTTGGCATATTTCTCTAATATGGTGTGGCAAAACTTTCCAAATTCTGCATAAAAATTATTTTGTCCTACTGCCGATTCGATATATTGCAAGTACCATTCATACTTACATTGACAAAATGAATTTATGCGGCTAAAAGACCACTCCATAGAATCTATCAGAAATGAATACTCTGACATTTTTCACCTCTTAAATTTTAATTCTCTGTTTATAAAGTTCTTCCCAGATTTCTTTTCCTTTGTCTACCGGACTATTTTTTTCAGTTTTACCACCTAATAATCCATTGCTGTCATATACAACATATACATTTGTAAAGTGGCAGAGAAGTTGTATAGTATCTTTCTTTTTAATTTCTTCAAGCGAAACATCGCTATCGAATGCAATAACAACATCACAATGAAGCTGCACTAACTCTCTGACCTGAAAAATATTAATCTGGCTTGTCTCAGAAGATATTGAATTATAGATACCGAAACTATCCAATTTCATAACTGACTTCAGTGATTCAAATATAATTACTTCTTTACTTCTATCAAGAATCTTTTTTTTGAAACAGAATGCTTGGAAGTAATCTAAATCTCCAACAGGATAATAATTCATATATTTCGGTATATTATAATCTTTATAATTATCAAAAAGAGTTCTGCCCTTCACATTGATTAAATTCCCGGAATTATCAAATACTGGATATACAATTCTGTTTGATTCTTTATCATACATTACCATGTAATAATCCATTATTGATTGCGGTATTCCTTCTTCGATCCATTTTGTTATTTTTCGTCGCTCGAAATCAGACAGAACACTTTTATCAAGTATCTTATGTGGCTCTGGGATTTGTTTATTTTTTCTTTTTCTGGTTGATTTTCTCAGATAGCGCACAGTGGGAGAAATTTTTGTTTTTACAGTGCTTATTCCAGCTTCACTACCAAGATAATTAATAGCCTGCTCATAAGTCATATTTAAGTAGTCTTGGCAAAAATCAATAATATCTCCACCCTTTTTGCAACCAAAGCAATAGTAGACACCTTTATGCGGCGTTACTGAAAATGATCCCGTTCTTTCATCATGAAACGGACAATTTCCAAAATATTCTCTACCTTTCTTTTTAAGTTCAACGTATTCTCCGATGAAATCAACTATATCTATACTTTCTTTGATTTTCTCAATAAGTTCTTCGCTGTACTCTTCCATTTAGTTCACCTTTAAAATGGTTTCTCTTGCTCCGTATGCTGTTTCGCCTCTTCAATTCGCATGACTGATCCAGAAAATTTGAAATCAATATATTCGTCCTCAAACATTCCCTCTCCCAATCTGTTTAGTTTTACATTAAGTGCATAATTTCCGCATTCTTTTCCATCGTTTGCAATTTCATCAGAAGTCTTTTTCCTCCACTTTGCACTTACACTCGCATATCTCTCCAACTTGTCTGAATCTGCAACTTCATCATTTCTATTAAGCTGCGCTCCAGCCAACACAGGAAGATCAAGTTCACCAGCAATTCTATTTTTCATAAAATCACATTTTGCTCCCAAATCATTGTATTGTGCTGAAGAATCTGATTCGGAACTTTTAAAATAATCATAAATTACAAATTGGAGATTCATACTATACTTTAAAGATTTGCAGATTAGATAGAGTTCTTCATTTGTAGAATTTGGAATAAAGATATGTACAAACGGTTTACCGGAAAGCCAATCATTTGTTTCATCAATTATTTTTTCTTCCTCTGGTAACAAATTACCTTTTTTTATTTTATCCTGTGGTATACCAGTAAGATTTGCCATCATCCTGATATAAAATAGTCTGTCGCTCATTTCCGTATCGAAGTATACAGTAGGAATATCTTTCTGTATTTTATCCATTGCCTCATTAAGCATATAGGAACTTTTTCCCATCTTCATTCGTCCAGAAATCATCACCAGTTCACCACGTTCGTAGCAGAAATATTGTCCTACTTTATTGAATTTTGATGGAATACCGATAATACCATTTTCGTCACGCCTATCTTTAATCTCCTGATATATGTCTTTTGCTTTATCACCAAATCTCAACACATTTCTGTTGAATATATATTTGCTTGTTAATTTTTCAAGTTCTGTGTATACATCATTACTTAATTCATTCAATTCCATTGGAGTCTGAATTATCTTTTTCTTCATTCTATCAAACAGTTTGATAAGATCTCTTTTAAAAGATAATGTAACAACTTGAGCAACAAGCAAGTTATATTCTTCTATGGTCGTTCTGGCAGCATCTTCACACATATCAAAGAAATCATCCATGTCTGGCATGTTGACACTATCAATTTTCTTTTTTACTGCCGCATTCGATTGTAGCTTATTTGTAATATTAAAAGTATCAATAACTTTTACACCGGACTTAAATAATTCATCTATAGCCCAGTATATGCAGCCATTTTCTTTGTGGTAAAAATATCCGGGCTTCAAGTAATCGCTCTGAAGTATAAATTCCGGGTGATGAACTAATGTCGCAATCACACCAGCTTCCGCTTGGGTATCACATAATACATTTAATTCATCTGACATTATTTTCCTCCTTTTAAGATGCTACCAAATCCAATTGTATTTCCTTTTTGAGTGGTAGATTTAACTTGCACACTTACTGGCACACTTACTGGAGCAGAAGCAGTATTCTCTTCGTGTTTCATTTCTTCTTTTATTTCTTTTTGTATTCTCAATTCATTCTCTTTTTGATATGCTTTTTTAATTCTTGCGTTATCAATCAGATAATACATTCCTGGTGGATGTGTTAATGGAATTTTATTCGCAATAGCAAATTTAAGACAAAAACTTAAATATCTTCCGGCATTAAGATTTGATTCCCACTTTTCAATATTTGCATTTTCCAATTTTTCCCCAAATACAATTTCATTAATAACTTTTCTTAAATATGCGATAGGGACAGATTTGCTAACATGTTGTATATAATCTTCTTCAATTTCTGCAATTAGTCCTTGAAGTTCATAGCAATCTTTATGCCATCTTCTAGTATTAATTTTTACAGACTCAGGCTCATAGACAATTTTGTTTTTGTGGGCGCAATGTCCATAACCACATTTGAATTGTTTTGTACCCATTGATTATTCCTCTTTCTATATAATAAAAAGGGAGAACATAAGCTCTCCCAAATTTCATTAATCAGACTTCATATCTTTTTCAAGAAGATATGTTGCTTCCAAATCAGATTGATGTAGAGCCAATATTACCGGATATTTTTCAATTGCTGTTCCAAGAGTATTCCAGTTTTCCTTTGGCTCTGAAAAACCCATATGCCATCTAATAGCATATCTCTCAAAAGGTTGCAATTTAATATACTCTTCGATCATCATGACCGATTTTTCTCCGTGTCCATAAGGAACACGATCATTTATTGTGTAATATTCGACTGCCGCCCAATCGAATCTTCCTTTTTCATCTCTCTTTGATCCAGTATCATTGTAGATTTTCTTATTCCTATAATCAATCTCATACATATATGTCTTACATACATCATGCAAAAGAGTAATTATTTTTCTGGAATCTTCCGGCATATCACCTAAAATGCCTTTAAATGGTTCTGACTTGCATTTATGCTCGAACATATGATATACATTTAAGCTATGTAATGCTAATCCACCAGGGAGTGAGCAATGGAATCTTGTGGAGGCTGGGGCTGTGAAAAAATCAGATTTTTCTAAAAATACCACAAGCTCCTTAATTCCATCTCTTTCAATTGAGCCAACCAGATCAAGAAAAAGTTTCTTATTTTCTTTAATATTTATTGTTGGTGCGTTCATATTTTCTCCTAGTTAAATGGCAGCTCGTCATCTACTCCGTCCGGAATATTCATAAATCCGTCTTTTGATGGTACTGATTTAGCTGGTTTTGCTGTATTTCCCGCTGCTGGCGCATCGCCTTTTTTCTCACAAAATTCCTGTGTAGCAACAACAACGTCTGTTGTATATACTTTCTTTCCGTCTTTTCCATCGTAATTTCCTGTCTGGATTCTTCCAGTAACAGCAAACATCATACCCTGTTTCATGTATTTCTCTGCAAACTCAGCAGATTTTCCGAAAGCTACACATGAAATGAAATCTGCATCCTGCCCGCCATTATTGCTTTTAAATGGACGTGATACTGCAAGTGTATATCTCGCAACACCAGTAGGATTTTCTCCCTGGCTATAACGTACTTCCGGATCTCTCACTAATCTTCCTGTTAAACTAACGTTATTCATTATTTCTTTCTCCTTATAAGATAATTATTTTAATTTTTTTAACTCTTCAATCAAAGATTTTGTATCTTCAATATTTTTAATAGTTTTTGGGTTACCATTTGTAGTGTATTTTTTACAAATAGCTGCCACTTCAGTATTATGTTGTTTTGAAAGTTCTTTTGCTAATTGAAATGCTTCTGTGTTTGCAATGTCCAGTTCACTTTTAGCTTTTTCCTGTTTTTTCTTTTCTTCTTTTGCTTCTTCAGGAAGATCTTCTCCCTCGTAAATATACAGCCCTAATCCATGACGCGCGCACGCTTTTGTAAGAGAACGCTGAATTGCTTTATTAGCATCGACAGATGTAACCTCTGTGCTTAACATTGATTTATTTTTAAAGTTCATAATCGGAAGATCTTCAATATGTTCAATCTCATTTATCTTCACGCCAGTTTTAACCCAGCATGTGCCACTAATCGGATCAACGAACCAAGGACGTTTATTTCCCATATCATCCATTGTTTGTTCATAGATTGTGAACTCTGCATCAGGATGACGTTTTTTTACTTCAGCCCATGCAGCACTCCAGCTCAGATAATTCAGCCCATTTTTAGCTTTTACCTTTTCTGAAACATCTACATTATAAAGCTCACTAAAATAATTTTTTGAATCCATCAATTTACCTTCTTTATATTTATTTTTATTATCTTATCTATTTATTTTTTTGTAGAATTTACAGAGGTAGAAACCTGTTTCATGTTTTTTATAAGCTGCAAATTATCGTTTAACATAAGCGCAAGTGCCTGATCTTCTGTGAATCCAACTTCTGTATATGCCAAAAATGTTTTTCTTTTCGCCATTGCACATAAGCGGTGTAATTCATCATTTTCAACATAGTCTTTTGCAATCTCCAGGCATTCATTGCCAAGTCCATAGACAACAGGTTTATATTTTTCAATATATCCATGTACCAGGTTAATTGCTACTTCTGGATTTTCATTAAGAAGCTTTAATATAATTTCTAACATTACATGTGTTCCTTTCCTTCTTTAATAATTCTAAGTCCTTTTGCATCCGCTTTCGCACCGTTGTATTCTTTCCCAGTTTTAATAATCATGTTTACTAATCGTTTGCTCAGATTATATTTTTCTGCACAATATAGAAACAATTCGGATTTTTTATCAAAATACCAATACTCATCATCTTTGTATAAATGGTATCTTAATTTTGGATATTTCCGTTGAAATGAAGTATCACCCTCATTATTACAATATGCTTCTCCAATTTTCTTCAGTTTATATATAAGTTGAAACTCTGCTTTTTGAGCTTCTATTGGATCGTCACAGTATTGCACGATTTCAACTATAAGATTACAAGTGCCACCAAAAGATTTTACTTCTTCTTTCCATTGTTGGTTGCGGTGTTTATCGAACTCATAAGCCCTCATACAGTTCCCTTGTGCTGATCCGACATAGAATATTTTGTTTGTCAGAGGATTTTTATGGACATATACATAATATTTTTCTGTCGGTAGCACAAGATCCTTATGGTATAACATATACAAGTCAAACTTAGTTGTCATAATCAAACTATCATGTTGTTCCGTGTAACTGTCGATATTTTAATTATTTATCTGAAGAGACAACCTTAACTGTAGCTCCTGCCTGAACTGTTGCAGTTGCCACTTCGTTCATCTTCTTGTATGCGTCATCAAGTTTATTCGTTAATTCATTGTTAGCCTGTTTTAATGATTCAACCTGACTCTTGAGGTTGGCGATTTCTGCCGCTGCCATTTCCTCTGCATGTTTTTTATCAGACTCAATTGCACGCTTCTCATATGCAAAACTTCTTTCGGCTTTCGCTTTCGCTTCTTTCGCAGCCTCTTCTTTTGCAGCTTCCAGTTCACCAGGGAATGCTTCAATCTTCTCTTTCATCTCCTGGATTTCTTTCTCTTTTTCTGTAATTGCATCTTCGCGGGCTTTTACTGCCTCTTCCTGCTTCTGGATTTCTGCTTCTCTTTTAGATTTTTCATCATCCCATGCGTCAGAATCAACTTTCTTATTCATTCTCAGATTGTATTTGTATTCATCTGCTTCACGGATTCTCTTCTTTTTGAGTTCTTCTTCATATTCTTCCGCTTCTTTATCAGCTTTACTTTTTGCCTTAGAAAGCTTATTTTCAAGTTCTTCAATCTCTTCGTCAACTTCCGCTTTACGTTTCGCTAACTTAGAATCCTGTTCATCTTTCAGCTTTTTATATTCTGTGTCCATATCAGCAATTTTAAATTTGTGAGCATTAATAATTGCTGCAAGGCTATCTGCTTCGGTTTTGATTCCGTACAGACTTTCAAGTTCTTTTTTATATTCATCAATCGCAATTTTCAAATCTTTATACTGCTTAATGATTTCTTCTGAGAACACTGAATTTTTTGCTGCTGTTTCTGCATTTTTGAGTGATGCTCTAAGTGCTTCATTTTTTGCTGTTTCAATTGGAGAGTCATTCATTGCTTTTAAAGCTTCCAGTTCTTTTAAAGCCTGGTTATATGCTTCTAAAATCTGTGCCTTTGTTGACTTCTCTGTAATTTTAATTTCTCCCATTCGAGATCCTTTCTTTTTACTTTTAATTTCTCTTTGTCATCTATGTAAAATTGATTGATTTTCTAAATAAAATCAACATTTTATCTTCGTTCTACTTACAAAACCAACCAACAATAAAATATAATCACCTGTGCCAGATTTACTATTTCCGATCTATTTTATTCGTTACTGTACGAATATTCTTAAACCGCTTCTCAATGTAATCACGATCTTTGGTAAATGTGGGGATTTCCTTATCAATAACCCACTTGCTACGCGTAAACTCGTCTGGTGTTCCTTCATTATAGGTCTGTGGAACTTTGACACAACAAGTTCCTCTTTTAAGGTAAATTGGATAATCGTTCCAGTTCACACCCTTCTTCAACATGAGCATATCCATAAGTTCTTTTTGGTTCTTATGTTCAAGCTGCTTTGCTGAAAAGTTTGCCTGTGCAACTGACTGAATAGAATTTCTCACACAGTCATTTTGTCTCCAGATAAACCCATTAATAACTTCAAATTCTGGCATATTCCATGCCCGACTGTCGAACATTGCCTTTCCGCATTTCCTAGCGTATTTGGTATAATAATCTGTTACTTTCTTTTTATCGGCTTCTGTTTCGCATCCTTTAAGTTCCTTTCTGACTCTCTCTTTAACGATGTCAGTATAGAACTTGTTAAATGCCATTGTTGCCATGCTTGCAGAAATTGTTTCAACCTTACGCTTTACATATCCAAACCATGCTCCCTGTGCCATTGATTTATAATCAATCAGTAAAAGGGTAATCTCATCGCTCTGTGTATATCCCAGTACGCAACCGGAAATATTCTCGCAAAGATATTTCATAGTCTGCTGCATTGCTTCTATCAAAATATTATCAAAAGGCTTTGCCAAACCTCTTGTAAATGTATGGAATGCTTTACCATCAATCCTAATCATTACAGGAACTCTTTTTGTCAGATAATCTTTTCTTACATCCTCATACTCTTTCATTCGTTTCGCGAAATCGCTTGTGTCCACTTTTATTTTCTCCTTTTGTTACAGATCGTTCTTAATTAAGAACTCTGGATTTATGCATTTGAAAGAAATGTTCTGTTCAACATTTCTGAATACACAGCCTTCTCTTTCTCTCGGATAAATCTGGGATTTCCCCTGTACATAATGCACCAAATCTGAAATTTCCCAATCTTCCGGGATAACAAATTTTTCATCAAAAATCGGCACTATGTATATTCCATAATGCAGGAGGGTTCTCTGCATCTCTTCTGTTGTGAGCTTTCCTTCTGGTGAAATCAGATTGAACGCCCAGAATCTTTCACCGCCATCCATCGGATATTTGTTTCCCTGGATTCCTTCTCCGGTAATTTCTCCCTGAAGAACAATCCAATCAAGTCCACCGATAAGCGTCTGTAATGTTTCTTTGATTTTGAACTTTCTCGCCACATTCCAATAATACGAATTATCCTCTGTCACAAGCCGTTTGTTTCGACTGCAAACTCCAAACTCATATTTATTCTTTCCTACTTTCTTTAAGAAAAATGTGGCAGAAGTGCCATCAACCTTTTCCGTCACACTCAACACTGTTTTGTCTCTTTTCAGCTTTTCAAACAGTCTTGTCATGTTCTGGATTCTTTCTTCATCTGTCTTTTTAATCCAATTCGGGAAAGTGTCTTTTACGGATGGTTTCAGATAGATTTTTCTGAACCATTTGAATCGCATGAGAAACTTGATAATTGGATTTCGAGACTTCTTCTTGTTTTCTGATACAACTGCGTTCTCTTGCTCCGCTTCTGGATCATATTTCGTAACACCTAATATCTCTGTTACATCATCACCAATTTTATAATCGCCAGGCGGCAAAACAGCCAAAGGCAAAACAAGTCCCTGTGAGACTTGACCACGTAACTTAATGGTCTTAACAACATACTTTCTTGATTTCAGGAAATCATATTCCGGAGTTTTTGGCATTTTACTATCAATTTCGATGTAAACTACCTTGTCCCCCTGAGAAAAATTATCACTTTTGGAGATAATTACTTCCCATCCATCAATTTGTGCTACCTCAATTCTGTCAGCATTCGGAATCGGCTTGATATTAGCAATTGTTCTGATTGTTGCTAACTTTCTCATTAATTCCTCTATCTCGAAAATATTTATTTTTAAACTGGTGGAATTGGTGATGCTTGATAGAATCACTTCCATCCACCAATGTAAGAAATATACGTTTTCGAGACACTTATTTTGCTCGTTCAATTAAAAGTTGAATGCAGAATTAGGTTTGCTGTATGTGTCTCACACGGACATTTTTTAGCCTTTGGCTGTATATGTCACCGTATAAATTTTTGCTCTATAATAAATCTTTTACTGCAACTTCTACCGGATCATATCTCTCGGAGTCAAGCTGATCTGTCAGGCACTTGTACGGATCAAGTTCACCGCTAAGTACCATTTTTACAATGTTTACTGAGAACCCAGAAACAAGTGCAACGCCAAGTTCGTTTTCCTTTACAGGAATTGCCCCAGTTCTTGAATTTACATTCCAGAATACCAAGCGCGGCATTTTATATCCATGTGCTTCAAATTTCTCAGCAATCGTATCAAAAAGTTTCTGATTTGGTCTGCCTGTCGTAGCACGATCAAATTCCATATCGCTTACGATAAGGATGTTTTTTGGCATATCTTCCTGTTTCATTTTCCCGTTGATTGCTACATTAAGGATCAAATCAAATGTTGCTGCAATATTTGTGTTGGAACAATCTGATTCTCTATATGATCTGATAAGCTTATTTCTCAGTAAATCCATTCCAGTAAGGTCTACTACTTTTGGTCTATTTCCAAATGTAATATATTTATCTTTGAACTCTCCAGATGATCTTTCAGAAAAATAGATAGCCAATGCTGTTGCTACATCCAATGCCGTAACACTGCTATTCGAATCAACTCTGCAAGTCATACTTCCTGATCCGTCTCTTACAACCAATGTAGAAGAATCACCCTCTACTAAATCCGGAAGTGCTTTCCATAATGCTTCAATCGCGGTATCTTTATTCTTTACAGAATAATAACTTCCATATTTATGAACGATATCATGCGGGAAAAGTACGCTTGCATTAATCTTGGCTTCACCTTTTTCAAGGCTTCCCAGATATTCTCTACGTCTTTCCTCATCGTTTCTAAGGAATGCATCATTGTAAATCAGGTTTGCTCTTGATGGAACTGCTTCATAATTGATTTTGCCCCATTCTTTTGCAGACATCTGGCGTTCAACGATTTTAATATATTCACGAAGTTTTGATAGTATTTTTCTGTAATTCTTCTCACTCAGTCCAAGATATGTTCTAACAACAGTTCCATTCTTCTTTGTCTGTTTAGAAGAAGCATTACAGCTCGGAAGCCATTTTCCAAGTAAGGATATTGGTTTTCCTTCTTCCATATTTTTTAAATCTTTTTCTAACTGCTCTTTAATCGCAGCCAACGCATAAACTTCGCACTCTGTTCCAAGCAGGCACATCAGATCATCGTATCTGCCATATTCAGGAATGAGTTTCACAAACGCTTTCACAATATCTGGTTCAGTGTTTGCCAGATGGTTCATAATAACTCTGAAGCTTCTTCTTTCTCCAAGCCCCTCCCTTGCGTCACGCAGATAGAAGAGCCATTTCAGTGCATACAGTTTGTTATCCAGAAACGCATCAGTAAATTTACCAGTGATTTCTGTTGGTTGCATTTTTCTTAATGATGCAGTGGCGAAATTCAGATCAAGCAGATATTTCCCGGTTGTTCTGTATCCCAGTGCGCCATTCTCTGTCCGGCTTCTGTTCATATCGCCGTTTATTAATTCTTTTTCTACAGAATCCATAAAACCCATATTGGTTTTCCTCCTAATTTTTCGAATCACTTTTAAAGTTATTAATTCCTATACATTATTACTTTTATCTTTGATGAAATGTATAAAAAATTAGAATGTGCATGGCAAGACTTGAACTTGCGACTAATCCGATTCCCATATCTATAGTTGCTGTTAAAGGCTTTCCACAAGTCTTATTATTCTTGTCAGATGCTCTCCCGACTGAGCTACATGCACATTTTTACAAGACACGTTTTTTCTTTACCTACGCACAATAATTTGATTCTTTGCTGTTTTGTGTCTTTAATAGTGGAATGTATGGGACTCGAACCCATGACCATCCGCTTATGAGGCGGACGCTCTAACCAACTGAGCTAACATTCCTAAAAGGCAAGTGTGATTAAATCATGTAAAATCTATACCCTGCATTTTTGATTTTCTTCAAACTGTTATATTTTAAGTTTGCTGTATGTGTCTAAATACTAGACACCGTTCATAATTTTTTATTGATATATGTATATTGTTTTACCACTTGCCTAAGCGAATAATAGGACTCGAACCTATGCTCAACATTAATTGTCAGCTCTACCAACTGAGCTATATTCGCTACATTCTGTCTTTCCAGAATGTCATAAAAACGTAACAATGATAGATGTAAAAACTGTAACAAATTGTAATGTGGATATCCAGTCTTTGCTAAAAGGCACTAACACGCCAATCGAAACTTCGCAAAGACATTTGTGCCTCAAATGCTATCTGCTTTAGCATTCATCCGTTGGCATCAGAAGTTTCACCGTCTGTATAAATCTTGATAGCAGAAATCAAAATTTTACAGCTAGCGTAGATTATACAACCAGACATGCGCTTGTCCTGTACATCGTACAAGGTTACATAATCTATTGGCGTAGCCGGGATTCGAACCCGACACATTTCGGTTTTGTGGAGGGTGGAACAGATAAACGATTTTTAACCGATGACTTTACCCATTTTGTCTATACGCCGACGCTGTGACTTGGACTCGAACCAAGAACCTACGGCTTAACATGCTATCGTTAAAATTGCTGTATATGCCTAATACTAGACACATTGGTTGACTTAACGTTGCTCTACCATTTGAGCTATCACAGCTTTTTCTTTATTTTGTTTATCTTATTCAAAAAATAAATGGTGGGGGAGATTTTGGGATCGTGCGGAATTGAACCGCAACTAAAAACTTGACAGAGTTTTCATCTTGTGTAAAATTGCTGTATGTGCTTCCCACCACAATACACATTCAAAAGCATCAACCAGATCAATCCCATATTTATTATTTTGGTGTTGACTAAGATACCCCTCTTAGTAGGTTATACAATACCCAATAAATCCAATGCAGTCCGGGTCAGATAACACTGAACACCCACAATGTCAAGTTACAAACTCTGCATTTTCAAGACACAGAACGGATTTGAACCGTTTCGTCAGACCACCAAAATCTTTCTTTATCCTTTTATTCATTTGCTGCGTGTGTCTTTGATCGCTAGGGATGAGACTCGAACTCATAACAACATCCTGTATGTAATGGAAAAGAATTTTTGCTGTAAGTGTCTGAATGCTAGACACATTTTTCTTTTATGTGCTCTACCTATTGAGCTACCCTAGCCTATTTATTTCTTTTGTTCTCTCTTGAACAATTATATATTATCATACTTTTCTGTTTTTGTCAATAGTATTTTAACATATTTTTTTATTTCTTTTATCTTTCGATATTCGATAGGGTGAGAAAGTTCCCACCCATTAATTTTGATAAAATGCCTTTTCCCAAGTTTCATATAATTTCTTCAGATTAAATAACCTGGAATACATCGTTGTACCTTTTATATTCGGTTCTTTTACAAGGATTTCATTTCTAATTATTGTATCAATATATTCCATAGGTGTACCGGATTTGTGTATTCTAATTAATCTGTGGCTTTCTGCCAGTTTTGATTGAGTAAGTTTTTTATATATATTACTCTCTTCATAATATTTTTCATAAAATTCTCTGGCAGTGCGCATGATCCTAACAGTGCTTATTGTGGCATTCTCAGATCTTCCTTTTCTCAATGCACTAACTCTTGATCTTATCAAATATTCATTATCACAAATGCGTTCTTTTTTATCTTTTGACCTCTCTGATTCTGCATAATCAACGGATTCCTGCTCTGCGCAAAATCTACATAACAACAGTTCCTTTTGCGACACATGATAGTCAATTGGATATAAAGGACTATGAATTATCATATTCTCATAATCAACATCAGTTTTCTTTAAATTCATAATCTCTTCCGGTTCTAACTCAAGGAACATCAAACGAACTAACAGCTCATTTGGCTTTTCTACACCATCGTTGTAATCTGATGTTATCTTATATACCTCAGAACACATTTTTTCAAATTCTTCTTCATCTTTTAAATATTGCACTAGAAGAGAGCGTGACTGGTTAACTTCGCTAAAATCTATTTTTTCAAAATTATTTTCCCCAACAATTTTTCCATTTTGCAAGCACCAATCAACATAACTTTTTAATAAACTCATTGTTTGTATAAGGTTTCCGGCTTTTGCTCCTGTTTTAAGATCCAAAACCGTAAGTATTTCATCCGTATTCATTTCACAAATATCTTTATTGAATGTTGATTCAAGATCTTCAATGCCTTGGAAAATACGTATATATGCTTTATAAGAATTTTCGTTCGCTAATGTGTTCAAAAAATCTTTTTTCATTTTATCATTGTACATATAGCGTCCTCCTTTTCTTTACAAAACTGGAAAAAGTGTCGTCTGTTACCATCTACGCAATATTTTTTAATTTCATTATCTGTAAAGTCAGTATTTGCGATAATTTGAGTTAATATTTCTCTCCATTCAGGGTTTCCCTTTAAAATGCTGCTTATCATTATATAATAGTTAATCGCCAGATAATGAACTGACCATTTTGTTTTCTTTACCTTCGCAAAATTACTAAAATCACCATACATAATTTTTGTAAGATAATTCATAAATGTAATCAACCAGTCTCTTAATTCATCCTGATCTGCTTTTGTTTTTAACAATTCTACATCATAATATCTTGATATAGCCTCTGCAAATTCAATATATAGAATAAAGCCGCTTCCTCTTCTAAGTTCAACGCCATCTTTCGTAATATTCTTTACATACAACTCATCTGCATCACTACTTCTCATAATTGAGTCAACAATCTTATTCTGTACAGTCAGCTTCATAGCATCTTTGTGGCGTTTTGGAATAGGAACAGTTGTCCATTCCTGATTTAAGATTCTTCTGGTGTCTGTTGCGGTTAAATATGTGAAAAATATACCAAATTTATCATCCTGATGTTTTGTAGATAATTCACACGCAATAGAACGATGATTTCCGTCTGGTACAATAATTGTTCCTGATGTTATTGTCAAAGTTTCATTATCCTCATTATAAACTGGAGGATCAGCTTCACCGTCGTCCATCAGATTAAATCTTATACCATTATAAAAGAACTCACCGTTATTTATAAGATTTGCAATTTCTCTAGCACTTTTCTTATTTACTTTTGTTTTTAACTCACCGTATTTATCTTTTTTATAGTTTCGCTGCAACTCAGGTATGATTTGTAGTTTATTGGCATTTTTCAGTTTCTTAATTTCGCCTACACTTAACGGAAACATATATTGATTATCGGCAAGCTTTTGTACATGCTTAAAAACGATTCCATTTTTATAACTATTATTATCATTTTCTGGATCGTAATATTTATAATTCATAATTTCTGCTGGTTCAAAATAATCTTCTATTTTCCCAACAGTTTTTGATACTTTTGAGGCAGCATTTAAAATCCAATATAATTCTGCATCGCTTGCATCTTCAAGTGAATATCTTCCAGACAGCATCTTTAAGAAATCACCTGTTGTAATCTTATTGTCATGCATGATTTCTTCTTCAAGCTCTTTAGTCTTTGCTGGGCTAATACCCATAATGAATGATTTCACTTTTTCAATTAACTGATTCCTACTGTCTGTTGATTTCATGCGACTACCCCTTTCTATATTTTGTTATCTTTAAGATAACATATTTTTCAAGAGGTGTCAACATGAAAACAACAATTATTTCCTTTAGCTTATGTGGGTGCTCAATTCTTTCACGATTAAATCTCTTTCTTCATCTGTCATTTCCAGGTCTTTTTCTCGAATCTTCAGACAATCAGTATCGTTTTTTACAATTTCGACGCTTACAATATCATGGATTTCGTCATACACAATAATCGCCTCAAAATAAGAAGATTTATGTACAATAACTCCAAGTGCATCGCCAAAATCTACGTAATCATTTTTTGTGGATTTCTCAATAGCTTCTTTTACATTCACACACATGTTTTCTTGATAGTTAAACTTCATTCCTCTATTCCCCTTTCGACAGAATCCAAGTAGTAGCGAAATTTTCTAATCGAACGTATGTTTTTATATTACTCTTAATAACAGCATACGTCAATAGAATATTTTCAAAATCTTGAAATTCTTGCGACCTCAATTAATTTTTCATTATTATTTTCTACTGCCTCAGTAACCACAAGTTGCAAAAGTCCATTAAGATAATGACCAAGTTCAACATCTGGAACACCAATCTTCTTTAAATCATGTCCATTTATATCTAAATGTTTCAAATCATAACAATATTCACATGGATTTAAGCATATTTCTTCAACGATATCTTGTGCTTTATATAAGCACCGCATCATTAATTTGTCTGCATTTTCATCGTATATCATTTTTGCCAACTTAAAATTGATAGTTTTTATTATATCTTCTTTTTGATATTTCGATAATAAACGTCTTATATTCCCAACAGAATCCGTAATAAGTTCTTTTCTGCACTCCATAATATTACACACAGACTTTGAAACTTTGTTCGGGTATTTTATAAGAATATCAACTACTTTATGATAATTCTCTATTTTAGCCATATCAATTAAAATCGCCAGCTTTTCGCATAAGTCATCACAGTTCTGAACCATATCTATTGTTTTATCCCACTCTGTTATATTGGCAATGTCTGGCATAACATATTCCAAAATATCCTGGTATTCTTTCAATATATCAAAGTTACCACTAATTCCATCTGTGCAAATAGTCTTTATAAACTCACTTTGCTTTCTTTCAATCGCAATATGATCGAGTAACCCCATATGCTTTCTCATTGCTGTTGCAGTGCTTTCTTCTATTTTAAACTTGAATCTAACGGCAAATCTTAAAGCCCTAAGAATGCGAAGGGGATCTTCTCTGAATCTGTCATCCGGATTTCCTACGCATCTTATTATTTTATTTTTAATATCATCAACACCATTATGTAAGTCAATGATATTTTCTCCGTCATAGGCAATTGCATTAATCGTAAAATCTCTTCGCAGCAAATCTTCAGCCAAATTTCTTGTGTAACTTACTGTATCAGGGCGACGATAATCCGTATATTTTCCATCAACTCTATATGTAGTTATCTCATATGGTTCATGGTCAATTATTATTGTTACTGTACCATGCTTTAATCCAGCAGTCATAATACGGAAATCTTTGAATATTTCTATTATTTCTGTTGGCTGTGCTGATGTAGCAATATCCCAGTCGTGCGGCGTATATTCCATAATAGAATCTCTCACACATCCCCCAACAATAACCGCCTCATGTTTATTTTCTTTTATTTTGTTTAAAATCATTTTTACATTACTTGGCATAATTATATCAAGGTTCATAATTCTTTTTGTACACTCCTATCTCTGGTTTTCCATTTTTATCAACGATGTAATATGGAGATACAGACATACAACCATCCCAGGTATCATAAAAATACCAATACATAACTTTTGTATTTTTATCATACACAAGGCTTTCTCTCTTAGTTGTATTATAATCTCGATGACTAATTTCTATAAGATCACCATAAACGAAAGTTTCTTCTCCATATTCATTTACAACTACTTCTTTCCCACATCCAGCAGTAGAAAACATAAGCGTTAATGCTGTTAAAAATACAATTGCCTTCTTCATATTAATACACCTCCTGATTACTAAATCTCATTTTACCATATATGTCATAATATGTAAATATTTATTTCTTTTAACTGGAAATTATTTCCAGGAACATTTAGTTCTTAGAATGTGTTCTTTATTCATTTCAACAAGTATTTCATAAGTAGCCTCTTTATCTGGCTGTTCTGGTAATGATGTATTTTCTGCAGCGTACTTCATCTTCTTTTCAAGATTATCAACCAACTCAAAAAATTCAGAACGATACGTCCCATCCGATTTTTGATATTCACCGTTACGAATGCTCATAAGTAAGTCGTGATCTTCTTCCCGGTATGTAATGATTTCTTCTTTTGTTAAAATATCAATACACATAAGATACAGTCGAACAAGATGCATAGCGTGCTTGTTAAGGTGTAAATCATCTTTTTTAGTATTTCTCTTACCCAGTTTGTCGTAATCTTTTACGATGGTGTTAATTTCATTCCATATATTCCTGTAATCTCTTAGGGGGTAATGGTGTAAAACTACGTCACAAAACATTTCCACTTCCATATCTTCCCTTTCAGAGACATCCGAATATAGCTCAATACTGCCATATTCAAACTGTTTCATATTCTCCATGCGGCGCATTGCGGTATTATATTCACTAAATGCGTGCCGTAAAGCCCCATGATCGCCACAAAATGAGTATTTTATTGGTTCGCCATTGATTTTATGATACCGGCTCACAATGTCCTCCATAGCATGTGTGATTGAACCCAGGATATGTTTTTCTTTTTCTGCTTGTGGGTATGAATCTCTTGCAAGCGCATTCTGCAGTCTGCGTAACTGGCTATTCGCATATCCACCAAAAGTTTTAATTGCCCTCCTGGACAAGAAGATTTTTCTGTTATCAAGAAGTAACTGCCCTTCTGGACTGATAATAAAGTAGTGTTCTGGCTTACATCCAAGAATTTCTATGCAGTTAGGATTACAAGAAAGCAACAAGTCAATCATTTTGTTCAATCCATAAATTACAGTATCGGTGTTGCGATCCTCGAACTGCTCAAACTCAATGTTTCCAAGTAAACTTTCGATAGGATTAAAAGTGATTCCTCGAATGTCCGTATCTGATGTAGCAATATTCGTACCATAGGCGTGACTGCCACCATATGTAAGAAGAATAACATTATCTCCTAATGCTGGATCTTCTGTTAAAAAAGCATAATCCTTATTTGCCAGAAATTCCCAGTTCATGTTCTTTTCACTCATTTTCTTCACTCCGTTCTTTATTCATAATCGGCTGCAATACATTTTCGATAAAGTCATCGGAAAGTTCCGGGCGATCTGTGCCGTTACATTTAAGCACAACTTCACAACCCCAAGTTAAAACGCCACAATAATTAAGTGGCAGATTAGTAAGAATTGCTTTTATCTCACCATAGAAACCATCGTCATTATATTTCTTTTTATCTTCTGGTGTTACCCATCCCCAGGTACTTTCTCCACATCCATCAGCATCTTCCGGTGGAATATAGAATTTAATACATCCAGCCTTAAACTCTTCTTCTGATAATGACTCAATAAAATCGCCTTTATAAACCATACCACGTTCCTTGAACAGTTTCTTGATTTCTTCAATGTTCTCTGTATTACCCATTTCTTCTCTCCAATTCTTTATAGATATACTTTTTCATTTTTTCTTCAGCTTCCATCATCCACCAATATTTGCCGTATACATCTCGCACAGTTCCGCCACTATATACATAATAGTGTTTGAGTGGCAAATCCTTATACTCTGGCAAAAACAGGTCAACATGCCGCTTTACCTTATACCAAATAGCTCTAATGATACGATCCTCGAAATCTTCTATCGGATTTTCAATAGGATAATACAATCGCAACTGAGTGCCACATTTCTTCGCATCATATCCAGATAGCTCTCTTAGTTCATCTTTTGCCGGACATTCATCTGAAATACCAAGCCAAAACCAATACGCCTCTACAGACATAAACTTTCCGTCTTTTGTCTCTATTTCTTGCCTGTAGAAATTGCTCAACATGCGTCCAAGTTCTGTTTGACTCCCACTGTACACATTGATATGATTTTTGCCATCCATGTTCGGATCGAGTCTTTTCATCATATTACCTTCTTATATAATTCTGGAAGTGGTTGCCAGGCTGTAACAGAAGCTCCAAGATTTCTGCTATAACTCCACGAATTACTATATTCCCAATACATTCGCTTCACGACAGTAACACGGTTGTTTTTCAATGACACCATGACCGTCACTTCTCTTCGTTTCTTTTCACTATCATTAAAAAATTCTTCTGGCTTATAAATTGCAGAAATCCAACCATTTTCATCACGATATTTTTCTATCAATTCTTTATTAAAAATTTCTTTTCTCATAATCCCACTTTTTATTCCCATTAAATACTCTAACAAATACATGTACATGTGTATTTTTGTAATTTTCTATAAGTTCATTTTTATCCATTTTTGAATAATACACTTTCCATTTAGAATACACATCTTCTGGAACTTCATTATCTTTCAATGATTCTGTAAATATTTCTAACTTATTACAACAACAATACTCTTTTGTATTATCATATTCTCTCCCACATATGAAAAATTCAGCACTTTGGTATATAATTTTTTCATCAATAGGAAGATCGTGTATTCCCATGTACAAAACGTATTCACCTTTATAGGGTATTTCTTTTGCCTCAATCACTAATGGTTTCATATACAATTATTCCTCTTATAGTAATGGCGGAACAGAATAAATCCTGTTCCACCAAACATACTTTATCTTTTATGTTTTTTAGCTTTTGCAATACCGAAACCAACAACAAAAGCTGTTGCGATACAAACGACAAATGCTCCGATATTTATAACAATCATTATTTGTTACCTCGTCTACGTCTCATTTCTGCCAGAATATCATCAGCTTCGCGATTTCTTTCTTGCGCTTCCATTCTACGGTTCATAGCTTCAGAACTGGTATCATATGCAATTTGAGCACCTGCAGCACGTTCTCTGGTTCTCTGCGCACCCTCTCTTACTCTTTCAAGCATACGATCACTTTCGCTTGAACTTGCACTTGCATTCATTCCCTCATGTAAAGAAATAATCTGCTGATCTGCTTCCATCTGGTAAACTGTTCTTTCTTTTTCTTCTTTGAGTTCATCAAGCTCCTGCTTAATTGCATTGCGGATTTCTTCCTGCTGTTCTTTTGCTTTTTTGTACTCTTCGATAGTTTCCTTTAATGTATTGATTTTTCCCTGAACAGTAACTTTTTTCATTGCATACTGTCTGGCATTTTCTTCATCACCAGAATCAAAGCAACTGTTAATAGATTTGTCAATCTTCATTAACTCTTTCTTTAAGTCGTACTGCTCTTTCTCTGCTTCATCCAGCTTCCCAGCAATTTCTGTATATGACCGTTCTGCATTGCTGTATAAAGTTTCTTTTTCTCTAATTGCATTGTTGAAATAATCTCTTGCACCATCTGGTGTAGAAGCATCCTGTCTCACTACTTCTTCGGTTCTTCCTCTAAACTTGATTACAAGCTGCTTAAAGAATGTTTTATTGACTATTAGTGCCACTACTGCAACAACAACCAAAAGGCAAATACAAAAAATTACTACGTTACTTGTACCTACTGTCATTTTACGCTACCTCAATTCCAAATTTTTCACAGAGTTCTTCAAGCCCTCTTACAACACCCTCACCGATTGCGTGGAATTTCCAATCATTTCCATCACGATAAATTTCTCCGGCAATAATAGCAGTAGAATTTCCGAACTTTTCTTTAAGATCATATCTTGCGATTTCTTTTCCATTCTTGTTATTAATAACGCGAATGTATGAGTTATCAACCATTCCAAAATTCTGCATACGGCGTTCTGCTTCAAAGATAGTTGCACAAAATACAATTCTTTCTGCATATTTTGGCAGTTTTTCAAGAATGACCTTAATAACCTCATCATCTCCATCGCCAGATCCGGTAAGATTATCACCACTATGTATAACACCACCGCTCGGATGTTCAAGGTTATTGTAGAATATAAAATCTTCATCGCATCTTGTCATTCCAGTTTTTGTAACAACAAAAGCGGATGCATCTAAATCAAAATCTCCATCGTCATCGTATTTTGCTGTGTCCCAACCAAGACATACAGAGATTCCGTCTACAATACTATCTTTTGATAATGCAACTCTTTCTCCCTTTTTAAGACTTACTGACATGTTACTTTATCTCCTTCCTTATTTATATCTTTTTGCCATATCTGGAATACTGCTATCATGTGTTCCTTCTCCGATGGCTTTAAACTGCCACTCGTTGTTTTCATCACGATATAATTCACCAACAATAAGTGCTGTACATCTGTTATAATCATCTGTAAGATTGTAGCGACAGATTTCTTCTTTGGTTGCATCATCTACGATTCTTGTATAACAGTTTTTAATCATTCCGAAATGCTGCCCTCTTACCCTGCAGTTATAAATATTCACGGCTACAACTAACTTTTTAATATCTTCTGGCATTTTCTTCAGATCAATTGCAATCTGTTCATCATCATTCCTTTTACCTGTTCCACCAACAAGGTTGTCGCCTCTGTGCTTAATGCAACCACTGTCATGTGTAAGGTTTCCATAATAAACAATATCATCAGATCTTGTCAGACCACATTCTGCAACTTCTTCTGTTTTTGTTTTTGAGAAAAGCCCGAACAGCCCAGATGTTATTTTCTTTGAGATTTGTTTTGTGGATTCACGAAGTACGAACACAGAAGAATCACAATCAATACTGTTTCCATTCTGTGCCATATCCCATCCAAGTCCTACAGTTACATTTGCCAGTTTCTCTACTGCTTTTGAAAGATTTACTTTTTGTCCTTTTGTTAAACTTACCGCCATTCTTTATTTCCTCCTACTTAAACCCCGAAGCTATTGCAAAGTGCCTGTAAACCGCCAGAATATCCCTGTCCGATTGCATTGAACTTCCATTCTCCATTGTGGCGGTACAGTTCGCCAAGAACCATTGCTGTCTCTGTTGAATAATCTTCTCCAAGGTCATAACGAATCATTTCTTCATTTGTTTCTTTATTCACCATTCTAATATGAGAGTTTGAAACCATACCGAAGTTCTGTAATCTTTCTTCTGCCATATAGATAGTTACAGTAAATGCAACTTTTTCAATATCATCAGGAATTTTTGTCAGATCAACGATAATCTGCTCATCATCTCCATTGCCTGAACCAGTGAGATTATCTCCCATATGCTGAACTGCGCCACTTGGATGCTTTTTATTGTTAAAGTATATAAAGTCTTTATCACTCTTTACTTTTCCATTTGCACCGAGAAGAAATGCTGATGCATCCAGGTCAAAATCATCACCGTCATACTTATTTGCATCCCATCCAAGACCGACGATAATTTGCTTTAATCCTTCATTTCCTTTTGTAAGATCCACTTTCTGTCCTTTTACTAAACTTACCATTTTATTTCTCCTTATTATTTATTTTGTTTTACAGGAGCGGCTTTTTCGCCACTCCCTATTTATTAAATAAAACGAAATCGGATATGCCATAATGGTCAAAAAGATAAATGGTAAAAATTTTATTAGGCATGTTAAGATTAATCCAGTCGCATAACAAATCAATGTAATATTCTCAACTCTCTTATGCTCTTTATCTCTTTTAACCATATGATTTCCTACTTTCTTCTAGTGATTGCTTTTCTCACAAGATCAATCGGAATAATTAAGAATGCCAGGGCTACCGTTACACCCCACTGTGTAAGTGTCATTGCTGTACATCCCATAATTTCCCCACCAAACTGTGCAAGTAAAAATGTAATGACAAAAATCGCAATTGCTATCTCTACAAAAAGTTTGTTCTTGCCGATTCCTTTAAACAGGTTAAATCCATCTGTTCTGATATTGAAACCGTTGAATGTTGCCATCATCACAAGTAATGCAAATCTCGCTGTTGCATAAACTTCTTCGTTATTTCCAAATATATTCTGTATAGCTGGCAATAATGTGAGTCCAAAAATTCCTATAAATGCCATAACTGATACCGCAATCTGACTAACAGTTTCTTTTGATAACAGTTTTGATCCTTTTGGAATAGGCTTTTCTTTCATATACTCTTCTTTTGCTGGTTCTCCACCAAAGGAAAGAGAATTAAGAGAATCCATAACGATGTTAATTACAAGAATCTGCACTGCTGCAACTGCTTCTACAGCCATAATAATCGGATATAAAATACTGAGAATTACCAGACCTACATTGATAGGTAACTGGAATTTCAGGAACTTCATAACATTGTGCATGAATGTTCTTCCAAGAAGAACTGCATCCGTAATTGACACAAAATTATCATCTGTAATAATAATGTCCCCGGCTTCTTTGCATACATCTGTTCCAGATCCCATTGAAAAGCCAACGTCCGCAGCTTTTAAAGCTGGTGCATCGTTTGTGCCATCACCAGTCATACCAACACAAAGTCCAAGTTCCTGTGCCAGTCGCACAATTCTCAGCTTTGTATTCGGTGTAGCTCTTGCGATAACCTTGATATGTGGCAATTTTTCTTTTGCTTCTTCGTCGGATAATGCATCAAAATCAATAGCTGACATCGCAATATCTGTGTCATCTTTGATAAGCCCGGCATCTTTCGAAATAGCTTTTGCTGTGTCAATGACATCGCCAGTTACCATCATAACCTGAACACCTGCATCATGCATTCTTTCAACTGCTTCTGGTACTTCTGGACGTACATCATCACGAATAGCAACCAATGAAGTAATGATAAGATCATCAGGTAAACCATTTTCCGGCAATGCTGATCTACTATAGCCTGTTGCAATTACTCGCATTGCTTTTACCGTGTATGATTTTACAATATCTTTTAATTTATTTCTTTCAACTGTATGTGTGCCATTTTCATCTTCATATGAAACGGCTACATCAATCAAACGCTCTGGTGCGCCTTTATAGTATGTGATTTTTCCGTCTTTTCCATCAGTTTCAACTGCACTGAATTTATTTGCACTGTTAAAGCTCTTTGCATTCGTTACCTTTACAGAATCAGTGATTGTTTTATATTCATCACTATCAATCATAGTAAGTAATGCTCTTTCTGTTGCATTTCCACCTACAATGTTTTTATTCTCGTCATACATAGCACTGCTATTTAACGCTACATTCAACTTGAATAAGCTATCCACCATTGTTCCACTTGTAACTTTTTCTCTATTACACATTACATTTTCAACTGGAACAAGTTTTCCGACTGTAAGTGTTCCTGTCTTATCAGTACAAAGCAACTGAATATTTCCCGCTTCCGGAATTTTATTCGTATGTTTTGCCAGGACATTGTGCTTAATCATAATCTTCGCATTCTGTGCTGTTATAAGATTAATGATAAGTGGTAAACCTTCCGGCACTGCTGCAACAATAATGGTAAGTGCGGTTACTGCAATAGTAAGAATATTCTTCAGAACTCCAATCCAACCAATTCCAAAATATTCTGCAACGCCACCATATTGAATGATGTTTGTGATGATTAACGCTACTACAATAATTGAAGCTCCAATATACCCGAATTTGCTAATCTGTTTAGCAAGATCCTCTAACTGGATTTCCAACGATGTTTTTGTTTCTTCAATTTCATCAATAGTTGAGATTGTTTGACCGTTTACCGTATTAACTCCAACATTGGTTACAATCATTTTTCCCTCACCGTCAACCACTGTTGTTCCGGAGAATAATGCATAATAATTTACATAATCATCTGAATTTGCTTTTCTTTTTCCACCGATTTCGATATGTGGATTTCCTTTATTCCAGGCACTTTTTTTACATGGCTCAGATTCTCCATTTAAAACAGAATTATCTACTTTTAAATTTCCTTCAACAAGATATCCGTCTGCATAAATAGCCTCACCTGATTGAACAATAACCAAATCTCCAACAACAAGATCATCCGTGTTAATATGTTCTATCTTTCCATCCCTAACCACATTGCAATAATGAACCGATGTCCTATCCCTTAATTCTTTCTCACTTTTCTGGCTTTTTAATCCTATATTCATTCCAAGAAGCGCAATAGCAAGTAATACTACTGCAACGCCAATCGGTTCTGAATAAGAACCCTGTCCAAACACTGCAATAACTGTGAACACAATCATCATGGCTAAAAGAATCTGGTTTATGTGATCCTTAAATGTTTCCATGAAGAACTGCAGTCCAGTTTTCATTTTTTTCTCTGGTAACTTGTTTGTCCCAAATTTTTCTCGGTTTTCAACCACCTGTCTACTTGTTAGTCCTTTTTCCATCCTGTTTCCTTTCTTTTATTTTGTTTATCTTTATCTATATCAACAGTACAGGTTTTTATACCTGTACTGGAAATAACAACAACACACTCTCTAAGTATGTGTTCTTTTATAGGAAATGTACACGAAATATCAATATGCCATTTATCATAAATAACATACCAGTTGAATTTTACATTCCACCACTTTATTGATAATATATATGTTCCTGATTGAAAATAATTTCCTGAACTTCCAAACGGTTCAAAAAATCTAAAATAATCTCTCCCATATATAAAACCAAATACAATTATTAAACAAATTATTATTTTTACCACCTTCTATATAATATCACCATTTCTTTTGTATGTCAACTATTATTTCTTTTATCTTATTGATTATTTTTTATACCTGGTATCTTTTTTGTCTCTTGATTTTAAAATAACGCTGCGATATTTCTCATAGCTTTTTATGGACACATATTTTCCATTTATTACGTCGAAGCACTGTTCCCCTCTTGCCATTTCATATGCATTTGCTGTAATTACAATGTATACTTCCTTATCCTTATGAATATCCAGAATCAATTTAAAAAGTTCATCTTTCAATTCAACAACATTGTCAATACTAAACCCACTGTCTACTGCATCAGCAAAAATCCAATATTCGTTGTCATTCGGATTATTTCGGAACATTGATCCAATCATTTTCGCAAAGTTCCCCATATTTAATGCTATGTTCTCTCCCTCACTGGAACACATACTCGTTGCAAGAAATGTAATATCTCCGTAAAATTCGGCTTTGCTTCTTGCATTGCTGCCATCATTCTTTAGATTGTCAAACATTACACACGGGATATTTTCTTTTTGTACAATTCCGTATAACTGTTTCAATAGTGTTGACTTACCAGCACCATTGCAACCAACCAAAACCGTAACACCAGGAACAAGTTCTATCGTGGCTTTATTATACATTTTGATACCTTCACCATAGGCATCATTATCAATTTTGAATTTCCGTCCCATAGTTTTTCTACTCTCCATAAACTTGTACTGTACCATCAGCATTATATAATGGTGTTATACCAAATTTATAACCAGATTTGGCGATAAAATATTTCACTTTGGTATCTTTCGCATACACAATCCTATAAATTGCTCCTGAATCATCCCACTCTGTTATAAGTGTAAAATAGTTTCCACAAAGGCTATACTCTGTATTATCCTTTTGCCCAGTTACTTCTTGATATGTTTTTCCACATGCCGTACATGTAGTACATAGAATGAATATAATAGCTGCAAAACAAGCAACTTTGTTAATAATTTTCTTTCTCATTTATTTACCTCTACTTTTTATTGGTGTTCTTACCAGTGGCGAAGCTGTTGTATAATCACCATTCTCTTTTATGAGAGTCAACTGGCATCCACCCATTACTTCATAAGTAATTCCCTTTTTGTTATCAAGAAAAGCAAGTGCTTCATCTGCATCTTTAAAAACTTCCGGATAAATAGTTCCGTATGGATATGAAACCCACTGGTATATATCATGTCCATCAAAATGTCCACTGCCACTTCCACATAACATAAATGTGTTCACATGTTTTCCGGATTCAGCAGAAAATATTTTTACAATTCGTTTCATGTTTATTTAATTCGCCTTTCTAAAATAAATTTCCTTGACTGTCTACCAGTCCTTCATATCCGCACCATTTACATCTGCAATGCAATGACGCTCCATCAAAACCAGTTGTTTCATAATCTTTCATGTGACAATGCCAGCCTCTCTTGCAATAAATCTTTTGTAACGGTTTTACATGATTTGCTATGGCATATCCAATCCCGTCAAGAATAATAAGTGACATTAAAATTACACCTACAAATAAACCAATACTCACAATTACGCCAACCTCCTCTCTAAGATTTGATTTACCAATTTTCCATCTGCTTTACCCTTAACCTGTGGCATGAGAACTTTCATGATCTTTCCTTTTTCTTTTTTGGTTGGACTATCTAATTCCAGATCCTTCAGTACATCAGAAATAACCTTTTCAATTTCTGCTTCATTCATCATCTGCGGCGCGAATTGCTGCAGAACTGCCAGGCGGTTATTACACTGTTGAATAATGTCCGTTCTGTCTGCCGGTGTCATTTCCAGTGTTTCTTTTGTCTGTTTGATCTCTTTCTGTACTACTGCATCCTCTTCTTCTGGTGATAAAACTCGCATTTTATCAATTTCTGCATTCTTCAAAGCCGCCAAGAGTAGAGCCAATGTATCTTTCTTCTCCTTATCTTTTTCTTTCATGGATTTAACCATTTCGTTTCTTACTAATTCCTGTTTACTCATTCTTGTTTTCTCCTTTATATAATATTTTTATTATGCCATTTGTAATTTAGGTATTCTATCAACATCTCTGTTTGAAAACACTTCTATAAAATTCCCTTTTATATTAATACAACGTTCCCCAAGCTTTCCAATATGTTCAATATCACTAAGCTTACGAAACCTATTTTTCCCAATCCTTACTGTATATTTATAATAAATTTTGCTTAAATTAGCACAGGTCATATTCTCTTGTTTTAAAATATCCTGATATATCTCATTTGGAACTACTGCCACATTTATTTTTTTATATTCAATATTTCGTACACATTTATTTTCTTTTAACAATTCTCCACTTTCACAATAACTATATATATGAACTTCATCATTGAGTGGATTTATTGTACCTATGCTCGCCTTATACCCATCAATGTCATTTTGAGCTATTAAATTGACACTGATATTATCCCACACATTATTCATATAATCTGCATTTTTGTATGGTATTTTTAACTGACCATTATTTCTATCAAGTAGATTATATGTGTTTTCCAATAAGCTTTCGTCATATATTTTATAAGAAAATGATTCCGGAACTGTAACATACAAATAAACATCTTCATTATTAGAATGCTCTCTTATAGTTCCCAAGTCGTCGTGTCTACGTAATCTTCCGATAAACTGTATTAAACTTCCAATCGGACACAAACTGGAAATCCCATAGTCAAAATCAATATCAAGCGACTGCTCTATTATAGAAGTTGCAATCACTATACATCTTTTTCCTCTATGCTCTCTATTCTTTCCGAATTTCTTCAAAAGTTGCTGCGAAATACTGTCCTTTTGTTCTTGTGTCATTTCACTATGAAATTTTATAATTTCTGCATCTGGTATTTTATCAATCAACAAATCATATAATTCATCAACCTCTCTTATTAAATTCCTTTTTATACATATACACGAACCATTGCCAATTAAACTTTTGGCTAATTCAACGATTTTATCATAATCATTGTCAATATGCCTCTGTTCATATAATGTAATTCTCTTATTTCCTTCTTCAAATACTTTTTCCTGAATAAGTTTTCCTTCTCTGTCTATGATTGAAATTAACGGATATGCAGTTGATATTTCGTTGTACTCACCATATACTCCCAGTAGTTCTTTCTTCATTCTTACTGGTAATGTTGCAGATAACATAACAACTCTAATCCCAAATATCTTGCACATCTCTAAAAATCTTTTTATTACTTCTAACTGAAAATAATCTATGTCGTGAATTTCATCTATAATAACCGTTTTGTTTAGCAATCCCATAAATTCCAAACCATAATACGGAATCTTTCTCACAGACATTAAAATTTGATCTATTGTTCCCACTACATAAGGGTACATCAATTTAAGTCTTTCATCTGAAAGAATATACGATCTATCTAACACGTTATCCTCGTTGAAGTACGAAGTTCCAGTATATAATAATGCTTTTTCATTTATATTGCACTCTTTAAGAATGTCCCTAACTCTCCCCAACAATCCTTGCGCTGTACAAGTTGTTGGAGTGGCAAAATAAACACCGCCAGGGGATCTTGATAGTGCAGCATATATAGCCGCCTCTGTTTTTCCTCCACCACAAGCATCCTCAATAAGAATCAGCGAATAATCGTTTCTATCACAATATCCGCAAATAACATTCTGAATATTATTGGGACACTTAAATTTCCCAAAAATATTATGATATAATGAGTCTTTTTGTTCATAAGACATTGAAAAGTTGCTTATATACTGTTCCTTACATCTCTCAGATATATTATCATATAAATATTTCATATATTCAGAATCTTCTTTAAAATCAAGACTCGTTTTTAATCCAATCGTCATTTGCCCTGAAGCCAACCAATCAGCAAAAACAACTATACTTGTTATTATTAAAGAAACTAGATCAATAATCTCATTTCCGTCTACATCACTGTATAATTTCATATTTGTATTTTCTCCATTATGATACGGAAATAGTTTACAAATATATTTATACATACTTTTAATATCGTCCGGGATTTCGCAACAACTCAAAAAATCTCGCGTTTCTGATCTTCCCACTTTATTTTGATGGTGGCACGAAATAATCTTTTTGGCAATCCCTATATTATATCTATCTAAAATCCCATCCTTTTTTAAGAGCTGCTCCAAAATGATTTCAGAGTATACTTCATGCCGGAATTTTTTACAATCTCTTTCTGTTGGATTTTTCCAAAATTCATCGTGCATTTTTCCTATATCATGAATCGCCGCTAAAAAGATGACAAATCTTTTTACATCGTTTGTATCTGACTCCGTTAATTCAGATATTCTTTTAATAGTATTCCTGAATATTGTATTACACAAATATTTTGCTATTACACCAGATTCTATTAAATGAATGTGTAAATATTTATCTGGTTTTGCATAATAGTTCATCCAGTTCGTTATTTCTTTTTCGTAATTTTTTGTAATCAAATTTATTCCTTCAAAATCATTAAGTTTATATCTTGTTTCTCTAATTGTCTTTATAGAGAATTTTTGCTCTGCTTTATCACTGTAAATAAGTGTGGCAGAAATTTCTATATTTTCTTTAGATTCGTTTTCTAGCATATTCCATATGTATTCTCTTGTATTCGCAGGACAAGTTGACAAAAATACATATGGCTTTATTTCATAACAAAATCTAGTTAATTCACCTCTGATTTTATCTGGAATATTTTCACATATAATCAAAAACATTTTACATTTTCCTTAACCTAAAATATAATACCTTCTCTATATAAGAAGAAATACAGACGGGTTTTCCACTACCATTTGCATTTTTAGAACCACCTTCTCATGCAGAGAAGAAACCTTACAAAAGGATATGCTCAGTGTTACAATACAGGAATTACCTTCTCATATAGAGAAGAAGCATCGAACATATGTATCTATGTGACAAACACGAAGAATTACCTTCTCGTATAGAGAAGAAACTTCTGTTTATCTGTATTTATGCTCGAACATTTAGAATAACCTTCTCATGTAGAGAAGAAACATCGGTGCTGCCAATCAAGAGCAATCAACCGCTCAGAATAACCTTCTCATATAGAGAAGAAATTGAAATCCCCATTTCGAGGCAACAAATAGATTTAGAGTTACCTTCTCATATAGAGAAGAAATAAAGAAGCTATAAAAAAGCCAAGCGAGGACACAGAGTTACCTTCTCATATAGAGAAGAAATTTTTGATATGGATTCCGGCAGCAGTCGCGCCATAGAGTTACCTTCTCATATAGAGAAGAAGCCCTGACAAGTCCTTATGATACGATACACTATGAGAATTACCTTCTCATACAGAGAAGAAATGTCTGCACAACTGCATCGTGATCTGACTCTTTAGAATTACCTTCTCATATAGAGAAGAAATTAAAAGCTTACTTTCCCACTTCTTTCTGCGGTGAGAACTACCTTCTCATATAGAGAAGAAACAGAGGGATAATTGGAGGATCAGATTCTTTTTCGGAATTACCTTCTCATATAGAGAAGAAACACAAAAACTTGCGGGCTATCTCTTGATGCGTGGGGAATGACCTTCTCATGTAGAGAAGAAACTGTGCCACGCACCGGAAGCTCTCCATATTCAAGAATCACCTTCTCATATAGAGAAGAAACAGCGGCTAGCACTGTAAGAAATGGCTTGTCTTTAGAACTACCTTCTCATATAGAGAAGAAACCGGCAATATTCACCTTTATGGCACACCTGCAAGAGAATAACCTTCTCATGTAAAGAAGAAACGTACTCAGATTTTCTTGAAAGTTCTCTCCTGGAGAATAACCTTCTCATGTAGAGAAGAAACTTGATCCATTTGAGATCTTTTCCCTCGCAATTAGAATAACCTTCTCATATAGAGAAGAAACTGATAAGAATTTTTATGTCTATTGATTGCCTCAGAATAACCTTCTCATGTAGAGAAGAAACATGTTCCGCGGTTGCAAATGCTGATCTGATCTGAGAATAACCTTCTCATGTAGAGAAGAAACTCCATAGTTTATAAGATTACAAACGGTAACATAAGCCCACTTCCATATGATTTTTGCTGCCCGATTCCATTTTTGCAAGCTTCAATGAATTTGTCACGATCATCTATTCTTACACGTAAAATGAATGTCGATATTCCTAATTCTCTGCTCTTCACACCGTCCTTTGCAATATAGCACGATGTTTGGATTTCTTTATAAATTTTTTTCACCGTTGCACCGGATTCCAACATCTTTCTTATAACCCAATTTTCTTTTTCATATGAATCAGTAATGAGCATTTTTCTACTACTATTTTTTTCTTTTGACTTTATAACGTCAGTTTTTACTGGGTTCACATGAATCTCAATATCAATTTCGTCATCTTCTATACATTCATCATAATTGATTTCTTCAGAATGAACCACAGAAAATCCTGTACATGCTTCAACATTTGGTTTATTTATAGACTGTAGAAAAATCACCTGATCTTTTTCATCGTTATAAAATAACACGCCTTCTTCTTTTCTATTTGATTTAAACATCCGCATAATTGTCTTATGCATCTTATCAAAATCATGCAACTCCATTCGCATTTTTTTTATGTCATATTTTAAAATATATAAATACATAGCATCTAACCTCTGCAATTCCTATACGAACACCTTTTTGTTATTTTGTACATCTTACTTACATCAACTCTTTCTACTCCTTTGAAAACATTCCCTGCCGGATATTCCTTTCGACCAAGGTATAAATCTCTCTTCGGATGTTCAAGACAATAACCAATTCCTTTTGTAATATAATCATCATAAAGTCTAAAATACAAAACGAATTTCTTATCTACTATGGCTTCTTTTCTTACGATAGAAAGCCCTTTAGGATCTATTTTCCCATTTCCACACATATGCTTATCCATGTTCGATTTATGAAAATCTTCCATGATTGAACATGCTCCACTCATATCTGACTGTTCTGTATCTAAATATAGTTCAATATTATCTTCGATATAATCAATAAGTGGATTTTTATAAGTTAGATTTAGTGCGTTTTCAATTAATCCTCCAACTCCTGATAAGGTTGGTATGTATGATGTTCTTTTAAATATAGGTGTACTTGCAGTACCCCACGATTGAAGTGGGGCAGCAAATACTAATTTTCCGTATAACTTTTCCATTAGATATTTTCCTTTACAAAATCCATAATATCTTTTTCCTTATATGTCACACTTACATTTTCATCCGTAAGTCCAAATTCTTCTTTTCTAGCAAAATATGAAGGACGTAAAAACAGCTTTTTCTTCTCTTCTTTTATCCCCTCATTGTTTTTAATAATAGCAGAATCAATAAATGTGTTTAAAGCATCAATCGAATCTTTGGCTGGAATACGAAAATCCACATCATATGCATCTCTTCTTTGACCAAATGTAACATACATTAATATAGGTTCTGATTCTGAAAAGTATGAATTTCGTCCTCCTGTTGGATGTGACCAATAGATAGCTTCCATGTAAATGCCGATAATTAAACGTGCTATTTCTCTCGCTTCTTCTCTTGTTTCTATTCCATTGTATCTCATTTCATTTTCGATCATCTGATTTATGTCAATACAGTATTCTTCCAGTAAAAGTGGTGAACTAATATCTATATCAAATAAGTTTGCTGCACCAGGATTCTTATACGGATCGTATTTGTTTCCAAAAACAGTTTCTCTTCTTGACTGATAACTAGAATTGTATGCCTCTTCAATTACACTAAAAGCACAAGCAACGGAAACAGAGCTATTAATTGTTTTAATGAAGCATGTGCTCATTCTTCCAAGTAAACAAAGTAAATGTCCGCAGCTATGTAATTTCCCAATTCTTAAAATAACTTCGTTTTTAAATTTAGTCTGAAGCTCTTTATCCGAAAAATCATCTACCGTTTTGAAAAATTCAATAAATGTATCTGCAATACATTTAATCTCATTTACAGAATATTTATTACTTTCTTTTGTTGTAATTGAAATACTTTCACTGCTTGATTTTTTTGGTTTCTTGTTACATTTACTATCACTCTTATCATTTCCATCTTTAAAAATATTTTTCAAAATCAATAAAATTCTATCTTCCTCATCATCACTTAACTCTACACCAGTTTCCTTTTTGAAATAACCTCTAAGATATTCGGCTAAAATAAGTTCACCAATTCTTCTTGTATCTCTTCCAATATCTAATCCCTTATATAGCTGCTTAATATATTCTTTCTGTCCATTCTTGATCGCCGCACTACTGCAAAACGTTCTGTCAACTCCATTGTAAGTAATAGTTTTAATATTACCAACGCCATCGCAATTTAAACGGGCAGCTTTGTATGATCTTAATACATGTACATTGATAATATTATTTTCATTGTCATTCATTCTTCTTTCAATAATTTCTTTAATGCATTCAATTTCTGTCATTTTTCTTTCCTCCACTTGATAAATATTTTATTAATTTTTTCCCTGAATATTCCCAATTGCAAGCAAGCATATATAAATCATACATGTCACAACCATTTTCTTTTGATAATGATTTTATTAACCTCTGACATATCCTCTTTGCTGTATGATTAAATTCCTTCTGTGTTACAAATGTTTCTATATTGCTTTTTGCTGATCCTGAAATTTCTGATGAATAGTAGTTTCTTTTTAATATATCACCTATTTTACTTGCCCCTGCTCCAATTGGATCTCTCATATTTAAAGCTAAAGAAACTACAAAAAGCAAATTTCCATCAAACTTCTTGATTTCAGGAAAACTTGTATAATACGCAAGCAACTGTTCTCCACTAAGCTCATCTTCCGAATCTACATTTATTGCTTTTTTCAAATCTCTTCTTCTTTTAGAATTTTCTCTTTTAGTAAGAAGATTAAGTCCTTTATAAAACTCTTCTCTGCTTAACATATACACTCCCCGCACATTGTAAACCGTATTATCCGGAATATCATTTGCACCATATTCTTTATATAAATATGCGAAAAATTTATTCTTTCTTCGTTCACATTCGATTCCTATAAACCTATCGCCATACTTTTTAAATATTTTTATGGCTTCGGTTGTTACCCATTTAATCGCATTGTCTTTGTCGCCACTATTTATAATATCCATTAAGTTCTTATTTATAAAAAGTGCAGTTTCACATTGATACATGAAATTGTTTAATGCTGACTCTGCGATAACTGATCCTTTTGCTTTTCGGTTCTCTCCAAAACGTCTAATAGTGTCTATATCTTTAATTGCTTTGTAAATCTCTTTTGCAATCGCTGCTATGTCATCACAAACTAATCGCAATAGTTTTACATTTACATTTTTATTTATTTGATACTCCAAGTTAATCATTTCTCTAACCTGACTGGTGTTTATTATATCAAACCCAACCAACTTAATAGAAAAATCGTCTGGGAGAAATTCGATATTATCTCTAGCACTATTTAATCCGCTTATACCCATACCAGAAGCGATAGAGTTTCCTGATGACGGTATAAGAGCGTACATTTTCAAAAATGGCTTGTTATCTATTCCAGATCCTTCTAAGTCAATACAATTGCAAGCTTTCAGTTGCTTCCCATTCACTTTATAAACATTTGGATCGCGAACCTTCCATATTTTTGAGATCTTTTCTCTTTGTCCCGCATTTATTGATGGTTTTTTAAAATAAATGCTTCTTATAACCCCATTTTCATAGTCAACATTTCCGTATCTTATAAAATTATACGGTGTCATATAACAATTCATAAATTTTATTTCGTGCAAGCCATTCTTATCATTTTTGTCGCGGTCAATTTCTGAATATATTTTCAGCATATCCGAATACTGTTTTCTTCTATAAAATGGTACTCCTGAATAGTCAATATCCTTCGACGAAATATTTAGAAGTAATGTTTCAAAAACATTATTCGCTTTTATAATGCCAATCATAACAGTATTACCTAATAATGTAGAAGCCCATCCAAGTCCATTCGCTCCAGAATAAAACATTCTGAGACACAATATATACAAATATTCTTGGAATGTCACACTTGCAAATTTTATATAACTGTTTTCCTTTGAATACACAAAGCCGTTTCGTGTGGTATCTTCCTTGTAATAATTTTCATATGCTTCTACATCCATATACCCGTAAAACATATCATTTGTTTCTTTTTTACAGGTTGGAACAATAAAACCAATTGGTCTTTCTTTTGCTTCAATTTCTCCGGCTGCATACTGTGCGAATGCTTTTTTCTCACCAAGCAGCTCAAATGACGTTCCTTCTTTTCTGCAGTTGTCAAAATATTCTCTAATAATATCCATATCAAATCTGCCTTTTTTAAGAAGATCATATATATCACTTTTTCTTTCAGTTGATCGCGGTTTATAGATGTCACACAAGAACAAATCTAACAATCGAATAATTCCAACTGCAGTCATATCAACTCCCAGAACTGGCAATATTTCTTTGTATTCATGAGCATTTTCAAAAAGTTCAAGAACAGATACATTTATATCATTTCCACTCTTATCTTTAACTCTGATGCATTTACTTTCTAAAATATCGTATGTTGTATTCATCAATTTCCTTTCTATTATATTTTATATTTTCCCTATAGTTAAAATTCCTTCGTCTAACAACTGATTTATATATTGCAAAAGTGTTTCCTGAGTTTCCAAATCTTTTTCTGTTTCAATTTCTTGATAATCGAAAAACTTTTTAAAATTGTTTTTACCCATACCGCCCCAACAAGTACAATAACAATGAACTTCGTGGCGATAATACGGCTTATCATAAATTCCAATCCATACAGAATTGTCAGTACAATACTTTCTATCTGCATCTGTTCCAATGCTTTTTGAAATACACCAGGCATTTATCACATCATTTCGCCAGAACAACGGCTCTTTGATTTTAGAGCAATCATTTACAATCAGTTTATTTATGTCTGAAGGTTTCAAGTTATATTTATTCTCGACTTTTGGTTTTCTCATATTGCAGCCTCCTAGAATGATAACCACGAATCTTCATCGTTTGGATCAATATAAGAACTAGATAACATATGTATTTCACCACAACATTTACACACCACTTCATGTCTTTCCCTGTCATTGATAATATCACAATATTTTACATTCATAGGTAAGTGGCAATAATACCCAACTGCATTCTTAGTGTGACCACAAGGGGCTTTAGGTCTTTTCCCAAACAGTTTGAATAATAACCATTGGAATTTTGCATATCTGCGTTCATCCAATTGAATTTTCCAAAGTAAAAATCTCATTCATATCATCCTTTTTTGCTATGTATTTTTAGGTCACGACATCCAAGCAGAGACAACTTTCAAATCTTCTTTCTTTACAAGATCTTCCGAAATAACTAAATCATTTTCATTCATTTCGTATATTTCCTTGCATTGTTTCTCAATTCTGTCTCTATCCCTAGGTGTAAATAACCCGCCGCGTCTTATTTTTATCTCGTTACATTTGGCTTCTATTGCATCTTCAATAGGGACACCATTCATACGCATTTCGATAATACCATTACTGCCACAAGGCAAATAGAAATGTTTCTGGCACTTTGTACAAGACTCTTTATAATACGTGTAATTTTCGTGTCCTTTAATCTGAAAAGCACATCCAGAACTAATCCATCTTTCACTACGTTTCTTACAAAGCGGGCAAAATAATATGTTATTAATTGGAAACATCCTGTTCTTTCCTCCTTGTACCATAATCAAAAGCTCCAATATCTTCTGTGTCTACACATTTTACAAAGTCCTCTATACAAGCATCCATATCTTCGAAATACATACTGGTCAACGAATGCGTGAATATTCCAGGAGCACGTTCTTCTATGGTTTCACAATCTTCTTTAGCATATCCCCCACCAACCAAAACAAAAACTGTTTTATAGTCTTTCTTATGTTCATCCCAGAATTTCTTTATTGCTTCGAGAAGTTTTACTCTTTCAAGAATTTTACTGTTTTCAATAACATCTTCTATAACGCCTTTCTCTGGTGTAACTTCAGAACATGCTCCATATTTTTTATATCTTGCAGCATACTCTTCGCTAATTGGCGCATATAAGCCTTCTGGGATTTTTTCATTGTATGCGATTTTTAAGTTAGTTCTTAATCCCGGCAAATCATTTCCTTCAAGCAAAATATCATAACCATGTTCCTGATCCACTTTTATCCTTGCTAATTGGTTGTAAGGAACGATAGTATCTGGATCAATTGCAACTCTTTTGAGTCCCAAATATGCTGACTCAACACCACAACCATACGATCTATAATCATTATACTCTATGTAATATTTCCAAGTATTTTTTGGACAATATGCTGCCTTTGCTACCACAACATAACCAACAGCAATCTCATTTGTGCCGATTATTCGCGCCATATATGTAAATGGTTCTTGTGCATTTGTGGAATCAAAATTATAATGTGGAGTTCCTACTCGCATCATTTTATTTCTTTCTCCTGTACATATTTCGCAAAATCAACAAGCTGCTTTCTTTTACTTTCAGCATCACTGTCATTCGTATAAACATATCCAAGTGTTATTTCAATTGTCTTACATACTCCAATGATGCATCTTAAATTTTCGTCTTTCCCTGAATATTCATATTTTATTCCGGACGCAGCAAGGTCAACAACTGAAAGCACCCAGTCTATAACTGTTGTATCTTTTCCTGCCAGCTTATCAAAAAATCGCTTGTACTTTATAAACACGTATTTACAGGCATATCCAAGTGACTTGAATATTGCGTCACATATTCCAATGATTTCCATAAAAGCTTTATCCTTGTCACTTGAAGTTCCTGATCCGCATGATGATCTTGCAATTTCCAATATGCTATCAGCCCAGTCAATTACAATATTCCCACTCATGTTATACCTTTCTTACCTGAATAAACTTGCCTGTTTTTCAAGCATATGTGCGAAAATTCCGCCTATGGCTTTATTTACTGCACTGTAAATATCTCTCTGTGTTGCCTCTTTATTGGCTTTACACGCTTTACTACAATATTTTAATCTCCGGCAGAGTTTACAATTTCCATCGGAAAGCCAGCGTTCATTGTCAATTGATTTCGTCATAACATCTTTCCTCTTCGTCGTTATCACTGTCAGCAGAAAAAATAATCTCTTTGATTTCATCAGCCTTTTCCTCTGGCAGATATTCTGAAAGTGGGAATAACTTGTCAATTTCTTCAAATACAAAACCAAGTGTTCCAATAGCTCCTATAGCCTGATGAAATTTCGGAATCTCATCAAGAATTTCTTCTGACACAATCTCAGTACAAGCCTGAGCTTTTTCCATAAGGACAAAAAATTCATTTGTCAAAATCTCGACAAACTTTTTCATATTTTCGGAATCTTTGTTTTCCGGATTAACTGTCGCAGCCTGAGTTGCTTTCACAGGTCTTTTTCTGTAATGCCCGTTTCTATTTCTTCTCTGGTGGCTTCTATTTCCATTGAATTTCTCATTGTTATTCATATTCTAATCGCCCTTTCGTATTATCATATCTTTCATGCTTTACAATTCTTAATGCTTCTGCAGAATCGGAGTCTGGATCAATGTCGTCCAGACTCGTTTCTTCTTCCTCTGCAATTTGTTCAACTACAGATTTAATATCTTTTGGATATTTTGTGCTTAATACCCTGTTTAGTGTGACAACTATAATGTCAGCTTTTTCGTATAATGATTTGCTTTGACCTTTAAGCATTACTGCTTTTCTCAGATAAATCGAATCATCATAATCCCAGTCCATCGACATACGATCCTGGAACTTTACATATATATCGCTGTCTGTATCTACACTGGCAGCAGATATGGCTGTAAATACAAGAAGCACAACAATTATAACTGAAATTACTGCACACACTTTTCTCGTTGCACGCTTACTATAATTCATCTTATTCTCCTGTACTTATCCTTTTGTAGTAATACAGCTAAGTAAATCCACTCCTGAAAACTTCAAAACAACTTGTTACTTTCATATCTTTACCCATTATTTATTTCTATTAACTTCATTTGCTTTTCAGGTGTCTTTCTTAGAATTATGTTTTCTAATACAGACACCGAATGAAGATAATATTCCTTATTTAGTTTCGTTGCTTATAACCTGAAAATTCTCATGAAATATATCCAAATCTGTCTGGAATCCATATTTATCTTCATCAATTATATACACATCTTCGCCCTTAAACATGCATCTATATGTATGCCCCTTGATGAAATTGCTAAATCTGCCATCTTCCATAAGAACTTTTATATCGTCTTTTGCTTTTACTATTGCCATTGTACTTTTCAATAGTCTACACTCCAAGTCATAAAATGTTCACATCATTATAATACTGTTCCATGTTTTCATCTTCAAGACCACAATATCTCAATGTAACTTTTGGAGTTGCATGATTAAACATTTCTTGAAGGTGACACAAAAACATTGCATCATCCTGATGTGCCTTTAGCTGCCAATAGCCAAATGTCTTTCTCAATGAATGCGTTCCTACGTTAAAAGTAATTCCTACTTCCTTCGCTGCTTTTTTCAAAATATTGCCAGCCGGACGAACCTCAAGGTGTCCATTTCCTTTTCTACTTTTGAAAATGTATTCATCCCTTCCATGTATTTCCCCGTTTCTTATATACTGTTTAAAGTATTTAAGAATAGCTTTTTTGCAAGACTCATTCAGATAGAATGTACGCCACTTGCCAGTTTTTTCTTCTTTTATTCTGATTGCGTTTGCAACTTCTGAATAATTATCCGGGAAAACCTGTCCCCATGTAAGTTTCAGGAGATCCCCTGCTCTAAGACCAACATTTACACCAACAACAAATAAGAGATCATTACGCCACATCTTTTTCTCAACGAAATAATTGTGCATTTTCTGAAGATCTTCTTCGGTTTTGAACGGATAAACTCTCTGTTCTTCGCCCTCTTTGTAGTTACCTTTTTTCTTTGGCTGTTCCTCAACATGCTTTACAGTAAAATTTATGATCTTTTTATTTTCTTCTTTTAATGCGGATGTTCCGTTGATATATGTTATCATAATGCTCCCTCCTTTATTGTTGTTTTTTATTCAATGCTCTTTTTCAGTGTTCCAATCCACTTCTGTTTGTTATAATCTGATGTATCTGAAAGTGCCACATAATTCATTAACTTATCAATATGCTGAATTGTATTGTTTACAGCCAACATGAAGATTTTCTGTTCGTTGCAACTTTCCAGTGTTAAATATGACTCATCCTGGCACTCTGAATAATCAAGCCCAAATTCGCCACCACTGATAATTGTCTGTCCCATGAAAGTAATGCTCCATGCTTCACGCTTCATTCCATCTGTTTTATAATGAAACTCAAACATCTCTGAGTCTTCATTGCTATGATGGTGGGTTTCTGTAGGATCAAACTTTTCATTGAGCTTGTCAATGATTCTCCCTACCATTTCCATATCTGGATTAATAAATTCTTTTCTTGAAATACTATACATTTTTTACCCTCCTATTGTTTGATTTCCTTGTAATTATATTACCATATTCCTCCGGCAATTTCAAGTGTTATTTACATTTATTTTGTTTATCTTTCATCAATTCTATCTGCATTTCCCTATAATAAGGTACTGTCATTAGTTCCCGGCGAATTTCATCATACATCTTATGCAGCTTCGGATTTACCCATTTCATCCACTCTTTACGATCATCCATAACCATAAGCTTTCTAACCTGTGTGGCAGAAATAGGGATTCTTCCACGATTTACAATAAGCTGCGACATATCAACCACATCTTCTCTTGCGAACCAGTGGTTTCGCTCTTCATCATCTCCGGTAATCATCAACTCTGGAACTTTGTAGATATATCTGTCTACATTCTCCAGAAGATACTTGCCCCACTCCGGACGAATATCATTCTCATCTGTCAGATCAGACAGTGCATAAATCATGATTTCCGGCGAATCTCTGTATATCTCTTTCAGCATCTTCGTTCTGGTGTTGATATTAAGCGGATTTCTTTCTGTCCCGCATTCTTGTGATGATCCTATTAGAATTAAGATCCTGTCGCAAAGTTGTGTCCCCATATTTATGAGCGATTCATGACCTATATGATAAGTCTGGAATCGCCCACAAATTAAACCTACATCATAAGGCTTCATTGTTCTGTTCCTCCTAAAATTCTTGTTTTGTCAAAGTCCAAAAATCAATAATACAAACGCTACTGCTAACATCACGAATGACATCATGGCTAAAAATACTCTTGTACCAACTTTTATAGCATTCATATTCGTAAGCATATACCAACAAGTCAAACTAATTATTACACTTGAAATACTTCTCATAGTTTTTCACATACTCCTATTTTAACCCATATCTACGATAAAGCCATTTTTTTCTTCAGCAAAAAACGATTTATACGGTACATCGTAATCCGGTATGAAGCCAATCTTTTTCATCATACTTCCGCAATACGGGCAATAATTATAATTTTCATGTTTCTTTTTGATTTCTTCACATCTTTTACACATATTTTTCCTTCAAATGGAGCTGACGGGAGTTGAACCCGTGTCCGAAATACATACTAACTACACAATCTTTTTACGCAATACTCTTTCATTTGGATATTTATTTTTAAACGTCATCCTAGCGAAAATGAGACAGCTAACCGTTTCCCAGGTATATACTGGTTTCTCGTCCACCACCTATTTTTAAGAAAAACAGGAAACTTCTGCGGGAATTTCGGCTCTATATAGATTATATCCCACAATCATCTATATAGAGTGTAGACTAGGCTACCATTCTTAATTCTTCAGCGTTTAATTTAAGTCGGTTGTTAGGCAACCACTCCTGCGAATTATGTCCGTTCTGTACCCCGTCGATACCATTACAGCCCCATATTTGTTTAATATCTTCTATTTAAAATAAAGACTCTGCATCTCCAACTTATACTACCATTTCCAAGGAATGTCTCAAATTCTTCCACTACTTCATAGCATATCGGAATATACCCTACACCAAGCTGATCTTCGTACTCTCTTGGAATGCAAATCCATTTTCTATCTTTTGATATTGTGCAACTCTGTACTGGCATCCCATCGAAATTATTTTCGTCAACCACCAGAATGTGAAACTTATACTCGTCAAAATCCGGCGTTTTACTTTTTATACGATTTACAATTTCTTCATAATGTCTTGATAGGCTGTCCATCAATTAAAATACCTTTCTTAATATCTATTTTTGCCAGTCCCTCAAATGATTGATATATTGGCAAGCATTCTTTTTTCGGTAATCCATTTCTGCCTTTCTCATATGCAAAATTCACAGTTGTACATTCCAGAATGTCTCCATTCAAGAAATCCTGATTTACCCATCTTCTACGTGGAATTTTTACACTTGTAACTTCTCTTCCATCCAACATAAACTTAATTGGAAATCCAACAAGCTTAGAATCCATATAGTATTCATATGTGCAAGTTTTCCATACACTGTTTTTGTGCATTGGACATTCTTTATTGAACTCACAGTTTTTAAGAACTTCATTGTATTTTTCCCAACTCTGAAACTCTCTTTTTATCTGTGGAAGCACTGGATCAAAATACTTACATATCTCATGTGCATGAGATTTTCTGTAAAAGTCACCTACTACAATTTTGTTTAAAACACATTTCATAGGTCTTGGATCTGTTGGGTTCTTACGTCCCATATCCTTACAATGGCTACAGTCAGCGCAGCGGAATACAGAACCAAAATCTTCATACTCGCAACCTCTGCAAAGTCCATCATAATAATAATCTGAAACGTATTTATCACATTTGGCTTTTCCTTCTTTGGTTGCTTCAAAGATTTCATTTTCTTTCCGGCTGTCATCGTAATACTCAAACATATCATTAGAAAATCTGGCAGCATCACAATAGCATTCAACGATATATTTCACTTCTCCGTCTTTTTCAACAACATCTTTTACCGTTGTTAAATGTGTTTCAAATTTCCAACCAACAGCAAAAGCGACATATACCATATCACCTACTTTAAACACTGCCAAAACCTCCTAATAATTAACTATTTCTCTTATTTCTTTACCTGGCGTAAAGTGTAAGACTTTTCTGCCTTTTATATAGAGATCTTCTTGTGTATTTGGATTTTTCCCCATCCTACCTTTTCTATCTCTTGTATCAAATGTGCCAAAATTCACAATTTTTAATCCACCGTATAATTTTACAGCTCTTTTGACTTCCTCAAAAATTAAGGTTGTCCATTCTTCTACGTCTTTCTTTGTACGTCCAGTATGATCGCTTACCATATCAACGAACTCTCTCTTGTTTATCAAACAACAATCAACATCCTTTAAATATAATAAGCCTTATTGTGTATATCTTTTATTTTTGCTATCTTACATATGTTTAAATGCCACTCCACGCTTTTCCATTGAATCTGCAAGTGCGGAACTTCCTCTACCTCTTCCAACGATTGTATAATCTGGAGTAAACACTTTATTTATCTTTTCAAGCATTTCTACCGCTTTTTCCGGGGTTTCTGCCGGGATCATGTATCTATTACCTGAATTAATAATTGCCAGTTGTTTCTGATTTCCATACGTATCTCCATATAAAAGAGCGATTTTATCTGATTTAAAATTAATTGCTTTGTTCCCAACAAGGATTATAATTCCATCCGGTGCAGATACTTTTACAGTGCTTTTATTGTATTTTCTTGCAATCAGCAGCCCTATGTACCCATCTTTTAAAATAAGGTTTTCAGAAACAACGATCTCTTTAATATCACCGTTTTCCAGATATTTTTCTGTATCTTCCATTACTTTAAGTGGTGACGGATTTGATCTCCTGAATGCTTCTGTTACAAGTATACTGTCAGTTTTAACTATAAACTCTGGCTCTTTTGGCTCAGTCATGTACTCTTTCTTCACCTTAAGAGTAGTAATTGCAGCTTCAGCAATCTCTTTTATAGCTTCCAGGCTTTCGACATTATCGAAATTCATGATTAATGGTGTTGGTGAATTTTCACCATACACACGTGTTCCGATTCCAAGCGGTTTTCCATTTGCAAATTCAATTGAAACTTTATTTGGATCATCAGGTCTAGGATTCATACCAACGTGTATATCACCTTTTCCAAAATCACAAACCATCTCCCTAAGTTCCATCTGGCATTTCTGTGTAATCATTATTTCTTCCTCCTTATATTTCTATTATCTTCTTTTTGGTATGTCGCTCAATAAATTCATCAAAAGTCATTTGTTCTGCTCGCTTTCTGGCATTAATCGCATCCTGAATATTATCAAAATAGCCAAGATTATAATTTTTCCCCTTAAAAGCTATTCTCGCATACCATTGACCTTTGCAAGTGTGGAACGAAACACCTGTGCATCCAGAAGTATTGTTCTTTTGGATTTTTTTATTCTTAATCCTTCCTAAATTTGTTCCTGTTGCCATTTGTTTCACCTCACATTTTATATATTATCATACTTTTTATTATATGTCAATCATTATTTTGTTTATCTTCTATTCATTTTTATATGGGATTTCAATTTCAATGAAATTCTCTCTATGTTTATACCAGTCTTTTGTAGCTTTTGGACTTAATGCCAAATACGTAGCACTAGCGGACAATTTTGAAGCCTGTAGCATATTCCTTCTTTCGCTTTTATTATCGTTACAATACTTAAAACACCCTTCTGCATTGTACCAAGATCCGTTGCTACACTGTAAACATCCAAATAACTTTATTCCGTCATCTGTTTTTAAGATAACCCCTTTCATCACTTCTGCTCCTTCGATTTTCAAAAAGTTCTCTTTCTTTTTTCTCCGCTTCACGTGCTGCATATATCACTGCTATATCCATAACAACCAGCAAAACAGCAATAATAATCAACAGGAGTAATATTGCCTTCATTATTTATTTTCTTCCTTTCTATCTGCTGGCTTAACACCCTTTGGTAATTCTGCGCGTAATTTGCTTTCTATAATCTCATATCCGCCAAATCTCTTGTATCTCTGTACGATATGTCCATTTTTAAGAATTTTCTTTGCCGGAATCATAGCCATGCTTTCATTATCGTATATTTTTACTCTTGTAAAACCGGCTTTTCGCATTGTATCAAGAGACTCCTTATAGTCCTCTTCATTTTCACTTTCAATAACAACCTCTTCAAACGACATATATTTTTGATTGATTACTTTACTCATATGTTTACTATGCCTCCTTTGTAATTTTTTAATCTGTTATATTCTGACATGGCTCTCAACAATTCTTCAGGCTCATAGAAGAAGAATATTGTTCTTTCTGAGTCCTTATGACTTTTCTGATAATCTTCAAGCATAAATCCTTTTAGAAGAAGATACCCTGCTAACCGCTTAGAATATATAGGTGTATATGCTGGTGTTCCCATTTACGTTCACTCTCCATTCTATGTTGTGTCTTTGTATAAAGTATATCACGCATTGTTATATATTACAACATTTATTTGTTTTATCTTATAAGTTTTTCACAATGATCCAACCTAATTCCTGGTCATACTCTTCATTAAATCCAATGCGCTTCAAAAAATGGCGGTAAACTCTGTGTCGTCTTGCATCAGCTCCACAAACCGCAACTTTATATCTCAAGACCTTATCGCTTTTATTAAATAATTTCCTATCTTGTATAAATTCTTCTAACTTATGATACGCCCAGATTAATCCTTCTGCTCCACATTTTCCAGTGCATTTTGTACATAAATCTCCGCTACCTGTTTCCAATAGCCAATTTCGCAACATCTTCTTTTTATCAGCAATTCCGAATGTAACAAAGTAGTAAAGCGTTTTTCCTCTCGGATATTTCGAAAACATAATAACTGCAGTTTGCCCGCTTGACAATTTAGTATATTCTATCCACCATTGATTTTCTTTATCATATTCCATTAGTTGCTCCCTTTTGCTATATTGCATTTTACACACATTGTCTGATAATTATACAGTTCACTTGCCCCACCTTTTGAACGTGGGACAATGTGATCTTTTGTCATTAAAACTTCATTTCCTGATTCATCTAAGGCATACAAATTCAGATGATATCTTGCAGCGTTAAAGTCCTTTTCTTTTCCGAAATATTTTCCCTCAATTCCACAACATGCACACTTTAAGCCTTTTGTAAAAAATGTCTGAAATCTCTGACTGTTCCCTTTTATTTTGTCGCCATTAATTACAACCATAGCTTTCTTATCTTCTGGCTCGAATAACACATCTTTTACAGCATTGTATACTTCTTCAATAGTCAGATTTTCTTTTCTGCGTAACCCTTTATAATAGCCCTCCGGCTTCTTTTTCTTCATAATATCTCCAATCTATGATACTTTCTGATCTCCCCAACGAATAACATATCCGTCATCTGTCTTTTCTTTATACATCAGATTTTGTAGCATATCACTTTCAATTCCAAAAATATCATATATTTCATCATCAGAAACATCCTGATTCTTCATAAATCTATTCAGCTTATCTTTTACAAGAACCATTTTCAACAAATTACTCTCAATGCTATTTTCATATGTAACGAAATATACCTGTTTAAATCTTGTAGAAGTATAACGGATAAATCGGAAATAATACTGGCTCATACTTGAATTATTCCAATGCAGCTCTGGAATAATACACTTGTCTACAAAATCAATATTCATGCTTGCAGAAAGGCTCTGCTGTGTACTAATCAGAATACCGTTTTTCGTTTTCTTAAGATCTTGCACAATTTTCTTTCTTTGTTTCAAAGTAGTTTCGTTTCCAGTAATGACAAATACTGGTCTATCTGGAAATGCTTTTCTGATTGCTGTTTCATAAGCTCTCACAACCTCAATGTGTCTCACGCCAATAGCAACCCTTTCTCCCTGAAAGTCTACCAAAAGAGAAAGAACTGATTTGAATTTTTCTGGCATAATCGACTGATCGTATTCTCTTAATGTTTGTGGCGCACCACAAATCTTCAAAAGTGTAAGCAACTGATTTAAAATTTTCAACATAGCGTCTTTTCGGCTATTACCCGTTTTATGAAAGAGATATTCCATCTTGTAAAATTCATCAAGCGCAATAGAATAAAGTCTTTTCTCTTCTTCTCCCATTTTACAAGCTACCTGTCTAATCTCATACAATTTCTTTCCGGTAATCTCTTCAAATGTTCTTGTAATGATAGTTTTATTAATCATTTGCTTCAGATAGTCCGCATTAAATATGTCTTGTGTAAACTGACTAACTCCAAATACAGTGATTTTATCCGGGATATGGCTTGCTGTAAAAAGTTGGTGTCCTTTTCTATATGCTGGATATGGTTTCATATAGTATTCGTTTTCTGTCCACTCCAATTCATTTTTATTTTCTTTATTTCTTTCTTGAATTTCCGGACATTCACTCAGCATATTGATAGAATTGTTATACAGCAATTCAAGCTGCGGAAAGATTTCTGCAATATTATTTCGTGTACTTGTTCCGGTCATCAATGTTTTATATTTCAAGCGACGAAAAGCATTTAAAACAGCTTTTGTACGCTTACTATACATATTGCTTATATTGTCGGATTCGTCAAAAATTAAAATAGCTTTCTGACATATAGATTTCACAAATCGTTTTATAAATTTATGATATTTACACATCATATTTAAAGTAATAATTACAAACTGTCCCGGCTTGATATTCTGAATATCTTCCAAGCTCTCAATCATCCAAAAATCAATGCCGTATTGTGTCAGTACATCATTCCAATTGTTCTTAATTGCGATTGCTGTACTAACGACAAATACATTTTTCACCTGTTTCTTCTCAAGCCTATATTTCCCGATTGCAATACCCGCAAGTGTTTTTCCTGATCCCTGCTCCCACTGGATAAAACTATATCTCTTTTGTAAAAACAAGTTGAGATCTCTTTTTTGCGCATTATTCAAATGTATAGTTTCTTCATCGTCTGATAATTCAAAATCATTCAACCATTTTTCAATTTCTTTATCTGGCTGCATATCTGCAAAAGCCTTATTCTGCACACTATATTCCTGTCTTTTTTTGCTAACCAGACGTTTTACCGACTTAGTGCTAAACGGTCTTGTTAACACATCATCCGATAATACCGCCTGGTTAATATCCAAGATTTTCCCATCCAGTTCAAAAGAATAATTATTCTTAATTATCCTATTTTCTTTACTTCTGGTTGGGTTCTGCTTTCTTAAGGCAGATTTTAAGTGTTTCACGACATCTGGCTTCTTAATTTTTAGCTGCTCCCATTCGTCCCACTTAATATGATCCGGCTTTTTCTGTGTACGATATTGGCTTACATATTCACAACATTCTGCATAATGATCTGAAACAAGCGGGTTTCTTTTTATATCATAAAGTAACTTTTCAATTTTATACTGCCATTTAGCATCTTCTTCCCCACCTCTTACAATTTCAAGGAATACTTTCTGTTTGATACTCTCTCGTTTCTCTGTAACAGGTTTTAAATACTTTTCCCAGATCTCACTGGAAGAAACACCGGATAACAGGTCTTTGTTATATCCAACGTTTTCCAGATATTCCGATTTCTTTTGAACAAAAAGAACTTTAGTCTTATAGTTCTCCACGCCCAAATGCTTAAATGTATTCTTATCAAGTTCTATCTGACAGATAAAATTGAAATGTTCATTCAATCCGGCAATCATACCGCCATCAGAAAATTCGTCTGCACAAAATGACAATGGTACAATTATTGCCATGATTCCGGCGGGCTTCAACAGTTCCGCAGCTTTTAAGCAATAATAATATTCGCTTAAAAAGCTATTATTGTCTTTCCCCCACCTTAAATTATATGGCGGGTTTCCAACAATATAATCAAATGTGACATCCGGCTCATAGAAACGAATATCTGTGTTTTCCAGTTTTGCATCCGGATAGAGATATTTCGCTACTCTGTAAGATTTTCCGTCCAATTCACAACCGTAAAAGTTTGATTCTACCGGGCAGCAGCTTGCAAAAGCCCCGTGACCACAAGTAAGATCTGCCACTAAATCATTATTTGAAATATGTAGGCAATTATAAATCCACTCTACTAATTTATATGGTGTGAAAAATTGCCCCTGCTCAATTTCAGCTTTTGCTTTCTGATAGTCATAATAATTTGAGTAATTAGAGAACTGCAGTCCATGCAGCCCTCCAACACCTGTATAAGCGTTAAAAATATCTTCTTTGGAAATTCCTGTTTCGGATTCCGGCAGATTATTGTTTACAATATATTCGATTTTTGTGTTTATGTCGCTCCGCTGATCTTGCGGGATAACCTCATTTGAATAATTATATTTCATATCTGCCAACCTCCTAAACTAATGTGTAACCGCACCATTCTCTTGCAAAATCTCGGCAAAATTCGCCACTCTGAAAAGTAATGTCAACTCTTCCGTTCTTATAGAATTTAATATGTTCAACACCGACTGACGGGGCTGAAAATCCATTTTTAAAATCTTCTTCTTTTAATGTTATATAATAGCTATCATATAGTCTATTTAATGAAATAATACGGCATTCTTCTTTATACACGTTATATGAAAACGCCTCCAGCATCGCATACATCCAGTTTGTACTATTAAAGTGGTAATCGCTGCCATATGACTGGCTGCAATAACCGCCAGTGTAAATGAGCTTTTTCCCACTTATCTTAATACTCCAGTTATTGCGACAACTGTTATAGCATTCTTCTTTCAGCTTATCTTTTATTTCCTTTATTGCTTTTTCTTTAAAACTCAATCCTCCAAGCTGATCGAAGATTTTGTCAAGTACAGTGTGGTAATCAATTTCATCAATCACAAGGTCTTTTACTGGATCTGTTTTTGAATAACGATATAATTCACGTGAATAATTGTATTCTTCAAATGTATTTTCCAGTTTTACATTATATTTTCTTTGGAAGTAAGAGAAAATACCACTAATATAAGAATTTTGAATTTCGCTGACTTCTTTTGGAACGTTGAAATCTCCCACAATGAAACTAGAAAAATCATTCTTATCTTCTTTTGTATATGTGCTATCAACTGACTTGTAAATATCATACACGCTTTTGTGTACAGCAAGTGTGCGTTTATACAGTTCTTCTCTATGTGATAACCACTCCTGATCCTCTTTACTGATTCTGTCTGTTTTCTTGATTTCAAAATTTTCAAATTTGCCAGTTAAACTCATTTCTTATATCTCCTTATTTATTTACGCTATATTGTACGCCGGGCTTGCACCGAATACGGTGACAAACTCTTTAATTTTTTCACGTATCTTTGTATCTCCAACGCGACTAATTACCTTCTTTAACTCTTTTATTGCTTCAGCTTTTGTGTTTCCGGTAGCTAATTTTACACCACATTCAGTAGAAGAAACTGCAAATCGTCCATCAGGCATTTCTCGGATAAAGCACTCAAAACCTCTTTTTACAATTCTTTCTCCCAGAACCTTTTTATATGTGGCTTTTTTCTCGCCGTTTTCGGTTGTACCTTCTAAAATGTAAAATTCCTGTTTGTTTGTATCTAATTCTTTATTTACTTTATCTTCTTTCGCATTTTTCACTTTATAGTCGTTCATTTCCTGGTAGTCTGCCTTGTGAAGATTATCAATAAAGGATCTAGTTTCTTTGTTACTTTTTGGAAGTTTAAGACCTGTAACACACTCAAATGTCTTTCTGCTTGCTTTATTACCTGTATACAAGCGTTCTTTTAATTTCTTTCTACACAATGGATGACTGTCGATATTATCAATATATACCAGGAGTTTAAACGCCCCAATAGGGTTCTTAAATTCACCCAATTTATCAATAAAAATCTTTTCCATAGTGTTTGCATTAGAAGTTCCGGAATACATTTCTGCCATAGATTTTGCCCAGGTTTCAAATTCTGCAAGTTCTGCAGCCTGTTTTTCCTCTTCTTCTCTGGCTGCTTCTTCTGCCTGTCGTTCTGCAACTTCTTTTTCTTCTTTTCTCTGTTTCTCTTCTTCGATATAAGCATTTACACGTTCTTCTGAAACAAGATCATTTTTAATGAGATACATACAGAAATCATATTCTGTTTTGGTAATCTCACTGAAAACTCTTGTTCCGGCAAACTCACCGTCTTTGATTGTGGAATATACTCTATAGGATTTCTTTGTTTTCCCGTTTACAGTTTCTTCTGCAATCTTCGGTTCTTTACCATTTCTTAAATCCTGAAGCATTTTATCCCGGCGTTCCATTACAACACCATTATATCTGAACGCTTTAGACAGGCATTTTTCAATTTTTCCAGCCTGTAAAGCTGTTCTGTTATCTGTAAATCCTAAAAATGAATTGTTATTTGCCAACTGATACATACTCATTTTTAAATCTCCCTTCGTTTTCTATACTCTTATTATATATTATAAGTTGTGTCTTGTCAACACCATTTCATTATTTCTTTTATCTTATTTTGTTTTTCTGGCGGCAGTCTTATATAAACCACCACCAAATACATTATTTCAAAAATTCTTCCAGCTTTTCAATATTAAAAGCCCAAAATGTGCAACTGTTAGTATGATACTTTTCAAAAGCTTTTTTCTTGAGCATTTCATTAGTATAAACTGCCCCACATCTATTCAGTCTATCAAAAAGCTTCTTACTCATTATTGGAGAATACGTTTCCCACAGTTTTCCTGCTTCTTTTGTAATGATCTGATAACAAGCACCGTTATCCAAGATTATATCCTTTTCATTTATATCCAATATATTACGTCCAACTTTTAAATCCATTATTTTATATCTCCATTTTATTTTCTACTTTATTATACAACATTACATATGAAATATCAATATTTTTATTGCATTTATCTTGTATAACTTTTTAACTATTCTTATTCAACAATAACTTCATAACCACCATCTTTTTTAACTCGGTTATTCCATTCTTCCATATATTCCAGCAAAGTGATACCTTTTAGTGGTTCTTTGCCACATGCCAGAACTTCAAATAATTCTTCCATAGATACATTCTTTAAATTATTCATGGTATACCTCCTTCTCTATTTTCTATTTTTCTGAAACTTCGATCTACAATCATATGATCTTATTCTTCTTATAAAAACAATCTTTCATCGTTTTTCTAAAATATATCGTTTAAACCAGTTAGTCATTCCATTTTCAAACTGCAATAGATACGACCATTCATCTGATGTGTCAATTTCGATTACTTTTCCAACCATACCGAAAAGTCTTTGGCATTTATTGCCGTTTAAATGTTCATCATAGAATTGTGAATCAACAATTACTTTTGCATAGTCTCCAATTTCCAGTTCCTTTTTTAGTTCTTCTTCATGTTCCGTTCCAAACCATTCACCAGGAAATATATCCAAATGCCTTTTCCACATTTTAATCACCTACCTTAAAAGCAATTTTTCATTCAATTAATGTATCTACATCAATATCTATTTTAAAAATAACAAACGATCCTGGCTTCATTAATTCATCAGTTTTTTTAGCAACTTCTTTCCAATTTAATCCTTCATAATCTCTCTTTAAAATTTCGATAAAATCAGTTTCGTAAATTTTCTTATGAGTTTTTTCTATATCAACACATCCCCTACTATTCACTTCAGGTCTACGTATTTTTACAACATATGCATCATATTTTGTGTCGATTATAAGTACACTTGCCATTTCACAGATTCTTTTATCTGGCAATCTACTTATAAGTTTTGTTTTAATATCTCCAACATCCTCTTTATACAAATGTGACTCGTAAACACAATCTACAAAACTTCCAAGTACCTTCATATTATTACCTCCAATTTTTTAAATGAAAGGATTTTTCAACTATTCATTTTCCCTCTTTTAATATCAAGCAATTCTTTTAGGATAACTTTTTTAATGTCAAATATTCCGTTCTCCCAAACATCCATCTCTCCGTATTTATTAAATCCAGATGTGCGGATTTCTCCATTATCCATGCAGCTAATACATTTCAAAATATCACAGTGTCCAGTTCTTGCTCCCCATAACCTGACAGAATCTAATACAATTTCAGAGTATGTGGTTATAATCAAATCTTCATTTGCTTTAAAATACGTATCACATAATTTCAAAATTTTTTCAGATAGTTTATAAGGATGTAATGTGCTCTGTTCTGGAAAATACTTCACATGTTCATAATCTCCTGCAAGATATAAATTTCCATTTCGTTGACCTGTAACAATGATTATTTCCATTATATCACCTCTTTAAAACCGTCATTTTACAATAATAAATCCGCAATTTCCGCTACTGATAACTCATTTCTTGCTATTTTTAATGCCTGTAAATCAGTAAGATTGTATTTGTCTCTAAATGGAATTACTAAATTACATATTGTCTTTTTGCTTAATTTATTACTTCTACATAATCTTTGATAACTACTTTGCAAATTTCCGACTTCTCTCAATAAATTTTCCATAGCATTCACCTCTTATTCCATGAAACTATTCTTTCATCTACTCTTTCTTAACATCTTTGAAAAGTACGAATCTTTTATTCATAACATCAACAAAAATTCCATAGCTGTTATTATCTTCACCTGTAGATTTTCCGCATGGGTACATAACATCCCGGACTTTTCTTCCATTATTATACATAAGCTCATACCTATCGAAATAATTCAATGAGCTTCCTACGACTTCAAGATTATATTCTTTATTGATTTCCAATGAGCGTAAACCATCTTTCTGTGTATTATATTCGTTATTGTGTTTATTAACACTTATGACTTTCACTTTCATTAACTGTTCCTCCAAACTATTTTCTAATATTTTACCTCATTATATACAAATTGTCCATAAAACGAAAGAATCCTTTATTGTGGCGTATCGTTTCAACGGTACGCCATTTGTTCTTATTCTTCTGGAATTTCAACGAATTTCACAGAATTGTCAAACTGTGGTTCACTCCATAATTCTGCAGCGCATTCTTCGCAAACACAAACGTCGTGATAGCCTATTCCTGTGATATTCTCATTTCCATTTATAGGATATAAAGTTTTATTACCGCACTCCGGACAAACAAACACTTTATCATGTATATTATTCATTCACTGATACCTCCATTTCTTTCTCATTTTCGGCTTCCAACTCTTCAGCAAAATATCTTTTAAAGTCATCTTTTAAAACTTCAATTCTGCCGTTTACCTTTTCTTTTTTGATTGATCCAGTTCCACAATTCTCTGCATATTTGCAATCCGGGCTGTACTTTCCGGCGAACTGTTCAAACCAGCTATAATATTCGCTTGGAGTAATTCCGGAATTAATAGCTTCATCAGCCATATAAATAAACATCGGGATATTAATTACCTTCATAAACTTCTCTTTACCGTCAAATCCTTCTTCCAGATAGTCCATGATCTTCTCTAATCTCTCACATTTTGCATCTGAATAGTTATCATGTAAAGATTCTGCATAGCTTATAACACAACCTTCTGAAATAGATGTGAGTTCATAATCACCGTCTTTTACGTCCAGCAGCATCATTGACTGTATAAATGTCTTTTCGTCTGCTGCTCTTCGATACTGTGCGCCAGTGAAATGACAAACCTCTGTAAAGAACTTTCTATTAACCATCTCTTTTACAAATTTAGCCAGCTTCATACCTAACTTAACATTTGCAATCTGCGTTTTGCTTAATCCAGATCCGTTATTAAGTCGGTAAAACATTTCTTCAATTTCTTCGTCTGTACATTCTTCCAGATTATAAATTGTGAAATTATATGAACTGATAGCCGCCTGCAGTTCTTCTGGGAGTTCAGAATATCTTAATCCGGCAATCTGGTAGGTATCACCATCTATATCAACATCCGGAGTCTGTTCATGTAATGCAAATTCATCATTCATAAAATCAAACATCGTTCTCAATCTATGCTGACCGTCAATACAAGAATAATTAGATACAGGTCTGTTCCTGGAATCTTTTGAACCCTTATTCTCTTTAATCATATAAAATGGTGGAATAACAAACCCAACCAACATAGAATGTGGCAGCAGACTTTTTCTCCAATCATCCCACATTCCATAACGTCTCTGAATAGGGCAATCAAAATCTAATACATGTGACTTTTCATACATTTTTTTGAGCTGCATTAAGCTATAAGGAATAGTTGACTTTTTCATAGTAAATACCTCCGTATTCTTATTATAATATATTTTTGTGAGTGATCCAAGCACAAGTTTACTGCACTCGTTTTAACATAATCCCAAGTGTGGCGGATCTCAATGTCTGCCCTGGCTCTAACATTCGTAAATACTTCCTAGTGAAGTTGTCTTTGTAGTCATCGTATTTAAGCGGGTTTCCTTTTAAATCTGTAAGCTCAAATACCTTTCCTGTAGTCGTTCTATGTACTGCATATTCTTCCATTATTTGTTTTATCTCCTATAAAAATAACTTTGTTTTGCGATTATTACTAATCCACTCATGGAATCGCTTGAGTCTGTATAGTTTCCATTTAGGTACAATTTGTACTTTCTTGTAAATGCGAACTGCTCATATACAATGATACATTTCTCATTTGCACTCTTCCAGTAAATCGGAAGTCCCTTATATTTTCCAAAATACATTGATCCTATTTCCTCTCTAACATAAAGACTAAACCATCTTTGTATGTAATCCTGAAATTATAGGTCTTTTCTAACCAATCATTAAAACCATCGTCATAATACATTTTCTGCACTCCTGGCTTGATATTGTCAAGCAATTCAATGAAACATCCGGTTATTCCAATAACCGATTCTGCAATAACTAATGGTTTTTCCATGAACGCCAATGGAGATGCAACCGCCAAAAACTGACACCTATTAATATTAGGATTACTACTACTATCAAATCTTTTTACAACAATCGCCGCATTTTTGCAATTTCCGTTAATAAAACTATTATAAAATTTGTTTGCATTTTCTTTTCTTTCCTTTTTGTTTGTTCTCATATTTACCTCCTATGCCACCTTGTAAATAGTGTTTAAAAATGTTACTTCCATTTTTGTCTGATCTGTGTTAGTAATGATTTTAACAATACCTTGCGTAGAATGATATTTACCAATTAAACGCCCTTTTCCGGCTTCCCTATACTTTTTATTGGCTTTCTCATTCTGTGTGCTTAAATCGCCATATACGCCCTTCTGGAACATATTTATAAAATCACATACCTGCATTTCAAACCGTCTGTTGTTATTTATTTCTTCTAAGATTGAATCGTCATAATAGATTCGTCTAGGTGATTTAACGACTGGTAAATAGTATTTGATTCTATTGCCTATCGTACAAAAAGAAATTGACGCTAAAGTGAAGATAGCTGCCATAATTACATATTTTGTATCAAGGTTTCCTGGAACTTCTGTTTGTTCCACTAATGTCCAATAGTCCGAAGATCCGGCACAAAACCAAACAAACAAAAATGCTAAAATCCCACAACCAGCAGAACAGATATAGAATAATTTACTTGCAGATTCTCTTTTCATGATTTTTTTATGTGGTGGGAAATCAATCCCACCTTTCCTCCTTATAATTATTTCTTTTATCAATTTGCCTTTTTAACACATTTAGTAACCTCATACGGGGTTTTCACTTCCTGGATCTCGCAATATGCAAGAATACCTTCATCAAAAAACTTCTTAATTCTTTCCAGATATCTCCCGCTCATATAACCGAAGCTGTTACCTGGATTAGCTCTTCCGGTGAGTTCTTTCTTCAGCTTTTTGTCAAGTCTGTAAGCTGTAAAGTATGAATCATTTTCATGTATTCTATAAACGTAACCTTTATAAACTCCACCAGTTAAGGATCTTTTTACTATGAAACACTGACCTTCTTTAAAGCTTCCGGCACACTCTACAGCTTTATTTTCAGTTTTATATTTTGTTTCAACAACGTTTTCATATACAAAACCTTTACCGTCTTTTGCAAGCATTGATCCGGCAGCAGTATCAATTTTGTTTATGAATGTAAGGAAGTTCTTGTATAACTTCAGTTTCTTTTCTGCTTCTTCATAGAGATATGATCCTTTTTCGTATTTCTCCAGTGATTTCTCTGCCTCTTCTTTATCGAAATATTGAAGTCTTGAGAATTTTGCCACGCCATTTCCTTTCGCGATGATAACACCGTCTTTTTCGACGTGCCAGCTCATACGCGGCGGATTTGCCTGAAATGTAGGATAATATACTGTTATAGATGTGTTATTATCTTTATTTTCTTTATCTTTTGCAAGCAGCTTTTCTATTTTCTCTTTGGCTGTTGCTTCTTCTGCCGGACTTGCACCACGATCCTGTCTAATCTCTTTCAGCTTCTTAATCTTCTGCTGAATCTCAACAGTAAGCTCGATCTCTTCTGTACTGCTACTTCTACGGTAATCTTTTTTACCGCTTCGACTTCCAACGATATAATCAGAACAGTCAATCACAACAACATAACCGTTTTTCGTTGCGATTCCGTCCCAGTCTGCCGGACTCCAGTAATCTGTCATAGAATCTGATTCGTCAGGTTTGAATCCGAAGATTTCCCAACCTCTTTTTGACAGTTCCATTGCAATTAAAACCTTTGCATCTCTAAAATCATAATAATTTGTTCTACTTGACATAATTAAATCCTCCTTAATTATCTTCTGCTAAATTCTTTTCTAATTCTGAAATTGCTTCTTCTCTTGTCTTATAACATCCATAATCTTTTGCAAGTTTTAATGTGTTATCGACCTGTAACAAATAGTCATTTATTTCATAATGACTAAATTCCCCACCATATGAAACTTTACACGGTCTAAGCACATGATAATAACCTTTTGTATTTATATAATAATAAAAATTACCTTCTGCTGACCGATAATGTTTATTCGGATAATAGCTCTTTCTATTTCCACGTATTCTGTCTCTTGTTTTATCAGTCCTTTGATCGTATGGCGATTTCATTTTGTTGCATCCACCTTTCTATTAGATTATGTTATTTCTTTTAAGTTGTGTCTTTCTTTATGGTCTTATTATACGATATATATACGCATATGTCAACAGTTATTTATTATTTCTTTTATCTTATATATCTTTTCCTCTGGGGGACAAAATGAATCCTACCAAATCATAGCTGCATCATTACTATTAATACATACTTATATATAATAATCAACAACATATATAAATCAAATCCGGAAGAACTATAGTTATACTATTACATTATTTCAAATAATTATTACTTTAAACTGTTGACAGCTTTCTGGATCTGTGTAACATGTTCTTCGGTTTGGCTCAGTTGGACATAGTTTCCCCCTGTCTAGGGGGATAATGCGCACACCTATGTCCTTTCGGATGGTTTCAGCGTATCATTAGTATAAGGCTTGTAAGCTCTATATCCGCCCAGAGCTGATGACCTTATCCCACACCGGATAACCGCCACTTAATTATTTAACCTTGCCAGCCACAAGTTTTACACTCTTTTTGTATATCGGTCAGTGCTAGACCACAGATTGTTTTACATGGTTACTGTGTCCATGTCCTTAAATGCACACACTTAAGAAAGCCACGATTGATAGACCATTACAGATCCACAACCGCAGCTTATTTCCATATTAAATTTATTTTGTTTATCTTTTATACTATTTAAGCGTTAATATGTATAATATCTGTATAATACTTCATTGCAGATTTAAGGAAGTCTCTGACTTCTTCTTTTGTCTTGCATAATTTGCCACATGTAACGTAAGTTACGTCGTTACCACTGTTTAGAGCCTGGCACACTTGCACATTATAGTAATACTTGCCCTCCACCGGGATTGAATATTCTCTAACGTGGGCTACATCTGTTCTTTTTGATTTCATAATTTCACACCTCTCTTAATAGTTAATACCTGATTCTGTTCTTTTAGTTTTTTTTGTATAAAATTTTTACACTTAACACTTCTATCAGCGAATCCGGTTTTAATGCACCAAATTCTTTATTATCCCACACATAACGCTGTGATGTGAAGATTTTACCGTTAGATTTAAAGCGGGTTTTAAATTCCACTACATATCCAACATACTTATCAATATCTTTTAAAAATTCCGCATATGTCATAATATTGTCCTTCCTATAATGCCAATTTTAACCATTTCTGTTCTGTTTTGTTGATGCTTCTAACAAGTTTTAAGTCGTCCTTACCTTATTCCAATTATCTGTTAATGTATAATCTACACCATATTCACGACCTAGCCATTTTGATGATATTTAATATTTATCATTTTAAAACTCCCTCCCAAATGCTTTAAGCGTGCCATTTCTATGGTTTTCATCCACTATTTAAACAATTTACTTGCATCAAAAAAGATTGTTTTACCGTCCCTTGTTTCTCTTGCTGCACTCCAATGAAAAGATGCACGCCCGATACCAGATAACCAGGTTTCACGATCCATATTATCAAGAACGTATTTTGTTGATACTTTCTTGTCATTTTCATTTTCATACTGCATTACTTCAATAGCTCTTTCAATTTGTGGGATATCCTGGTCAAGATATCCACGCTTTTTAAAATAATTCTTGTCTGATTCTGATAACTTTATGCTTTCACTTTCTGTTTTGGTTGCCATTTTATCAATCAACCATTCTACTGACATGCCATTTTTAAGACTTGCCAATTCGTCAAACTTTTGTACCGCAAGCTCTAAAGCTTCTTTTTCTTCATATCCCTTTTTCTGGATCAACTTTCCAGCTTTTAGAACATTGTTATACGTTTTTCTTTTCATATTCCTGCTGCACCTCTCTTACTTTGTTTTTTAATTCTGTAAACTGCTGATCCGTTAACCATTCCGGTTTTTCATCTTTAGAAAATGAATTTAAAATTTTTTCCATTTCATTTAAGATTGTATCAATATCAGACCACAAACTATTTTTGCTGCATCCTGAACGATTAATATAATAACCACAATCCATCTGCAGTCTACTAAGCAACATATAATCACGCTCTCTAGGACTTCTAACAAAAGGATTTTCACATTCAATATTATCTTTTACATAATAACAAGGCTCTCCATCAATGTCGCCGTATTTGTCACGATATGCGCCTGTATAAAGTGCTAAACCATTACGCCCATCATTTATGTCAAAGTACAATTTCCCTTTTTCGTCCTCATAGCAAGGATATTCTGTATAACCACCAAAACCAATAAAACTTACTTTCATCTTCGCACCCCTGATTATTCATGTAAACAAGACAATTGTTCTTTTAAAGCATCTAATTTGTTTATGCTTTCAGATCTAGCGTATTCATCCGCCATAAATTCAAGCTCGTCTTTCCGGCACTCTTCAAGACACTCCTGAAACTGCTCATTTGACGAATTTGAAAGAATAAGTTCTGCAGTGTCATAATCTTCAGCATCTTGCAATTCACGTTCTTTAAGGTACAAATCAAAAAGACCTTTTTCTCTTAATTTTTCTTCTACTGTTTCATCTGCCGGATTATTTTCCCAGCCTTGCATACAAAAATGAAACAGCTCAATAGATTTACCTTTATATGTAGATTCGTGAAAAGAATTGCCATTAGCTACATCATACCAACTGTAAACATTTCCGTTTTCGTCCATTTCAACGATAAAACGTAAATGCTGATTTTCAAGTGCATCTTTGTAGGCTTTTTCGCCTATATTGATGATTTCGTCGTATTTCTTTTCGATAAGCTCTAACCAATTTTTATTCATTATTTTGTCCTCCTATAATATCATTAATACTGCATCAGGTCAATATTTATTTCTTTTTTCTTTTTAAATTAAATGCTGATTGATATATTTATAAATATCATCAACACAAACATGCTGTCATTTCAATAAAAATTGATATTCTTTTGATTCTGTTTGCCATTTCTTAAACCCTCTTTCTTTTATTTTCGGTTTAACCACCAACCGAAAAGGATTTTTTGTTAAGCTACATATTTGCAATATTCTGATTTAATCCAGACTTTTTCGCCGTTCTCGTTATAACATCCGGCGACTGTTTCTGTTTCATTCGCCCATCTGCAGCCCTGTCTTTTAAGCGTTCTCGTTCTGTATGTTTCTCTTTCACCGATCCAGAACACTTTTAAGACCGTTCCTTTTGGAACTTTTCGCCCTTTAATCACTTCCACGTTGTCACCTATTACAAACTGGTTATGAAAATGTTTCCAAGCGATTATAGTAGCTTCATCAAGTGGGAGAAAACGCAAGATCTGGATTTCGTCATCATCCAGGAGTCTATCATTGTCGATATCCCAGACAATTTTGGAAAACTCTTCTTTTGTTTCCGGGTTGAAAAATGTTGCGACTTCTACGCCACCATTACTTTCTCCTACTTTGTAAAATCCTTTATAGTTATTCATGTCGTACCTCCCGCTTTTTAAGTTGTGTCCTCTGTTTGTATATTTATATTATCATTATTTCTTTTAACTGTCAATACTTTTATTTAATATTTTTTTATTTATTTTATCTAATATTATAAATATACTCTGCTAGGCTATTTGTCCCCCTGCTAATTACAAAAGTCCTCGAATATTTCTATTCAAGGGACTTATTATACAGTTTATTAAATTCTTCTGCCAAATAGACAGTTCCCAAACCGTTTGTTATATCTCGATATTCACCATCCTCAAAGTCCCAAAAGACTTTCTTTTCCGTTCCTTTTCTCATTACTATATCCATATGCTCTAAACCTCTTTCACATTCCATGTGATTTTTGTTAAATCATTATATAAGTTTCGCCATCTCCCTCGTAATTGTTCGCTGCTTTTTCCGCGTCTTCCAGACTGGAGCAAACAGCTATTCTTTTATAACTCGGGATCTCGACTACTTCAATTTTCATCGGGGTTGTTTCCAAGGTGTCCATGAAGTCCGTCTGTACGAACTCGTTTTCGTCCTCGTCAAACTCGAACTCGTTTTCCTCAATCACATATTCCTCAACTGAGTAAAACGTCATATTGTGATTTTCAAACTTGCTGACGCTTGTCTTGCGTTTTGCAAGTTCCTTTTTAGCATCTTCCAGATCGTCAAACGTTTTTATGTATTCAGGGGAAGGATCTAACGCTGTGCATCCTTCTTCAATGTTCTTTCTGTTTTTGTAGTTAAATTCCGCTGTTCTTTTTACCAGATCATATTTTTTCATGTTCTATCCCTCCATTACATTCTGATCTTTATATTATTGATTATATTATAATGCTTTTAATTTCACAATACCATTTAATCGTTCAATCGGCATACAGAAATATTTCCATATGCCTATCAGCGGTTAAACATCATTCTGTTAATTAGTGCAACTTTTACTGCGCTATTTCCGTTACAAGATCATTGACGGTTATACCATCCGTATTTCTCCACCACGAATATAAAGTATACTTCTATTAATGCTCTTGTTTCATCTACGCTCTTTTATTCCACATTTTAATCACTGTATATTCTTGCTGTGCATATCCAGGATCAATCATAGCCATACAACCAGTGCAGAAGATTCTATATCTATCTCCTGCGTTGTGTTTGTATTTGTCAACAACTATCTCCTTTCCACCGCAAAATGGACAAGGTTTTATTTCATCTTCTTTGCATTTTCTAATTTCGCCAAATGTAAAATCATTCATATTATTTCACACCTCACAATTCTTTTAATACTTTTGCAAACTCAATAAACATTTTCAGTTCTGCTTGTTCATATTTAAGTGTCATTTTCCAATATTCATTATTCAATCTTTTTTCTGCAATTGTTTTCTTATATTTTTCTATGTATTCTTCACAAACATTTTGCATAAATACGCATTTTTCCAATACTTCTTCTTTACTTCCACGCTGATCAACAGGAAGTCCCCATCTATCATTAAAATCTTCTGCTATTCCATATCCATAGAATGTATCTGAAAACTTTGCCAATAACCATTTACTTCCCATTCCTGTAGGCATTTCTGATAAGATTTTCATATTATTTTCCACCTCTCAATCACATATATGATTAATTCTCTCATTGTAACATTCATCTTTTATATGCAGTGCATAATATAAACATGTTTGGATATTACCTATTTCTTCCATTGTCAAATCATATTTTTTCGCATACTGCTTTTCTTTGGTAAAAATTCCACCACATAAAAATTCTTCATCGTTTAATATCGCTTTAATAACAGGAATTAATGTATTTGTTTTCATATGATTTCCACCTTCCATTAAAATGTCTCTTTCATCTAAGCGTGAATTTTTTCACTGTTAATATATCCGGCAAGCGAAAGATTGTAAATCTGTTTTGCTGTTTCTGAAATTGTCATCTTTTTACCCTCCTATTGCAGCATATTTATTAATTTATCTTTTTCGCTCTCTGTAATCTGTTTATTATCATATGCTTCCAAAATTTTAGAGATCATGCTACTTACTTCGTCTTTTAATTCCTCTTTCGGAATCATTTCAGCTTCAACATATAAGCTGTTGATCTCTTCGTCCAGGTCATCTGCCAGATCACTCACAATTTCATAATGGCAATCTTTTGACACATCATATTTTTTGTGATCCACGAAAACCTCACAAGTGAAAAGATCTTCACACTCAAATCTTTTGTAACAATTTCCGTTCACTTCGTCTATCAATAATACTTTAAACATATTATGTCCCCCCTCATTATAAAGTTGTGTCTTTTGCTTATGTATATATAATACCATTATTCCGTTTAACTGTCAATACATATTTTATCTTTTTTATTTATTTTATCTGTTGCATAAAAAGATCCCGGTTTCCCAGGATCTCAAAATGATACATTCTATTTCTCAACAACATCATACCTTGCTATGATATCATCAAAAGCGTTACTGTCCCGACTATACACGAACCAAGAAACCACCTTGCTGCCAGTTTTAACGCCCTTTACGCGTTTATAATTGATATACCCACATGTTGCTTCACCTTCGCCGGTTTCGGCGTTTTTTACTACTCCTGTGACCTTTTCGACATAGTAAAAAGCATTGCCTTCTCTGCTCTCTATTTTCTTCCAAAATTCCGGTGAATTATCGCCCTCCAAAATGCGGATATGCTTATATTCACGCTTGATTTTTCTTTCTACTGCTGCGGCTCTCTGGTAATTTGCCGCCTGTACCGGGAAACCGGAAAACAATGTTGTAACAATTGCTAATGCCGCCATAATCTTGATAACTGTTTTATTCATATGATAAATACCTCCTAAATATCCTTATAACGCCGTATTTTCGATTTTAACGGGCTTTGTATTATTGCTCATACATTTTATTGCTTTTATCTTTGTGATTGCTTAAAATGCCATTTAAAGCTTTCTGTGGTCTTTTTCGTGAATCTCATGCAGTTTATTCATAGTTTCGTGAAATGATCTCATGCTTTCGTCGGCTGTTTTGTCGTTTTCCTTCTTTTTTCTGGTAGTGTCTGCATTTTCACAAAATGCAATTAATAGAGTCAAGCACAAAAGAAATAACGTCATCATGCCGCGAACACCTCACGAATTAATGAAACAAGTTTTTCGTCCGGATAATCTGCAGTAAGATCTTGTAAAACCTTCATGCTGCGTCGGTTTACAATTTCACCCAGCTTTTCAGACCTCACACCTAAAACCTGGTACACATCTTCTGTTTTACAAGGGACGTATTTTTCAATTTCAAGAACCGGATAAACACCGATTGCACGAAATTCATCATATTTTTCTTTAAATCTTAAAGAAACACGGTATAATATGCCTGAATCATCAATCCGAATATCTTTTTCAAGACACTTTTCGCCGTGTATTATTGCAGTGTAAAGACTCAGTGTAAAACCATTTTTACACTTTGCATTTATCTTGTTTACCTGATCTTTTGTAATTTTTGCCATGTTCTTTCCCCTCTATTCCTGATTCATATTTACTGCATCAATAACCATATCGTCATAAATGGTCTTTGTACCGTTGTTATCAATAATCATGGCGCATAAATCGCCTTTATGCCAGTCTTTCACATCTTCGGCGTAAAACTCAAATATAACGCCATTTTTGAGCTTTACAGATACAACACTGCTTTTCTTGTATGTTGCTCTTACAATTCCGGCAGCAGGATATAAATGACTCTTATGTGCTTTTGCCTGAATTGCTGTTGCTGGTGTAATTGCCATTACTGCAGATAATACTGTTGCTAATACTCTTTTTAACATGATGTTTTTCCTCCCATATCCTCAATTTTTAGTTCCAATCTTTTCCCATAAAATCCTCTAACACCGCCTCAACCTTTGAAAGATTTTCTCTGTGAGTGGCTTTTGCGGATCTAAGAAATCGGATATTATCGTTTACTTTATTATCTGGTGTATTCCACTGTACTCCAGCCGCATCCTCTTTTTCTGCCAAAAGAGTTTTAACTTTCTCTACAGCTTTCTTTTCTTTTTCTACCTCTGCCTCAAGCAATTGCTGAATAAACAATAATGAACTGACTTTCATATTATTTTCCCCCTTTTTACCTTTCCAAACACTTCTGTTTTCATGATTTTTATTTCTCGCTTGAACACTGATAACGGTCTGCCATCATCAGACACCGGGAAACCATTTCCGGCATGACGGGCAAAATGCCCGTTTCGGCTTTAATAAAAGGAATCTTTCTCCATTTCGTCATCAACTTCTTTCGGTATTGGAATAGGCTCGAAATCATCATTTTTCCCATCCCAATAATCAAATAATTGTTGTATGTACTGATTCAACTCCTCTACTCTGCACATTTCCGTCCCTCCTTTAAAAGTTGTGTCTCTTGTTTACATTCACATAATACCATTATTTCTTTTAACTGTCAATACAATTTTCACATTTTTTATTTCGTTTTTCTTTTGATATAGCCTTCCATTTCATCAATCTGATCCAAAATCAAATTAACGGCTTCCATATTCCCGCTGTCAAACTCCTGCAACATTTTCTCAATTAATTCGCTCATTTTGTCCCCTCCTGTAAATGCGGCGGCTCATGTTGTGTGAATGCCGCTACTGTTTATTTCGTTTATCTTGTTAAATAAAAAACATTTCGCCGTTCAACTCAAGTGCTACTGCGTCCTGTTTCATTTCTGTTTTAAGATCCTGACAGAAATCAATAACTCTATCAAGGTTCTTTTTCAGATCATCCTCTCCGGCGTATGCAAACACCATTGTAGTGTTTTCTTTTACAAGTCCGGCGGTATCTGATACCCAGTAGCCCAGGGCTTCAGTTGATGTTGCACCACCGAAGCAATCAGATAATAATGTAGCTGCCGCATCTACATATTTACTATTGTCGATTATCTCGTTAATGTTCACTGTTGCTGGAATGTAAACAGTGATTTTACTTTTTAAAGAAAACATTGCTTTAAGTCTGGAATTTGTCATGGATTTTTACCTCTTTCTTTTTATTTATTTTAAGTTGTGTCCTTTTCTCTTTTATATGTTTATATTATATATTTATTTCATTTATCTGTCAAGTACTTTTTTAACTTTTTCTTATGCTGCTTCTATTGTGCGACTACGTACACAAAAGATCTCTTTTTCGCCCCAGATCTGCAGCTTTGCTGTTTTCTGTTCCAACACTCTCTCATTGCTTTTTCCGGCGTGCTGGATTGCTTTATATGTGACTGTTTTCGCAGTCTTTTTTATGATCTCATATGTGACACCACTTTCATAGTATCTTTCTCCAATCTCAAATTTTTTCATGTTTGACCTCCTGTAAGTTGTGTCTTTCATTTGTTAAAGTTATAGTATCATTATTTCGTGCATCTGTCAAGATGTTTTTTCGATTTTTTTTATTTATTTTTCGGTAAAAAAATAAGGGCTTTCGCCCTTATTAAGCAACCTGGAGATCGCCGATCTGCTGTAGATATCCGGCAAGCTCTTCCAAGGTTTCGGCAGTGTAAAAACCACCGTCAAGCCCTGTGGAAATTTCCGCCCCGTCAGCTTTCCAGCCGTCACAATCATTTGAAATTGTGTACTGAATGCCTTCGGACGGGCTAACAAATTCAAGGTTTCCGTTTTCAATTGATTTAATTAATTCTGTTTTATTCATGTTATTTCCCTCCGTATAAGTTGTGTCTCTGTTTTCTATATTTGTATTATACTTTATTTCGTCTATCTTGTCAACAGATTTTTTAATCTTTTTAAAATCCGTATTTCATGCAGTCTTTTATCATTTTGACTGCTTCGCGCCAATCTTTAGAGAACATTTTAAATTCGTCCATGTCCTCTACTTCACAGATTGCATAACCCGGAACTGGCACGTCAATTCTATATCCTTTTATTCTCTCCAGAAAGAATATAGCTCTATCAACTATAGTCTGTTCTTTTTTGTTTTCATCGTTGAAAGTTACTTCAGCGACTCTATAATCATAGTCTTTGCTTCTTCCTTTATATGATATTCTCATCTTTTTCCCTCCATTTTATTAGTTGTGTCTGTCTCTTGTTTATATTTGCATTATATCATCATGATTATTGATTGTCAAGTATATTTTATATTTATTTTATTTCTTTTATCTCAAATAAAAAAAGGATCTTCCCAGATCCCTTTTTGCTTTATGCTATTCTATCATTTCTATGAGGTGTGACCTCTTCACTGCCGTAAAGGTTTCGCAGTTCATCCATTGATAATTTACGTTTACTCTTTTTGTAATATCTTTCCCCAGCGTGCCAACTCCAAGCTTTTTTGTTATTACACCACTTAAAGCCCGCAGCCTTCAGCACGTCTTTTGCGCTGTATGTGTTACCTGTTACCCAGATCCAACAACCGATTATTTCAATGATAACCGCATCAAGATTAATTATTTTGTTTAATGCATCGCGGAAAAGTTCGTCTTTTTCTGGATCATATTTCCACGCGTTCTCTGTTTCGTCCGCATTCTTCAGGCTTTTCATAGCCTCTTCATATTCTACATTGATAATCTTGATTTCGTCAGCAGATCCGCCGTTGTCCGGGTGATTCGCTTTCACAAGATTCTTATATTCTTTTCTCAGCTCTTCCAGGTTTTTACAATTTGTGAAATATTTCATATCTTTATCCCTCCATATTTTAAGTTGTGTTTATTTATTTAGTTTATCTTGATGTTATATTAACACACATTTTTCCGGTTGTCAAGTGTTTTATTTATTTTGTTTTACTTTATTTCAGATCAATATAAAAGCCCGGAAACCACAGTTCCCAGGCTGATTATATCATTTATTTATATTATCTTATAATGTACTAAGTACACCCTCTAAGATATCAATTTCAGAAGCATTAACGAATACCTCGAAATGAGTAAGACCATAACCACAGTTACTCGCTTCATATTTAATTTTATTAGCTTTCAGCGCACCTCTGAATGCTTCGCTTTCCACGTTGTTTAATTCTACATTTAACCACTTTCTCATTTTTTGATCCTCCATTTTTTCTTTTTAAGTTGTGTTTTTTGTTTATTTTATTTCGTTTATCTCTTGTTGATGATTGAATTATATAACACTGTTTTCTGTTTGTCAATAGTTTTCTATTATTTCTTTTATCTTTTTTGCTTCGCTTGTGATCCGTGGCTTGTGATCCGATGTTTTCTTGCCACATAATAACGTGTGCATGTACAGACATATAATAGGAAAATAAATTTGTGTGTATATCTCGCCCCACTTTTATGAGTGTTTTTCTTGCCCTTGTTTTTTATGTTCTTATGTAGAAATTTATTTTCTACGATTTCCGCCACCCTCCAGAGAATTGATGATCTCAGGATCTTGACAGACTGGAAAAGGAAAAAGAGCGATAATAAGAGGAAAAAGAAAGAAGGGAAAAAGGGAAAAGGGAAAGGGGAAACATTTTATCGTAAATCTCTATTTCCCAAAAATCTATCGAACACCTTCACCGCCATGCTGCCGGGATTCCATCTGTCAGTCACCCTCCCCCCGATTCCGAAACCGAGTAATATCCGGGGGATTTTCTGCCCCAGGCTGTCGAATGTTACTTAAGTTCATTAAGTAACATTCAGAATTTTCCGACAACCACCGTGTTTTCAGGCAATTCCAGATAGTTCGCTGATACCGGGGGATAGTTTACATAATATGTAACGCCCTACCGTCTTGCCCTGGCTATCGAGGTCACTATCACTCTCACACCTCAAAACCAACCTCGAACAACACCTCGAAGCAACACGACAACCATCGTATTTACAGCATTTTAAATATATAATAAAATCCCACATAATCTGGGTTAAAATCCTTTATAATCCTTTATTTATCGGCGTTTTACCGAGTTTTCAAAAAATCATAGATTTTCTGGCATTTTCCAAGACTTCATAATACCATTACCAACCAACAAAAGAAAAAGAAATCCTTTATTTATCGGCGTTTTACGGCTTTCAACCTGGATAATCTACCGAACTCATTTAAAATAGCTTCACTCCAAGATCAATGATCTGAAATCAAAGTGCAAAAATCCGGTGAAAAAAATGTTCTTAAAAATTGTCGTGTATAATTGTCTATACTAACGTATAGCCAATTATATTAATATTTATATATATTATTCTTTTTATTATATATATATATA